CTGCCAAAGTTGGTAACCCCTGTAAAATCCACATACACATGTATATACATCAGCGGACCCATACGCACATAGGATGCTGTAGCAGTGCCGCCAGCAAATGTGCCTGATCCGTCAGTAAACTGCGGGTTGAATGTTGTGGTGCTGGTAACGCCTGATCCGTATGCTACCAAATTTAGATTTCCATTGACGTTGCCTACATAGATATCTTGTGTGAGTTGGTTGACTACTAATTCGCTAGGGCGAGCAACACCATTGTAATTGCCAATGGTTTCTTGTGCGTTGTCCTTCATCACAGCACGGCTAATGCCTGTGATGTTGTCGTATGGTGGTGGTGGATTGGCCATGATCTAAATATTCCCCGTTGGAGTATTTAGCTACAGATTCAATAACCTTTGAAGGGCTTGAGTAGGCTCTGTCGATTTACTAATGCGGGCTCTAAGCTGTTGGGAGTGCTTATCTGTACTTTTTTAACAGGCAAACCGGCCATTTTCAATGCGTAGTCAATTGCTGGCTCAACACCAGCATTGAATCCAGCAATCACAGCATCTTCGCCAAATGCGGCTTCTGGTGTCCACTCGGGCATGTGGGGTATTGGATCTTGTGTGCCAGCATCACTTCTAGCACGGGCTATTGCCACACCCAGGCGATATATTTGATAAGGATCACTAGACTTTACACCAGGCAATGTAAACACATGATTCATGGGATCTGCTTGCTCTGGCGGCAATGTTGCTTGTTCTGTAATAAACTCACGGGCTCGCATTACTTGTAGCCCTTGAACGCCTGCACAGGGCTTGTGGTGTTTACTGCTGGATGTTCTTGTGAGTTAAGATCACCTTGATTTAAATCTTCGTGATGGCTGCCCACTGCTTGATAGGCTTTCTTCAACATGTTCTGTTCTTCTGGAGTGTAAGGTGCCGCAATGTTGTTGCGTCCTGCCCATGACTCGCTATCTAGATCAGGAACAAATGTGCCATCTGTTGATGCCACGGCCATCATGATTCTGTTGAGTTCATACACACGGTCAGCAAACTGTTTGTCTCTAAACTTGTTGAGACCCACTGTGGCATTCTGATTGCGTTTGCTAATCTTGCCAACTGCTTCTTCTGCAATGAACTCTTGTGCTCGCATTGTTAGGGAGTGCTTCCATACCCAATCACTCCAGATTGCGCAGAACTTGCTGTGCCGCATGCGAGAGCAGTAAATGTGGTCCCAACTATGATAAGATAATTTCCTGCACCAACATAAACGTAGTGTGTTGATCCAGCAGGAACTCTAACTACATTGGCATATAAATTGCCCACTGCATTAGCAGTACCTAGTGCAGTGGCAAAAACTTGATAGGTAACATCATTAGTGACAGCGTTAAATTCTGCTTTGTCTGTTGTCCATAATACATTGCCCGCGGTGTTAACAACTTGAACGGCAGCCATTATTTGCTATCCTGATTGGGTTGAATCACCACAGGTTGAAACAACTCACGTGTTTGATGCAACACTCCAGGAATTTCCACTGGTTGTTGCTTGTACCCACTGGTAGCAGGACTGTGAGGGTTCTGCTGTGTGGTTGTGTTTAAATTTTCGTTGTAGGGTTTATATGTCATATTAGACTCCAGCCTGAACTTTATATTCTTTCCAAAGATTAGCGGTAGCAGCCAATATGCCTTCGTCCACTTTTTTCTCTTTGTCTTTTGCTTTTCCAAGGTCTTTTGAACCTTTTCCGTCTTGAGCGTAATCTGGAATGCCATCTTTGTTAGCATCGGGCTTCTTGGCTTCTTTAACGCCGGCCATTTCCATCATGCGCTTGATAGCATCTTCTTCTTCGGCAGCATAACTTTCTTGACGTTCTTCTTGGCTGGCCAATACTGGCACAGTTGATTGTCCAGTTGACTTGGGCTTGTTCAAGCCGCCTGAGTATTCAAAGTTATCTTCAGCTTGTTCAGTGTCTGTAGGATAGTCTGGAGCATTTTGATCTACAACATTGTCACCATAGGCTTCGTCCATTTCTTGATCGCCACATGAGCAGTCAGGGGTGCCGCAGCCACAAGCAGACTGGTGCCCAGATCCGCCGTAGCCTTCATCGCCGCCGCCAAGTCCAGCGTTTTTCAACAGTGTACCCAGTTTCAATGCGTCATCGTCTGTGGCAGTTACAGTAAGACTTTTGCCAGGACCGCCTTGAGCATCTGAATTCATGTTCATGCTGACATTCATGCTTTCGTTCAAACGGCTCATGCTTTCTTTGATCATGTTTTCCAAATCATGATTCATTGAATCATAAATGCCTTGACCAAAGCTAAAGCCACTTGACGCTGTGGGGGTTGATGTTCCGCCTGCTTCTTCAGTTTTTTCTTTCTTTTTGCCTTCAGGCTTTTTCTTTTCGGGCAAGCCTTTGTGCTTGGTGCTGGCAAAGTCTTCAGCATCTGATTTTTTCATTGTCTTGGCAACTTTACCAACTTCTTTGCTGGCAGGCTTTTCGCCTTTTTGTGCGGCATGTACCATGCCCATGAATCTTTGTTGCTTTTTGCTAGTTGCTTTTTCGTCAACTTGCTCAGCACCATCGGCTGCCTTGCTAACTTTGTAGCCAGCTTTCTTTAACATGGCCATAGCTTGTTTGATGTCATCGCTTTCGTCATCGCCTTCGTTGGTTTTCTTGCTTTGGAATGTGGTACGGTCAGCTTTGCGGCTCTTGGCAGTCACACGTTCCTGACGTGGACCATCTGTGCTCTTGGGACGACCACGACCACGTTTTTCTGCCTGAGCATCACCGGCGTCATCAGCGCCTACTGAGTTGCCTTGGTCATCAACTCTGCGAGTTACTTTACGGCCTGTAGAAGTGTGCTCAATATCATGCTTGTGGCCACGTTCAATTGATCCAACCTGAGGTTTTTCTGCACGTGGCTTCTTCCATGATGTAAACGGATTGTTATCATCATCTTCTTCAGTGGTTTCTTGCTTGCCGCCTTTGCGCAACATAGCAAAGTCATTGGCGTCTAGTTTGCCGTTGTTGTTCTTGTCTAATTTCTTTTGACCACCGCTGAGTGCGCCTTTCATGGCTTCTGCAGCCACATCGCCTAGCATTTCATCAACTTCTTTTTTGGCGCCGGCAATCTTGTCAGCAAAAGTGATTTTGTTTGCAGGTGGTGCAAGTTTGGCAAATGACTTTTGTTTAGGTGTCATTGGTGCACCGGCTTCTGGCAAATTGGGTTCTGCGTGTGTTCCGTGTGCGTCTTTGATACTGCCTTTGAGGCTGGTGATTTGATTGCGAGAAGGCAAACCTTTTCTTGGTCCTTTTTCTACAGGACTGCCGCTGCCGCCGCGCCCAAAGCCCTTGCGTAGTGGATCGTTGTGGTCAAATTCGCTGCCGCCTATTTTGCGTTTTCTACCTTCATAGTCATCGGGTTTTGGATTATAATAGAGCTCATCGGCGTCAGGGCCGTAGGTGTAGTCTAGTGGTTCTACTGTGTACAATTTGTCTTTGTACTTGGGGTCACGGTATTTGGCAGCTTCGGTTGTTTTTTGTTCTGGCTTCTTGCCTGTTTGTGGCACACCCATCTTGCGTTGCAGGTCACGGATCATGTCAGCATCGCTGCCGTGTCCAACTTTGTCTAGTATGGCGCCGCCAACTTTCTTGGCCATGCCGCCTGCTTTCTTTATCATGTCGCCCATGCCTTCGTCTACTTCAGTGTTATCGTACTTGTCATACTTGGCACGAACTGGATCCAACGATTTGCCTTCTCGGCCAGCTTTGGCCAAGGCTTCCATGCCCTCTTTGCCGTACTTCTCATAGCCCTTGGCCGCACGACTCATGTCACGTTCGTTCAATTGTTTGTGAGTCAGTTCTGGCGTGGCACGAATGGTGTCGAGTTTTTTGTTTAGGTTGTAAAAAAATGTCATTTCAATTATCCTCTAGGGTTTGCGCCAGTTGCTGGCTTGGGGGAACGCTTGATATTGGTCATTGGGCTCTTGTTGCCCATGGGCAATTCATTTGTGGTCTTGGCAGGAGGTGTCTTGCCCCCAGCCACAGTAAAATTGGTCTTGTATGCGTTTTTCACAACTTCATGATCGTAAGGACCAGTTGCATAATCTTTCTTCAATGCTCGTTGTTCAGCATCGGGTGCAGGATAAGGAGAGTCTAACAAGTCTTTGTTTTGATCTTCAATCTTGACAGATTCAGCGTCCATACTTTCTTCGTATGGAGTAGCCATCATCACAATACGATTTGGATCCAGCCCCAACAACTGTGCCAACTGTTTGATTTGTGGCTCAACAGCTGGGTACTTGAATTCCACATCCACTCTTGAAACTGCCTGGTTGGGAAATGCTGGAAAGTCTGGAATGACTTTGCGCACTGGTGTGCTTTTGGCATCGCCCATTTTGACAATGTCAAATTGTTGGCATTTGTCTCGTAGCTCTTTGAAGAAGCCTGCGGGAACGTCGCCAACCACTTTGATGCGATAGTTGTATGTACGTTCGCTTTCTGCTAGGTATTTTGCAAATGGTTTCATATCTGGTATCCTGTTGTATATTTATTCTTTTTGCGCTTTTTGGCCTTTGCCAATGATGCGCTCTAGTAGATCATTGCGACTCAATACCACGCCGTGCGCTGTTTGTGTGGCAGCTTCGGGGTCCTTGGCTTCAAGTGCCTGCTGTTGTTGATCCAACCGCATTTTTTTCATTTGTAAATCAATCATCTTGAGTTTTTTGTCTAGCTTGGCTGTTTTTGCTGTGATAGCATGCCCTAGCATATTGCTGGCAACACCAAAGATTTCGCTGGCAAATCTTGAATCCACTTGCATGCCAAGATCCATGAGATCTTTGTAGCTGGATTTTGCTAGATCACTCAGCTCGTCCATTTCTGTATCAGTGGCATCTAGACCCTTGACAGCAGGTAATGCATTGTCTATTTTATCAATAGCGTCGTCTAGAGCTTGCAGGGTTTCTTTGTTGGTGGAAAGTGCAGGTAGAGCAAGGTCTACTTCTTCTTCAGTTGGGGGCAGGTCAAAAAGTTCTTCAAGTTTGCGAGTCATGCCATATTTAGTGACTCATGCTCGACCGTTGTGGAACATTTGATCTTCTGTGATAACTCTAAATGCCAGGCCCTGGCGTTTGCACCATTTGGTTGCGGCCTGCCATTTGGCATAGTTAATAGCTACCACAGCTCGATCACGGCTGTTCATTTTTGACTCAATTACACTTTGTTTTTTGGGTTTGATTTCGATCAGTTCAGCTCGCATGGTGTTGTTGCGAGTGCGGTAGGTGATCAAGAAGTCTGGCACGTATATGGTTTGTTTGCCAGTCAGCGGGTGTCTGTAGGGTATTTGCACTGCTTCGCTGGCCCACTGCAATATGTGATCGTTATTGTCACAAAAACGCATGAAGCTCAGTTCCCAGCCACTGCGGAATCTAGGTTTGCCAGAGCCCACATACTTCTGGGGGTTCATTACATCATAAAACCCTTGTGCCCACTTGGCCATTACTGCACCACATTTCTAGCCGCATAAAAATTTGGCGTAACTGGTACACCCACGCCCAGCAGTGTGGCTTTGTTGCGTATACTGTTGAGATAGTAGGCCAGATTAGCGTTAAGGCTCATGCCGTTGGCGCCAGAGAATCCTGCCAACAAATCCAAGGCAGGTATTTTGGTTTCGTCCGCTACTCTAAACAAGCTCACTGTGAAGTTGCCAGCGGCAGTTTTGTCAGTCATTTCTTGCAAAAAGAACGAATGTACAATGTCATACTCGTTGGCTGGTATGTTGAGTTCATACTCGTAGAAACTGTCAAACACTCGTACTGTTTGATCAAGGTTGAAGTTGGTAAAATTAATGCTAGACATAATACTGTGGAGTATTTATAGCATCAAGGATTGGTGGTTGGCCCATTGGGTGTTGGGAAGAACATACCATTGGGACGGCCTTGCATAGACTTCACTGCTCCAGGTATTGATCCTTTGACAACGTCTGTGCCCAGTCGTGTGGCTTCCGAAGCCGCAATACTCTTGATGTTTTTGCCTTTGAATGTGTTGAACACTGTACCGGCCTTTTGTACAGCACCAATAGCACCCAGTGGTCCACCGCTTTGTAAGTCTTGCAAAATACCTGCTCCTGCGTCCAATAAACCACCTTGGCCCATGATTGTGGCATTGCTGCCTGGTCTTGAAATGGGACTCAACGTTGTATCATAGTGTGCAGGATCAGCAAAGCCTTGCACGTTGATATCTGGACGCTGGCTACCAATGGCGCCGGTGTAATATTTTACTGTTTCGTAGCTGAGTTGCATGGTGTTGGTCATAGTGCCACTACCTTGACTGTAGTCATATTGATCGTGCTGGAAACTAGATATCAACGGATTGATCAACACATACTCAGCGTACTTGTGTTGATCCATGCCATAAATTCTGATGTCGCGAAAGAATGGTGGCTTGCCTGAATTGGTCAACAATGACGTATTGCCATCATTAAAGGCTTCGCCAATGTAACCCCAGTCGCTGACTTGACGTTTGTCATCATAGATGTCTCGGGCGTTGTATCCAAAACCAGTTTGTCTGTTTGCGCTTGGTCCCATGCTGCCGTTTTGGCTGTTGGGTGAAAGATAATTTTGGCTTGGATCTTTGTAGTAGTAAGCATAGTAGTTGTACCACATGGTACGCACTAGGTCGCCTGAGTCATCGTGAAAAGTAATACTCACAGGATCATAGTTGATCTTGGTTTGTATTACACGTTTACGATTGTATTGGTTAAGCGTCTCAGTGGCTATTGTGTACTTGGGAAGGTCAATTGTTTTTACCACAAGACTGACATTTTTAACACCGTCTGATCCCATGGCTGCTTTTAAAGTTGGGATCTCTTGATAGTTTAGTGTAAAGCTGACATGGAATAAAAACTTGTACCGTGGCTTGAGCTCAAACGAATTTGCGGTAAAGGTTTTGTTTGCGTGACGATAATCACGCAAACTGTCAACTGTGGTGAATCCCTTGAAGAATTCCTGGCCAAATGTTGGCATATTAACCTGCCTTAGGTATTACCAATGCCCGCGCCTGTTACAACGTCACCAAGGGTTCTACCAATTTCTGTACCAACACCGCTACCGTTAGGTGACTGGTTGGCGTTATCGTAAGCAATGGTCAAGTTAACTGTGACTGCTTCGTTGCTACTGTAATTCAATTCACCGTAGTCTGCGCCTTTGAGGTAGCAGCCATACAGTTCCCAGGTTTCTAAAACCACTGGTTCTGAAGCTCCGTTGCCACCGTCAAGTACCTGGATCTTGGTCAAGAATTTGTAGTCAATTCCTGATGACGCAGATGCCATTTCTAAAAAGTCCATTTGTTTCTGGAACTGTTCGCCTATCAACTTGGTCACACTGCCTGATGCATCATCTCTAATAGAGCAAGCAACGTCTGCCCAGGTATGACGTCCAGCCAGCTTTAGTGTGCTGTTATAGATAGGAATTGCAATTTCTTCAAATGTCAAGTTTGGTCGAGCTACGCTGATAACCTGCTTGGTCAATTCTGTTGTGGGCTTTGATATGCCAAAGTTCTCAAAAAATACTCTAAATCGATATTTGAGCTTGGGCATCAATAGGCCCTGGGTGGCTTGCCCTCCCAGTGGTACTGACATTTTGTTAAGTGATGCGCTTGCCATTATTCGTTATCTCCTATATGTTTATTTACCTGAACTGGGGGCCGAAAAAACAGCCCCCATTTCTCTATTACGCTCCACCAGAGATCTCACCAGTGTTCTTGATGCGCAATGGAATATAGATAAATTCCACCGCTTTCACTGGTTCTATGGCAATATCAACCCACAACTCATTGCGATCAATACGTGCTGGCGTGTTGTTGCTCAAGTCACAAACCACTAGGTAGTCATAGATTGCACGTTTGGCAATCAAGTCAATCATCAAACTATTAACAGTGTTGGTGATTTCGTTACGAGTAATTTCATCGTTGGGCTCGAACAAGTACAACTTGCCAACTTCTTCCAATCGACCACGCAAGAATGCAACCAGTCGTGCCACGTTGATACGATCCAGTGCAGTGGTTGTGGTAGTAGTGGTTTTGTTACCAAAGTTAACAATACCCACACCTGGAATAAAGGTAATTGGGTTGATGTTACGCTCGTACAGTATATCACGAATGCTTTGGCTCACACCAATCTGCTGGAATTCACCTGTAGTTGCTTCAATGTAACCAATTGCGCTAGCATTGTCAACCACACCACGACGTGTGCCTGCTGGTGCCAACCATGGATAGCTCACTGCATCGCTACGCAGAATTGTGCGTACCATCATGTGACTTGGAGGTTGTACCACAGTGTTACCACTTAGGTCATTTGTTTGGCAACTTGGATAGAAAGCACCTGCATAGTTGCTGGTACTTGAGTTACCATCTTCAGTGATCAAGCCCAGACCATTGTTGTTGGTTGCCCACTCAACAAGGCTGTTGCCGTCTGCACCAAGACGCATTGGTGTGTCGGCCACAACAAACAGTGTGTTGTTACGCTCGTTACTCAATGCAATCATGTTTGGTGTCAACTCAGGATATGCAGGTGTTGCAATGATGTTGAATCCGTTTTGTTCTTCACGTGCGGCAACTGAAGTGTCAACACCGCTCTTGAGAGCTCGCACAATCAATTGACGCTGTGCCAAGCGACCTGACCACATGCTGCCATTGTCTTTGTTGCCACTGGCTGTGAGCCATGTGCTGGTAACTACAGGCAATGTATCATCAGGGTAATCTGTGGCATTAAAGTAATTGCTCTGGAAGCTCTTGACGTTGTAACCTGAGCGACGTGTGTTAAACAACAATACACCTTGTGGATACAGTGCAGGATCTGGAGCATCTAGATCCAAGTAGTCACTTGTGAGCAAACTTTCAATAGTTGGGTAAGCATCTGCTACAGGGTCTGTAGTTCCATTTGGTGCCCAACGAGCATCAGCAAACAACACACCACTTTGTGTGGTTTGGTCGCTGGTGTCAATTTCTACCCACTGATCAGTGCCACTTACTGGTTCCCAACGATAGAGTTTGGGATAGTTTTCCAAGTCGCTAGTGTCTATCCACAAATCGCCGTAGGCCAATGGTGACTCAGCTGTGTCATTTTGTGTGGTTGGTGCAGTTGCCGCAATAATTGGTCCACTAGCATTGGTCAAACTCAAGTCGTAACCACGAGCATCGTTGGTTACGTTTTGATAACCTTGCCAGGTTCCGTTGTCTTGAATCATGATATCTGCATCACTCACTGAGCTGTAGTACCATAGACGACCGTCTGCTGGATCTTGATCCGGAGCAGTGTCGCTGGCTGTGTATGTAAACTGTGGTGTACCCACAAAGTTTGTCAGTACCACGCCGCCACTTACTTGTGTGTTGGGACGAACATACGGTGTTGCAGAAGTAAAACCAGCTGTGGTCACTGCTACGTCGCCTGCAGAGTTTACCAGGCTAATACTACCACCAGTGGCGTGTGTGAACACAATGTTACCAGCTGTGTTCACTGACGCACTGACGTTGGCAATACCTGCGGCGCTGACTGCGGCTAAGAAAGCACTTACAGTCTGGCCACCCAAGGTCACAGTTGCCGAAACACTAGTAGCAGTTCCTGGTTCAGTAGCTGCCATAGTAAATTGGTCACCGGTTACAAATGCATTTTCAGTTGAAGTAAATGCAGTAGTACCAGTAACAACTGTTTGGCCCAGAGCAATGCGCTCATAAATTTCAAAAGCCAATGTTACCAATGGTGTTGTTTGATAGAACAATGCTCTTGGACTTGCATAGGTAGTTCCTACAGGAATATTTTTACCACCACCTGTGGGATCTAGCCCATAGATAGCGGCGCTATCGCCATTGTATACTGGGCAAGCCTGTTGCACCCAAGTTCCAAGAGCAGTGCTCCATGATTTAACAGCCAGGCTCATACCATTGTTGGCCACGCTTACGTTTTGCCACACAGAACCAGTTGGGCGGCCGCCGTCAGTGTCAGTTGTTCTCCAACGTGGAGCTTGGTAACTGTAGCCTGGGAAGTATTCTGGTGCCGCATATTCACCTGTGGTGATACCCAGGGCAGTCAACAAAGCCGCGCCGCTGTTTGGGCCTGGATCAACTGCAATCAAACCATTGTTTGTCAGTGATGAGCCGTCATTGGCTGCGGTGCTGTCAGCATAGAGATACAGCTGACCATTTACTGATCTAGCAAAAACGCCAGCAATAGCAGCCGCATTAATAACTGCAACAAAGCCAGCAACGGTATTTGTGGCACCAACTGTGACCAAGTTGTCATTGATGTATATGTTGGCACCAACAGTCAAGGTAGCCGGTGCGTTGGAGCCAGCCACTGTGGGCCAAGCCATTTTCCAGTCGTCATCACCGATCAGGACCCAGGTATTGTCATATTTCTTGTAATAACCTTGCAACACAGTGGTCACCGCAACTATAGCATAGTCACCAATGCTGCCAACAGATGCAATAGGGGTTAGGTTGCCACCACTAAAGTTTGTGACTTCAGCGGTGTCAGTAATAATCAAAGGTACTTTGTTTTCAAAAACTGCTGTGGTTTGATTCCATTCAAAAATACCAAAACTTGAGTCAGCAGTATCAAGCCAGTATGTACCATTGGCTGCGTTGCCAACAGGGCGATTCAAGCTAGCAGTTAGTTCGCTAAGGTCAATATTGGCACGTTGCACATAGCAACGATTTGACACACCCAAGGCAGAGTATGCCGCAAGCAGGCCATATTCGTTGAGCTCGTAACCATTGATTGGTGTGCCAGTTGTGGTGTTGTAAAAGAACGGAACACCAAATGTGGCTGCCAAATCACGCTGGCTGGTGATCAAGTAAGTTTTATTTGCGTTTGCCGCAAGTGTACCGGCCGCAACAGTGATACCGTCACTAGATACTTTGTTCTGCGCTGTGGCAACCATAAAGTAAGGTACTGTGTTAACAGCTGAAGGTATGTATTGACTTTCGTCAATTACTGTTACTTCTACGCCTGGAGATACTAGAGCCATAATGAATTCCTTTTCAAGTTGTAGATATTTATTGGTAAATGCCAAAAATGGTGTTCTACGCCGCCCTTTAGCAAAGGTCCAGACACTAAATACACCATGAGACCCATTTGTCAGGCCTGCAACCAACGCCCCTGTGCTGTGAACTACATCAAAGAAGATCGCACACACTATCGCAGTCGTTGCGAAACTTGTCAACGCAAGGGTCGCGGACTCAAGAAGAGGCAAGCCCGCTGGGAGCAAGCGGGCTATAAGAAAAAAATGCAGTGTGACCGTTGTGGCTTCAAGGCCAGGTATTCAGCACAGATGTTGGTGTATCATGCTGACGGTGATCTAAACAACGTGGCGCTGAAAAATCTAAAATCAATCTGCAAAAACTGTGTGGAGGAAGTTGCTAGGAGTGACTTGCCGTGGCGTTTGGGAGATCTTGAACCAGACGCTTGATCTGTTGATAAAGGTGATCCAGGGTATCATTATTGTCAAGAATAGCATCAAACTTTGTACCTGCCCACGAACTTTCACTAGCGTGTATCCCTAGCGATTTGAGTTTTTCTGCGGCAAATATGTCTCCGTCATTGGCTTTACAGGCCATAATATACCAACTGGGTAACTCTCCACGACGCACCCAGATAATCATACCGCCTTGATTTTTTATGGCTTTGATTTCATTGGGAAAACGGCAATCGCTAATAACCACATCATCTTGGCTGTTACGTAATTTGTTTTCCAAACTGGCAATCCACATATCATCGTGAAAGCCCTGACGACACACTTCTGTACCCCAGTATTGTAGTATCCAGCGAGGTGTTAAATTAGGCATGTTCAAGCGTTCTGCCCACCAAGGATCTACTTGCTCACGCCATTCACGAGCTTGTTTAGTGCGCCCTTCCAGCATGGTTCTGTCCCAACCAAACACATGTGCCACTGCATCTTTCAAACTGTTGGCAAAACTTTCTCTACGAAAGTGATGCAAATTCACAAGATAATCAGCTATGGTATCTTTGCCAGAACCAATAAAACCACAGATGCCAATGATCATGCCAGTTCCTTTATGTTGAAATATTTAAGAGTGTCTTGCAACAAGCCAATTTGTCTGCGGCAGTCTTCTAGTGCATGATGGCTTGTGGGCGGTTTTTCAAGTCCAGGCCATAGACTAAAAACTGTACGACTGTCCCGAACTGAATAGTACTGCCAAGGGATGGGCTTGTTGTAGCTTTTGTAAGCATGTTCTAGAATGGTCATGTCGTATGTGGGGCCTTGGGCCCAAATGCGCTTGGAGTGCCAAATCAGCCGGCCTAGCCCGTCCAGAGCCTGATCCAAAGGTATGCGCCCTTCTTCAGCAAAGGCTTCTGCTTGTGCTTCTTTTTGAGTGGCCCACCATTCAATTGTGCCTTGTTCAATTTTACGATTGGGCTGACTTTCAAGATCAACTCGAGCATAGTAAAACTTGTCAGGATAATACCCATCGCTGAATGGGTTAAACGCCTGAGCGGCTATAGTAAGTATACAAGTTTCGGGGCCTGTTGCAAGGCCTTCCATGTCGATCATCAAGTCCATGTTGCATTATAACACAGCTTGACAAGAATTGCAATTTGTTTGTTAACCAATTACCCAGGTAAGTGGCTGACTTGCATCCACATACAGTTTGAGTTGCTCAATCAAGTCAGCCATGGCTTCTTTGGCTTCAGATTTCATTGCGGCACCGTTTAGCTGTCCGCCGCCTTGTGGGCCAGCAATTTGAGCAAACTTTTCACGAGCTTCACCAATAATCATCTTGGAATTGGCCACCATGTAGTCCTTGATCCACTGTGAAATTTGATAGTCAGCAAGCAGTTGGATTTCTGGCTTGAGTTGGTACACCCACAACAACACAGATTCGCCAGTGCCTTTGGGATCACGGATCAATTGTAGTTTTTTTGTAACTGGATTCCAGGTATAGTTCATGTATGCGCCAAACATGCGTCCAGCCAATTCCACATACTGTGAGTAGAAATCGTAAGTGGCAAGACCACCGGCTGTGTTGAAGTTCATGAGATAAACGTTGACTGACGCCTGGGCAAACGGATCAAAGTTGCTTGCAAACGGTCCAGTGCTGTTGCCAAAAGTTCTGCGGAATATTTGACGCACACTATGCACTTCTTGTGGCAGTGTGTAGATGTTTTCGTCTTCAACCAACATCATAAAAATATAAGCTTCTTCATAAGCGGCATTGGCTCGCTGACGATAGGTACCTATAGTTTTTTGATACGCGGCTTCATAGTGAGCAGGGTCCAACTCAAGATCAATGATTTGATCTGCCAGTTGGAGTTTTACGTACTCAATTAAGTTTTGTTTGGCTTGTGCCAGTGTGTTTTCGTCAGCCATAAAAGGGAAGCTCCGTTCCCCTTTATTTACCAGCTCTTGAGCACTACAAGGTTCTCAGTGCCACGAGCATTCCATGCTGTTTCTGTGGTAGTTAGATCTTTAAATATCTTACGTGCCGCTGGCTTGCCTGCGGCTTGCACAGCTTTGATAACATCCTGTGGTTTACGCACAGTTTTTTGCATGGTATCCACAGTGCTAAATCCAATGATACTGTTGCTCTTAACAGTGAATGCCTGTGTGTGGCTGTCTGCAACAACATGGATCAACTTGCGTTTCTTGGTGTCATACAACCAAGCTTCTGTTTTGTCCACCAGACTTGCGGCTGGCAAGCCTTTGAGTTTGAGTTCCGCAAAGTCCACAATGTGCTTGAACTTTGCGGCACGTTTCTCTGGAGGTACTGCCTTTACTTTACGTGGCTTGCGTTCCACTTTCTTGATCTGCACATAAGCACCGCAGTCGTTGACCACAGCTTCGCAAAACTTGATCACATTGCGCAGTTGAATTTTGGAGAGATGACTGTAACCCTCCACCAGTTGTGCATCTTTGCCTTCTACCACACGCTCAAACTCTGTGAGCTTGCGTTTCCAAACATCTGCAATAATACTAACCATTTGTGGTGCCACATTCATGCTTCGCAAAAGTGTAACAGGCTTGTAGTCAGCTGACATCTTGGCACCTGTCTCCAAAAAATCGTCAAACAAACCGTCAAGCTCGCCTATGCACTCATTTACTTTTTCACGCAGTCGGTCTTGAATGGTAATTCTTGGTGTGGCATCTTCCACCACTGCTTCGGGCGCAATTTCGTTTTGTTTGCTGTCTAGTATTTCGCGCAGTTGATTTTCTAACTTGAGCTGTTCTGTGTCATGCAGTTCCAAGCCCACCATGCTCATACGGCACAACCAACCTGTGGTCAAGCGAATAGCTGAATCTGGAATACCTTTGAGCAGTCGCACATCTTCTTTGCGGTCATGTGTTTCTAGGTAGTTTACAATCATGTCACGGGCATCTTTTTTGCCATAAAAATAATTGTACCAACTAAATGCATTACTCATTTTACTGATGCGAAAGTCAGTGGGCTGGATTTGCCAAGTTGGCTCCCCACCCAGAATGTTGGTGTCTGCGCTACGTGGATTAAGCATTTTAATTTTGAATGTGGTACTCATGTGTTTCCTTACTTAGTTTTGGGCAAGTGCTTGACAGCGTCAAAAAGTCTAGCGGCACGTTTGACGTCAAAATTTTTGTGCTTGTACATCCAGGCTTTTTTGCGCTCTGCTGTTTCTAGTGCTTCTGCCAAGCGCCATTTAGTGTCAAAGTCCACTGTCATTATTATACGGCTCATATCCACAATGTCAAGAGCGTACTCTACCCATTTTTCTGTGGCTTTTATTTTGTCATAGGACTGTATAAATCCCTTGCCTTTTGGGCCCGTGTACTTTGTTAAAAAGTTAGCGGCTTTCATAACATACTCCTGGAGTGGTTAAGCATGTATTATAGCAGTTCTAGATTTATTGGTCAACCGCCCATAAATACAAGCTATGCCACGCCTAAGCCTTTATCGCCCCAATCGCACACGTGATTACCAATTTTTAGACCGCACCATCAGTGAAATGTACACTGTGGGCGGGTTGGACATTTATGTCCACAAGTATTTGGGTCCACAGCCTGGGGGTGAGGACAGCGCCTTGAGTGGCAACGGCGATGCTACACAGCCCATTTATGACGAGCTGAGCCCGTTAAATATTCAAGACCTGCTGTTGTTGGAAAACCGTGATCGTGTGTACGCTGATGATATCTACATCATGCGTGGAGTTTACACCCACCAAGACGTGGACTTTGACCTAACACAGTTTGGCTTGTTCTTGAACAACGATACCTTGTTCATTACGTTTCACTACAACGACATGATTGACTCCCTGGGTCGCAAGCTCATGAACGGCGACGTAATTGAAGTCACAAACTTGATTGATTATCATCCGCTTAATGCTGCCACTCCCAAGGCCTTGCCCAAGTACTATGTGATTCAAGACGCCAACTATGCAACAGAAGGCATGAGTCAGACTTGGATGCCACACACCTGGCGTGTTAAGGCTACCCCACTCAACAATCAACAAGAATACAAGAGCATTCTTGACAAGCCTTTTGTGAGTGAAAATATCTGGGACAATGACAATTACTATCCCATGGGCTGGGTTGCAAATTATGGTGACGTTTACTACAAGACCATAAAAAATACCCCAGCTGGTATTGATATAACCAATACTGAATACTGGCAAGAATACACGCCACAAAGCATCAGCGATGGCATGAGCACTCGCCCCAAAGACAATCAAATCAACGATGCTATACTACAACAAGCTGACGTTGAAGTTCCGCTTAGTGGTTACGAAACTGGCAGTTTCTATCTGATGTCTGACAATGCAATTGGACAAACTGGCAACCCAACATCTCTCACTACTGATGGTGCGCAAACTGTGGATGGCACTCAAGGCGGAATGAGCGTGAGCCCAGATAGTTATATTTTGGGCTATTTGACTGGTAGTACTGTACCTCCAAATGGTTTGCCAGTAACCAGCGGTGTTACATTCCCTACTCAGGCCGTGGATGGAGACTACTGCTTGCGTTTGGATTATTTCCCCAATCGTTTGTTTAGATACAATGGTGCAGTTAGACGTTGGATCAAACAGGAGAGTGGAGTGCGAACAGATCTCAATAATGGGCCAGCCAACACAACTTTACGCTCAGGTTTTGTTAACAATACATACACAGTGAATACGCCAGACCTGGGTGCTATACCTAGTCGTCAAAGTCTTAGCGATTTGCTCAAACCACGTGCTGACAATGGAGATCAAGGTGGACATCTAGATCCAGATCCAAGACCCGGCACACAACCTGGACAACAGAACACATAATGCAACAATTTTTTTACGATGCCCAAATACGAAGATTCTTACTACAGTTCACAAGAATCATGAGTAACTTTCAAGTTGAGTATGGCAACGAAACTGATGGTACAAACGCGGCTGCCTTGTTGCGGGTTCCAGTTCGCTACGGAGATTCAAGTCGTAATGCACAAACTGTGATTCAAAACAACTCTGCAAATCAGCTGCCGTCAACCCCCTTGATGACATTTTATATCACCTCGCTTGATTACGATCGCCCTAGAATGCAAGAGCCCTACTTTGTAAGCAAGGTCAATGTGCGTCAGCGCACATACGATTCTGCTACAGAAACATACGAAACCACGCAAGGCAATGCATTTACTGTTGAACGCCTGATGCCTGTGCCTTACAAGTTAGGTATAACTTTGGATATTTGGACTTCAAATACCAATCAAAAGTTTCAGTTACTGGAACAAATTTTGACGCTATTCAATCCCAGTTTAGAAGTACAAAGTACTGACAATTATCTTGACTGGACCAGTCTCAGCATGGTCGAACTTGAAAGTACTCAGTGGAGCTCACGCACTATTCCAGTGGGTGCCGACAATCCCATTGACATTTGCACGTTGAAATTTACTCTGCCAATTTGGATCAGTAGTCCAGCCAAGGTCAAGAAGCTGGGCGTAGTAGAACGTGTGATCATGAGCATGTATGATGCCCAAGGTGATTTAAATGAAGCTGTGACCAACAGTGATTTGTTGCTGGGCACTAGAGTTGTAATCACTCCTTATAACTGGGCTGTGGCGCTAATTGGTAATCAGTTGCAGGTTTTGCAACAAACCAGTCTTGTACAAGAACCCAGCAATGACGCACTGACTCCAACCACGGTCATATCTGACAGTCCGTTGTTGTGGCCTGCTGTGATTGATTTGTACGGGACTCTAAGACCGGGTATCAGTCAAATACGTCTTGAACAGCGCGATGGCACTGAAGTTATAGGCACAATTGCCCTCAATCCCAATGACAACAGATTGTTGATTTTTGATATTGACTTAGATACTGCGCCGCAAAACACCTTGGACCCAGTTGACGCTGTGATCAATCCCTTGACCAGCGGGCCGCAACAGGGTTTGGATTCAGCCCTGGACGGGCAAAGATACTTGCTGACTGAGGCCACCGGCAGTGGTACTGGCAGCAACGTGGCCACAGCTTGGCAAGGTGCCAACGGACGACCACTAATAGCCCAGGCCAATGACATTATTGAATATGCCAACAACTATTGGCAAGTGGTTTTTAGAGCCGACGGACAACCTGCAGAACAATATGTAACTAACATAACTACTGGTACACAGTATGAATGGAATGGTGAAGCATGGGTAAAAAGTTATCAAGGGGTGTATCCAGGGGGCCAGTGGAGCATAGTGCTTTAAAGGCTGTAGGCGTTTGGTTTCGCAGCCAGCGCACCGATCGGTATCTTTATCTCTTACGTAATGATTCAAAACATCCCGGGGCCTGGGGCTTGCCTGGCGGCAAACTAGAGTCCGGGGAAACCTTGCTTGACGGTATGAAACGCGAGTGTATTGAAGAGCTTGGAATATTCCCTATGTTTCATAGACTGATTCCACTAGAAACATTTACCTCAGCAGACAGTTTGTTCGAATATCACACTTGGATTTGCTTGATAGCTGACGAATTCATGCCCACGCTAAACAACGAGCACCTTGGCTATGCTTGGCTTGATTCAGGACATTTTCCCAAGCCCATGCATCCTGGCTTGTGGAACACTGTGAACATTGAAGCAGTGCAACACAAGATCTTGTTGGTTGAACAAGATCTTGTTGGTTAGGCCTGACTCTCTTGGAACTGAATCTGTATGTCTGCGGTTGGGTTAACAATTGTTGACAACGCAGTAACCTGAATTGCCAAGACCTCAGGACCGTCAGGATACGTGCCTTGTCCAGGGATAGCACTGGTACCAATTTGCTTGACTGATGACAAATCCAACAACCCAGAGTTTGTGGTTGACACTGGAATCGCAAACAGTCTTTCACCGCCACTCAATTCACTAACAATAGCAACCACAGTCAAGTTTAAATCGTTTGTGGTTGTTGAGCCGCCCAGGGAGGTTCCCAAGATCTTGAGTGTGTCGCCCACTGCATACCCAGTACCAGCTGTGGTCACAGTGATCTGTGTGTTCAAGTTTGAGTAAGTTGTTGTGCCAGTAGCAGACAATGTCACAGTAAGAATACCGCCTGACCCTGAGCTTGACACGTTGGTGGGAGTAATACCAGTAAAAGACGCCTGGCTAGAGCGACTGGCTTTGGTACCTGATTTGGAGAAACCACCAGTTGACCCAAAGACTGAACCTACCAAACCACCTGTGGTTGACGCTGTGTAAATTGGCGCAACTGCAAACTGAGTAAAGCTAGGCTGGAAGCCGCCAGATATGTTGTTGAGACCAGTCCATTCTGTGTTGTAACTGTCCAAGTTGGCAGGATTCAAAATACCTTCAATCAAGAAACGTGAGTTTGCCACTTGCAAGTTGATGATCAGTGAACTCAAGGCCAACTGCGCACGATTAATAAGATCACGCTGGCCCAAGTTACCAATAATACTGTTTGATACACTGGGACTCAATCGCATGGCAAATGGCACTGACTTGTTGCCTGATGTTGCTGGCATACCATAGTTGGTACGGTTAAATGTAAACTGATAACCTGCGTCTTCGTCAAACCCGCCGTCCATGACAACTGCACTACCCCAATGGTTAACCACTGGTACACAAGTATTGCTGATCAAGATAACACCAGTGTTGTCAGCGTGACTCACAGCCGCACTGGATGTGTAACTGCGACTTTGACCCTCTGCCCACTGTTGGAACGTTGCCGCACGAGTAACACCAGTCAGAGTGTTTGCATTGTAATTTATCCCTGAGTACTTGATAATTTCACTTTCAATCATGCAAAACACAGGATATGTAACTGATGCGCCAGGGTAGTCTGTGGCATCACGTAGATAAATTGTTGTGTCGCTGTCACTCAACACACCATTAAGACTGGATATTGCAGTGTCGTTAGAAGCTTCATATCGTGCAGGCAAGTTACCTGAACGCATGTATGCTTCGTTGTTGCGGTTGTTGTTGGTAATTTTATGTGCTGGAATAAACTCACCAAACTGTCCACGAACCATGTAGGTCACATAACCAGCACCGTACCAGCTGTATTCGATCCCCAACATCTGCATTTTGCTTGGGTCAATTGTGAATCCAGATACTCCTGTGCCATCCAACGGGTCAACGTTGAAATCTTCTTGTCGAATACGTTGTTCAAGTCTCAGTGTCATTTTCACACGAGTCTGGTTGGTAACACCACGGTATGGTGGAACCACAGTCATACGCTGTTGACCAAGAATACTTGTGACTGTGTGAGTCATACCTCTTATAACCACAATGTCACCTTGATTGAGCTGGTCCTGGAAGCGGCATGTGCCATCGCCAGTTACCAAGTTTGATCCTGCACCAACAGACACTAGGCCAGCAATCTGAAATGTACTTGACCGTTGTACTACGTTGAGTGACTGGCCGTCTTCTTCCCAGAACAAGCCATTTTGGTCGTCAAAAATACCAGCACGTATACTTGCGCCGTGCCAGGCAGTGATGTTGACCCGCGGTTGCTGTCCCAGGGTAGGGCTAGCACTGCTAAGAACATACTGTGCTTGTACCACAAAAGTCAAATCACTCGTGATTGTTGTTACCACATACCCAGAACCATCATACCCACCAGTAGTAACGCCAGAGATAGTGACTACTGCCCCAGGATTTAAGCCATGTTCAACATCAGTGGTAATTGAAATATTGCTGTTAACGTTTGTTCCGTCAGCTGATAATGCCGCAATGTCAAATGTTGGTTGCAACATGGTACCTGATGAGAACAAAATACCTTTACCAGATTGGTAACGAAAATACTTTTTAGTTTGACGGAATGCGGAAGCGCCGCGAGTTGGCGATCCGGCGCTCATGATAACACCGCCATCAAATGGTCTTGGCTGGAATGTTGCGTTACTGCGAATGTTGATTGTTCCGGCCAAACTGCCACTTACTACAGCACCAGTCTTGGCAGTGTAGGTGAATGTGGTTGTGCTGGGCACTGAGATCACAAAGAAACTGCCTTCAGCATATTCTTGGTTGGTACCTGAACTCAGGTTAACCATGATTGGGGTGCCTGGATTTAGTCCGTGTGCATAGGTGGTTGTTACTGTGATTGTGCTGGGGTTTGCACCGTCACTGACAATACTTGCAATATCCAAGTCAGCACCAGTAAACGCAAATGCCTGTCGAACACTGGTGTCATTTTGATTCAGTGGATATCCTGCCGCAAGAGTTGGTGAACGCTTGGGGTAGAATGCAAAGTTGTTGTCGTTTGCATAGCTAACAAAGTTAACACCCTCAGTGTTGGAGTTTGTTGTGTTAAAAGTTGAACAGTAGTTGCCCGCGATCAGGCCGTGTGCGTCAGCGTTTACAGCCACTTGTGGAATGTTGGCATTGCCTGACGCAAAATACAAACCAGTCATGCGAATTAGTGGAGATCCTACGCCAGCACCAGTCAGTGCTGTGGTGTAAAATTGACCACGAGTCAGTGTTTGTGAGCCGTTGACTGCGGTGTTGATTGCACTCATGTTTACCAGCTCAACGTTGCTACTCAAACGCTGAAACACAGTGCCTGTGGCAAATGCGTTTGCGGCTGGAATGTTATACCAACCACGTGTGAGTTGCAGTGTGGTACCATCTGTGACTTCAAATACCTGTGCAACTTCTAGTGTGCTTACAGGATAAATTGCATTGCCAATTGTGATGTTTGCGCCGGCACCATTGGTGTTGTTTGTTTGACGAGTCACTGTGAGCACGTTGGCAGAAACGTTGGTAATTGCCATGGTTTCGTACACGTTTGGTGTATCAGTTTGAACAATGATATAGCTGCCGTCAAGAATACCTGCGGCGTTGGCACAGTTAACTGAGGTAGTTGCAGTGCTGGTAATGTTGGCCACAGCCAGAGTAGTACCGCCGCTGGCAGGACGGCCAATAAGGATAATGTTGTCACCAGCAGTTAATCCAGTTGTGCTGGCCACAGTAAATGTGCGTTCAGCTGAACTGCTAACGTTGGCTGTGAGATAATTGCTGACCAAAGCTGTGGTGTTGCCCACAGTTTGACTTACTAGCAAAGCAAAATCGGCAGCCACCCAAGCTGGTGTTCCAGGGTTTTGCAAGTTACATGCTGTGTCAATGTTGGATGTGATCAAATTGTCACCAGCCAACATGCTGACATAACCGTTGGTTTGGATGTTTATATCAAGACCAATGTTTTCATAAAAGTTGGGAATTTGATTGGTTATTGCGGCATTTTGCCACTTGGTGTTTTGCAATCCATATTCAAAGTCAGCGTCAATCAAACTTTGTGGATTTGACACACGTTCGCGACCAATTGCGTCAAGACCAAATGCCCAGGCCTTGGTTATAAGTTCTTGGCTTTCAACATAAATTGCCAGTTTGTCTCCAGCAGCCATCAAGCTGGTATCAAATTCAAGTGTCAGAGTTGTTACACCGCCATAGGCATAGGGGAAATCTGTGGTTCCGCCTTGCCCGCTCCAGGCCACTGTACCGCCCTGTGTCTGCGCACCAAAGTTGTAGATGCTGATCTGATCGGTTGTGTTGTATACGGCCAAGAAGTCAGCAAGGTTGTAACGTCCCGGCACCTTGATGGTGCCTAGCCCTGAAGTACCAGGGCTAAAAACGTATTCGTATATTCTTTCTCGTGCCATTTGTTAAACTCCAAAAATTATTTGATTAGCGGTCAGCGTCGCTTGTGTGTCGTTACTGAATTTATTGTAACTGATTGTGCCCACAGCAATTTTGCTGTCAGTTACTGTGGCATCACTGGGTGTGCCGGTAAACAGAGTATCACCAAAAATCAATCCAAAAAACGCAGTGAGCGCGGCTGGCGGGCTAGCAAAACTGATAGTTGCTCCAGTGGTACTGAACTGCACGCCTGGGTTCAGCACTATGTAATTCAAACTTACCATCATTGAATACGATGTAGGCGGGGTAAATGCCACACCATCAATAGTGATATTAAAAGTGGAGGTTGTACCATCAAAGGTCAAGTTGTCCATTTTTCTATACTGTCCAATCTGCGGTGTGTAACCTAAATAAGCCATTTCGTTTCCTTATAATTTGCCAACAACAACTTCAATTACGCCGTTGGCACCATCAAAATCTTCCAGGGCCTTGCCCAGGATTGATCCTATTGCAGGAGTGGTACATGCCTGTGCATGACCGTTACCAGCCGAGACCATCATGTCCCCTTTGTTTACTCGGCCAGTTACCTTAGTTGGTACTCGACCAGCCAAGGCCACAATTACACCGTTTTCGTAATTTTGACCAGAATTCATTATGTGCGCTGGGTTGGTTGATACCACGCCTGCCACTTTTGCATCGCTGGATACTGCACTGATTGTTACTTCGTTGTGTCCACCAAAGCTGACCACAGTACCAGGTTCGTAGTCAGCGTCAGCATGATAATATTCTGCCAAGTCAGCGTATTGTGCGCTGGTAGATTTAGCAAATACTGTGTTAAAATATATAGATGCATTGCCAATATTGCCCACGCCGTTGCCACCGGTATTTGTTAGACCATTCACTGCTACTGAGCCACTAGTAGCAATATTGCCGCCAGTGATGTTGCCCACTACGCTGAGTGTTGTGCTGCCAGTTATAGCACCGCTACTGGCAACAGTACTAGCTGATATATCGCCACCGTTGCTGGTGGTCACAGTCCAGGCACCAAGAGCAGTGGTATAAGTGTATACCACACCATTGACTGTTGCGGTTTGTCCGTTTGTTGGTGATACTGGAAATGCCATTATGTTCGTCCCACTGCTATTTCAATTGTTGCCACTTGATCTTCAAGTAGATCGGCTAGACTTTTGCCTACCACGCAACCTAACTCTGCTTTGGCAGGATCAAATTTGCCAGCAATACCAGGTGCCACGTTAACCAATCTGTCTCCTTTGTTTACAGGACCTTGCACTCTACAAGGCACACGCCCTGCCAGAGCAACTGGTGTTCCGTTTTTCTGTCCACTATTCATCAAATAAGCAGGATCAGTAGAAACAACACCAGCTATGCGAGGGTCATGATCAATACTACTTACTGTGATTTCTTTGTTGCCGCCAAATACCACCACTGTACCTGGCTCGTAGTTGGCATCTGCTAGATAATTTTCTGCCAAGTCAGCGTACTGTGCTGTGGTTGCTTTGGCAAACACAGTGTTGAATGTTGTTGTAGCGTTACCAATGTTGCCAACACCGTTGGCACCAGAGTTAAACAAGTTGCTGACACTGATGTTGCCGCTGGTAAAGTTAAAACTTGCGGCTGTTACTGATCCTGTCACAGTCAAGTTGTTGTTGATTGCCAGGCTAGAAAGTGTGGTTGGGAAACTCTGATCAACCCACTGGTTACCAGTACCGTCATAGATGTACAGGTATAACTTGTCTGAACTTGAATTATACCAGTTATCACCTGGAACAGCGTTTGTAGGAGCACTAGTGGATGTGGTCCACTTGTAAACTCGTGTTCCACCTTGTATTAGGTTGCCGCCAGCAATGTTGCCTGACGCCGAGATCAATCCAGTTACATACTCACCTGTTGTAGCATACACAGCTACGTTAGCTGTACCACCAATGCCAATTGCAACGTTGCCGCCTGAGCTGACCACCCGCACATTTGATGTACCATTCTGAATACTTGTGGCATCAATGCCTGTAAGTTGGCTACCGTTACCCAGTACATATGCACCTTGAATGTTTGCAGTAGTTGTGACGTTTGCGGCACTGATTAATGAACTTATAACGTTGCCACTTAGACTTAGTCCTGCGGCATTCAAGTTGCCACCAGTAACGTTGCCTGTTGCGCTGAGTGTTGTGGCCTGAACCAAAGTAGTAATAACAGCATTACCAGCCAACACGTTGGCTGTGCCAATAGTTACGTTACCTGTGGCGCTGACCAATCCAGCTGTGTTGATATTGCCGCCGGTGATGTTGCCTGTGGCACTGATCAGTCCACCTGCACTCATTGCACCAGTAGTCACAATGTTACCACCCACAACGTTAGCAGTGGCACTGACTTGTCCAGTTGCCAGCACTGCGCCACCTGTGACGATATTGCCACCTGTGACATTGCCTACAGCACTGACTTGTGCGCCAGTTGTTAAATTGCCACCTATAATGTTGCCTGCGGCACTGAGTGCAGATCCGCTTATGTTGGCAATTCGCACCAGAGTGTTTGCTGTAAACGTTACGTTGCCGTTACCTGCGTCTGTGCCAAGCGTGATATTGGTGATAGAGTTTGCAACACCGTTGGTACCAATATTGATTGTTTTGACTCTATCGCTGGCCACCGCACCAGTAGCAATATTTGCGGCTTGGTTGGCAGTGCTTTGACCAATAGTGATTTGGCCAGTTTGTGATGCGCCACCAATGTTGATTACACCACTTGATTGGCTTTCACCAAGACTGATTGTTTGTGTTGTACCTGAAAAAGTTACATTACCACTAGCAATAAAATCTGTACTCTGTACCAGTCTGTTCGCCAGCACGTTACCAGCCATCACATTGCCGGCTGCACTGACGTTGGCTGTGGAGAATATGTTACCAGCCTGTACATAGCTTGCGGTTTGAATTATGTTATTGCTGATTATATTGCTAACCACGTTGCCGCTCAGGCTAATACCCGTGGCATTTAGATAACTAATTGACAGGTTGCCTGTGGCAAACAATGCACCTGCTGTGGTAATATCTCCTGATGCACTGATAGTACCACCAGTTGTGAGATTACCACCTACACCAGCATCAACAGTTACAATCACATTACTAGCGTTAACAACAGCGCCATAAATGTCTCCTGCGGCAGACACAAAACCACCAGTTTTGATATTTCCGCCTGTGATGTTACCACCAGCAGTTATCACAGTAGTGGCTATTAAATTACCGCCACTGACGTTGCCTGTAGCAATAACTCTACCACCTGTGATGACGTTGCCGCCCGAAACGTTGCCAGCACCAGTAACGTTGCCAGTAGCACTGAATTCGCCAGCTGTGCTGACGTTGCCTGCACTTAGGTTACCAGTTATAGTACCAACACCACTAACGTCTAAGTTTCCAGTTATTGCGTAACCAGTAGAACTGACCACAGCAATGGTAACACTGTTTACGTTGCTTATAATGTTGCCATTGATACTTGGAATGGTAACTTCTGTATTGGTGTTGAAAATTCTAGTTGGATTTGAGCTGATGCCAGTGAGACCTGCTCCGTTGCCCACAAAATATGCCCCATTGACATTTCCAGTGGCGCTGAGATTTGCCAGCACCAAGTCATTGAATTTAAAACTTGGATCAGTAGTATCAACTGTGGTTCCTGGCTTGACTGTTAGGTTGCCAAAAAGTTTGTACTTGGCATCAGTAATGTCTCTAAAATAACCAGTGTATCTATTGGCTGCTCCGTCATAAAACTGTGATACAACACCAGTGTCATATGTGTCGCCAGGATTGGCGTTGGCCAAAAAGATAAACGGGTCTGTAACTTCCAAGCTATCAGTACCAGTTGTGGTAAATGTTCCGTTAACTGTAAAGTCGCCCACGCAGGTGATATCGCCGCCAACGTTGAGGTTACCCACAATGCCAGTACCGCCACCTACTTTTAACGCACCAGTTGTTACACTTGAGCTTTCAGTGTTTCCGTAGATTACTATGTTGTTGCCAACGTTTAAGTTACCGCCAAGGCCAATACCGCCCACAGTGGTAATGCCACCAGTTGTGGTGTTAACTGAAACTGCGTTGGCGTTAAACAAAGCACGATTTGCACCCGAAACGGTGACTGCCAAGGTACCAGGGGCTGGCCAATACAAGCCAGTATTGTTTGCGGCCACACTGTACACACTGGGATTGCCAATTGTGCCTGCTCCAAATACTGTGGCTGTTAAATCTAGGGTATTGAGAGCGCCGCCACGATAGGTAATTGCAACGTTTTGATCACCAAGTGGCGGTGAAGTAACAAAAATAATTGAAGTATTGCCAGCTTCGTAATCAATAAACGGCACTTGCGGTACATTGCCCACAATAACATCAACGTCGCTGGCGCTGGCCACCGCACGATTCAATGTGTATTGGGAAACAAAACCGTTTCCGCTTTCGAACTGTGTGCTGGTATTCAGCAGTTGTTCGTTGGGGGTAAGGCCGATATAACTCATTATGTAATTTCCATAATACTCAGAATAGCGTCAATACTTGAAGCCGCACTGCTTTGTACGTAAATTTTGTCGCCTGTTATCAAAACAATTTTTTGATCACCGCCAATTGGCACTAAACTTGCACCAGAGCTGATGGGAGCATTGGTCACAATTGAGGTGTTGGCAATACTGACATCATTTATAAAAACGTTTGCAGTAATTGCACTACCAGTAAGGTTGGTAATAGTCAGCCCCACTACCACCGCAGTTGTAGAGGCTTGCACGGTGTATCCTCCAACTTGTGTTGCTGTTGTTCCTACGCCTCTGCTGAGTTTTCTTGTAAAAGTATTTGCCATTTTTTATCCTAAAGCTATTGCCAATGCAGTTGCATCCGCCACTGTGGACACTGGGTTTCCAGCAATACTTATGCCTGTTGTAGCGGCTATATTATTGGCAGAAATGTTGCCAGTTGTGGTTATTCCAGTGGTCATATTCAATGCACTCACAACGTTGCCGCTTAGACTCAAGCCCGCGGCGTTTAGATTGCCACCAGTGATGTTGCCAGTAGCACTCAATTGTCCAGCAGTGTTGACGTTTCCGCCCCAAATGTTGCCAACAACACCTGCGCCGCCTGCCACTTGAAGAGCGCCAGTAATTGTGCTTGACGCGGCTGTGGTTGCTTTGATATTGGCTATAGTGGTAATTTCCAATGTAGCAATATTACCAATACCTGCTGTAGTTAAGTTGCCACCAATGACATTTCCAACTATGCTGGCTAGACCAGCAGAGCGTATGTTGCCGCCAATGACGTTGGCAGTGGCGCTGATGTTTCCACTTGCGTTGATGTTGCCGCCTGTGACATTACCTGTTGCGCTTAGAGTAGCGCCTTGAATCAGTGCTACACTGATAACGTTGCCACCAGTGACATTGCCCACTGCTGATACTTGGCCAGCTGTGTTAACGTTAGCGCCTGTGATGTTGGCCACTGCGCTAACAGCCCCTAATCCATTGATATTGCCGCCAATTATGTTGCCCACAACGCTGGCAATACCAGCTGTGTTGATGTTGCCGCCAATGATATTACCAGTTGCCACAACTTCAGCACCAGTAGTAAGATTGCCACCTGTGATGTTTGCAGTAGCAATAACAGTACCACCAGTCACAATGTTGCCACCTGATATGTTACCAGAACTGGTTAAAATATTGCCAACTGCTACCAACTGACCAGCAGATTCAATATTTGCGGCATTGGTGCTGACAATCTTGCCACCCACTGTTAGAGCATTTGCAACATAGTCATATGTTAACCCGCTGTCAGCACTGATAGTGCCGTTTAAGTTAAACACCACTTGACTGTTTGAGCCTGGAGCACTTAGATTACCAACAATGTTACCAATAAAGTTTGGTGCAACAATGTTGCCAACGCTACTGATTCCACCCGAACTACTAATGCCACCATTAGAAATTATGTTGCCGCCAGTGATATTTCCAGTTGCACTGATTGTGTTTCCAGTAGTGATTGAACCCGCGGCGCTGACCAAGCCTAAAGTACGCAAGTTTCCGCCATCAATGTTACCAACCACTGAGAGCAGGCCTTGATCAATAATGTTACCACCAGTGATATTGCCCACAGCACTTATTGTACCACTGGCAAATATTGTTAGACCACTGATTGTATTTGGCGTTATTAGATTTCCGCCTGTGACGTTGCCAATCGCTGATATAACATCAACGTCTAGTCTACCAGCTGTGACAAAGTTTGCGGCTGTGATGTTGCCTGTAGCACTGAGTGTGGTTCCAACTGTAACCCCTGATGTAACTGTAACATTACTGCTAATAATGTTTGCCGCAGATACTATGTTGCCTGTGGCAGACATAAAGCCAGAATTCAAAATATTTGTGCTGTTTATGTTACCAGATGCAGTCAATGTACCTGTGTTGACTGCTCCAGTTACACTCAAGTTGGTACCTTGCAACAAAGATGTGGCAATCAAGTTGCCACCAGTGATATTACCTGTGGCACTGACCAAGCCTACTGTGGTCAAATTTCCTACCAGCGCATTGCCCACAACGCTGGCAATACCAGCTGTGTTAATATTGCCGCCAATCACGTTGCCAGTTGCACTCACCACAACACCGTTGACATTGCCGCCAATTACGTTACCAGATGCACTGAGTGTGCCACCTTGCACCAAATTGGTTGCAAACACGTTATTGCCAAATACATTGCCGGTGGCACTGATAATACCGCCGGTGTTGATGTTACCACCAATTACATTGCCAACAGAGCTGACCAATCCAGATGTGTTGATGTTTCCACCAATTACGTTGGCCACAGCACTGACCGTTTGACCTTGTACCAAGCCCACCGCCAACAAATTGCCTCCAGCCACGTTGCCTGTCACGTTGAGTGGTGATACTACATTGCCACTTAGGCTCAGCCCAGTTGCGTTTAAGTTGCCACTAGTTATATTACCAACTGCACTGATATTGCCAGAAACAATATTTGCACCAGTGATCAGGTTACCACCAGTGACGTTGCCTGTAACACTTACCGAAGTGCCTTCAATGTCGCCAACAACAAATGTTCCATAAGAGTTTACAGTGACAATTTCGTTGGCAATTGATACGTTGGCTGCCGCAAATAGTTTGCCAGTTGCGTCATTCCAACCAACAAAGGCTTGCTTTTCTGCGGTATCATAGTACCACATGTCAACACCGCGAGTTTTGCCATCATCAACTGTGAGTGGGGTGTTGTTGGCTCCACGTCCCAGAGCAATGATTGGATCTTGTACTGCCAGGGTTTGTACGTTTACATAGGCAATATTGCCGTTGACCGTTAAGTTACCATTGACCACAGCATTGCCTGTGGCATTGAATTCACCAGTTTGCAACAAACCAGTTGTGATCAAATTACCACCAGTGATGTTTGCAGTGGCACTGACTTGACCGGCTGTGGTTAAATTTCCACCAATGACATTGGCCACAGCACTTATTGTTTGTGTAGCTGTAATTGTTAAGGCGGCTGTAATTGTGTTGGCGCTGATGCTGTTGGCGCTGACCAGGCCAACAGTGTTGACGTTGCCGCCGCGGATGTTGCCTGTGACCAATAGCAAGCCAGTTGTATTAAGATTGCCGCCATTAACATTGGCAGTTGTAGTAACGTCGCCCAGTAATGATACCAAATTACCAGTGTATGTGGGCAAGTAGGCCTGCACGTTGGCATTGCTGTAAGTGCTTCCAGCACTGATACCAGTTAGCAAACTACCATTACCAATATAATAGTTGGCGCTGATGTTGGCTGTTGTGGTAACATTGCTTGTGGAGTTGATCTCACTGAGTACGTTGCCACTCAGGCTCAAGCCTGCGGCATTCAAATTGCCACCAATGATATTACCAATTGCAGTGACCAAACCTGCTGTGGTTATGTTTCCACCAGCAACGTTTGCTGTTGCACTAAGTGTTGTGGCAGAAATAACGTTGGCGCCAGTGATGTTACCGCCTGTACCAGTTGTGCTAATGTTACCACCAGTGATATTGCCTGTGGCACTAACAATTCCGCTGGTGTTAAGGTTGCCGCCAGTGATGTTGCTTGTTACGTTAAGAGCACTAACAACGTTACCACTCAGGCTCAATCCTGTGGCATTCAAATTGCCACCAATTATGTTTCCAGTTGCAGTTATCAATCCTGCTGTGGTTATGTTCCCGCCCGTTACGTTACCAGTAGCACTTACAGTTACGCCTTGTACCAAGTCTGCGCTGGTTACGTTGCCGCCGCGCACATTGCCTGTAGCAAGTACGCCAGCGGTTGTGTTAACATTACCAGTTGCAGTTACTAAACCAGCGGTGCTGATATTACCACCTGTGATGTTGCCAGTGGCGCTGATCAATCCAGTTACGTTGGCGCCAGTTCCAGCAAATGTAGCGATTGTGGTTCCAGCCACACCCACTGTGGTGTTGCCGCTGGCTGCCACACTAACGTTGGATGTACCATTTACTAACTGTGTTGGTGTAGTAACAATACCAGTTAGCAAACTACCATTACCAATAAAGTAATTGCCGGTAACGTTACCTGTTGCTGTGATCAACCCAGCAGTTCTTAGATTTCCACCGGTGATGTTGCCAGTTGCTATGGCCTGGCCGCCAGTGATCAAGTTGCCACCAGTGACGTTGGCTATGGTTGTAACATCACCAGCCAAGGATACCAAATTGCCAGTGTATGTGGGCAAATAGGCCTGCACGTTGGCATTGCTGTAGGTGGCTGGCAATCCAGTCAGCAGACTACCATTGCCCAAAATGTATCCACCACTGATGTTGGCAGTGGTTGTGATGTTGGCCACAGTGTTGATAGCACTCACAACGTTGCCACTCAGACTCAGTCCAGTGGCATTCAAATTGCCACCGCCAATATTGCCAGTGACTGTTAAACTGCCCAGGGTACCCAGGCTTGTGATGTTTGTTTGAGCCGCAGTGGTCAGTGTACCCGTAATACTTGTACCCGACAAGTTGCCGCCACTGATGTTGCCAACAGCAAAGATCAATCCTGATGCAACTAAATTAGCGCCGTTAACGTTGGCCAGAGTGTTTAGGTTACCGGTTGCAACTACCCAGCCAGCAGTGTTTAGATTGCCAGCATCAACGTTGCCGCCAGCACTTACCAGTCCTGCGGTTCTTAAATTGCCACCTTGAATGTTGCCCAGCACTGTGAACAAGTTTGGTCCATCAGTGTTAAATGTCATACCAGCTACAGCGCCAGCATTGCCTTGATTGTTGTAAAGAACTTGTGTGTTTGATCCAGGAACAACCAAGTTACCTGTGATGTTACCTGCAAAGTTACCAACAAAGTAACCTGCTGTTATGATGTTGCCTGAAGAACTTACAGTTCCTGTTGTTGTTAGATTGCCGCCTGCTACGTTGCCGCTGGCACTGAGTGTTGTGGCATTGAATCCACCAGTCAATGCCAAGTTACCACCAGCAATGTTGGCTGTGGTTGTGATATTACCAGTAGCAGTTACTTGCCCAGCAGTTTGAATATTTCCACCAATTACATTGCCAGTAGAGCTGACCAGACCTACGGTGTTAACATTACCACCGCCAATATTTCCAGTGACAGTCAATGCACCAAGAGTACCAACACTTGTGATGTTTGTTTGGGCTGCTGTTGTTAGCGTACCAGTAATGCTTGTACCACTTAGATTGCCGCCTGTGATGTTGCCAATTGCACTAAGGTTACCAGATGCACTTACTGTACCGCCGGTTACGAAATTACCACCAGTAACGTTACCAGTCGCAACAATCAATCCACCTGTAAAGAAGTTACCACCAGTAACATTCCCAGCAACACTTATGGTATTGCCATAAGTGATTTCCTTACTGGTAGCGTTGTAGAACATGACCTGGGCCGTGTTGGCCACATCATTTCTAACAGGAGCCACTGTGAATGTGTTGGCTGTGGTTTGATCTAAAATAGCGCCAGTGGCATTCAATATGATTGAATTGTTGGCCTGTAAATTGTTGCCGGCCTGATGACCAATAGCTACAGAAAACGTGCCTTGCCCATTAAGACCAGCGTAGGCTCCAAGAGCCACTGCACCAGCGCCTTGGCTGGTGCTGCCAGCTCGCAATCCAGCGGCCAATGCTTGAGTGCCTTGTGAGTTTTGTCCAGCCGCGTAGCCAATCCCTATTGAATAGGCACCTTGTGAGTTTTGTCCAGCACTACCACCAAGAGCCACTGCATCAGCACCTTGATTAGCAAATCCGGCAGCATCGCCAATGGCCGTAGCATAGGTGCCTTGGGCAGTATTGCCAGCAAGTCGACCAATGGCTATAGCGTTGCCAACAGTGTTTTTAATTGTTGCACCGTTTGTGAGTGTGATCACGCCAGTATTGACATTACCACCTGTGATGTTGCCTGTGGTCACTATTGTGTTTGACCCAAATGCGGCCAAGAATGTGGCCACTTGTGCATTGCCGTAAGTGGCCGGTAATCCTGTAAGTTGGCTACCATTACCAATAAAATATGCGCCACTAATATTGGCTGTGGTAATGATGTTTGCGGTTTCTGTGCCGCTGGCCAAATAAGTTGAAACATCAGCATTGCCGTAAGTGGCTGGCAAGCCGGTAAGCTGGCTACCATTACCAATAAAATACTGACCAGCAATGTTACCTGCGGCAGAAACGTTGGCAGATGCGTTGATGTTTACTGCTACTGCATTGCCTGTGGCGCTGATTGTGGTACCTTGTACCAAGGCAGAACTAATGACATTGCCACCAGTTACATTGCCAGCAGCCGAAACATTGGCCAATGCTGTGATATTATTACCAGTAACCAATGCACTAGCAACAATATTGCCCTGAACACTGACCTGAGTTGGACTGATTTCAACAACACCAACCACACCGCTGATGTTGCCAACAATGTTGCCATTGGCCGCAGGAATGTTAAGTTCAGTTGTACCGTTTGAAATTTTTACTGCGGAACCAACGTTGGAGCTGGCAACGACCCCGGTCAAGCCAGCACCGTTACCAATAAAGATGCCGCCTACTGAAACAATGTTGCCTGCGGCAGTCATTGCGCCGTTGCTGGTGATGTTGCCTACAATGGCATTGCCAGTAACAGACACAATACCTGTTAATGACAAGTTGTTGCCTGACAAGTTGCCTGTGTAAGTAGGCAAGTATGCTTGTACGTTGGCGTTTGAATACTGTGCTGGTAAGCCAGTTAGCTGGCTACCGTTACCAATAATGTAAGCACCAGTAATGTTACCTGAAGTGGTTACAGGACCAGTTAGACTGACCAGATTACCAGTGTATGTGGGCAAGTAGGCCTGCACGTTGGCATTGCCGTAAGTGGCTGGTAAACCAGTTAGCTGGCTACCGTTACCAAGAATATAATTTCCAGTGACATTGCCTGTGGCAGAAACTGTTGAAACATTAATGCCAGTAGGGGTAACCACCAATACATTGCTAGTTCCACCAATTGTGGCTGAAATATTTCCACTAGCAGCCGCAGTCATGTTGGTGGTACCGTTTACAATGGCATTTGATGTGCCGCTGTAGGCCCCGTTACCACTTAGAACAAATGTTCCGCCCTGTTGGTTTGTGATAGTTACCGCAGTGGCATTGGATGTAATTGTTGAATTATTCAAGTACAGCGTGTTACCGCTTAGGTACAAGTCTTTCCAGGCCGCAGTTGCGCTACCTAGATTGTATGTTACGTTTGCCGCAGGCAGCAAATTGCCCTTGAAAGTGGTATTGAAACGATTGAAAACTACTGTGTCACTGGTGCCTTGAATTGTAACTGTAGCATTGCTTGCATTAACTGCAATGTTGCTGGTTCCGTTGGCAATATACGGTGCGGCGGCCGCAACTACGCCTGTAAGCTGTGAACCATTACCCACAAAATATTGTGAATGAATAGTGTTTACGCGATAGTTGGCATCGCCAATGTTGAATACGCTGTCAATGCTGGGACGCATTGAACTGTTAAAAACTACGTTGCCAATACCGTTAGCTTGTAATATTAAGTTACCGTTGATACCATTAATTGATATGGTATTGTTGGCGATAACAACATTGCTGTCAACCGGTCCCGCGGCGAAAATCTGGCTGAAATTGTTGTTTACGGCATCAAATGCCTGTCGCAACGGTTCACCAGTTCCATCATTGGCTGTTGCGCCAACGTCAATGATTTGTTGTGCCATAGATAATCAAGGTCCTCTGTGTATTTACCAGAAACCCAGGATTAGAGTTTTAGCCAATTCTAGTATAGGTCAGGTGAGAGCCAGATGCAACTGTGACGTTTGCAAGGCTGGTTTGCGCTCGAAGAATCACAGTTGTGTTGGCAGTATGGTAGAATGTGCCGTTGATTCTTACCGCACGTTGCGCAGTTGTGGCAGCCATGGACTGTGTGGTTCCTGTGGTATCAGACGTGCTGGAAGTTGCAGCCGCCCAAGATGCGGCAGCACCAGTTTGAGATTCCACTGTGTAATTACAGCTTCCACTGGGGAAGTTTACGGAAAATGCAGTGGTGGTTGATGATCCGTTGGTGGTAAGATACATTAAACTTTCAAACTTATAGGCTTGATTTGCCAATGCACTGAATTGCAGTACCCCAATGTTAGCCATGCTGGCTGAGCTAATGTCAAACGACGCACTCTGCCACACAATGTTTTCAACACCAATACCTGCACCGTAGCTGTTGCCAGAAACGTTGGCATTAGCTGTTCGTAATTCTAGTCCCAGCAAGTTGCCAGTTGCGCTGACATAGCCCTGTGTTACCAAGTTTCCGCCAGCATAAACGTTGCCAGTAGCACTCATTTTGTCGTTGCTGTTGACGTTACCGCCTGTGACGTTACCGGTAGCTGAAAAACCAGCAGTTCCAGCAGTTGCGCCAGTTAAAATAACAATGTTGTTGGCTGTGACGTTGCCTGTGGCACTTACTGCGCCCCCAGTAACCAAATTTCCACCAGTGATGTTGGCTGTGGCAGACACCTGCCCAGCTGTGGTCAAGTTACCCGGAGTCACGTTTCCAATCACAGTTTCTGTTCCAGAAACATAAGTGTTTCCAGAAACTGCAAAAGTGTGTAGAGGTGCTGTGTTGGCCACACCCACGTTGCCTGAAGCACCAATGATTGCTAGCCTAGTTGTGTTTGATCCTGCATTGCTTTGGAACAAGATATTGGCGTTACCGTTGATGTCCGAGTAAACAGCACGGATTGCGGCAGTTACACGAGCTGTGGCACCAGTTGCATCGCTGGTGAACCACTCAACTGCACCAATATTGGCACCCACTGTGGTTATAACAGTATTTGCATCACTGAATCTAATAGTTCGATCACTGGCTGCATCTGAAGTTTGGCTGAGCAAAATATTGCCGCCGGTGTTGATGTTTGCACCTGTGATGTTACCGGTTGCTGTGATCAACCCGGCTGTGACTAGGTTGGCGCCAGTAATGTTACCTGTGACGCTGACCAATCCAGTTACAAACTGACCAGTTGTGGCAAATACTGCCACATTAGACGTACCGCCAATGGTAATATTGGCATTTCCATTTGCCACAGGAATAGCAATACTGCTAGTTCCATTAAAGAGGTTGTCACCCGAAATGTTACCTGACAATGTAGCGTTGCCTGAAACACTGAGGTTTCCGTCGATGATCACTGTAGCGGTGTTGGCAGTCACACCCTGAATGGTAATTGTATCAGTGTTCCCAATAGTTGTAATGACGACGTTGCCAGCAACACGCTTGTAGATAGCCATTTAGAGTTCCTTTGTGTTATTTATACGGTTTAAGAAGTCTTCCATGGGCATGTGAACCAAGTTTACAATACCCTGCAAGCTGGATAAATTTGCTGTGGTTTTTCCTTGAACTCTAAAAAATCCACATTTGGGAAAATCTTTCATGACTCGTTGCATCTGGCGTTCCCAATTGCCGGTGTATGTGGGGTTTGATGCGCTTTTTTTGTAAAATTCTGTGTCAGCATACACATTGTTGAACTTGCCTGTTTGAGTTGGACCCATGTCAAACCCAACAAGATAGATTGCTCTGTGTCCATCCAGCGCGGCTTGTCCCACAGCAATGGGTCCTGAGCTGTAGCCAAAATAGTCTTGAGCTATGCGTCTGGCGCCAGTATCGGGCAAGGGTTTTCTTGTGTAGTGTATGTGAGTTTGACTGTACCCATCTTGTTGGATACGCAAGCTAATGGGAGCATCAGTACTGATCAGCACATCTGGTTCAAACTCTTTGTAGATAGCGTTGCATCCGTAGACACGCCCGCAAGTTTTTAACACTGCTAAATCAACTTCTTTGCGGCTGATGCCGTTACCAAGTACAAATGCTGGGCCCATAAAAAATCCTCCCAGTATGTAGCTGGGAGGAATTGGTTACTTGATAAATTAAGAAGTAACGTTCTGTATCAAAGCCACGTTGATAGTGGTTTGTGCAGTACCAGACTTGATAACTGAGCCTTCATCAGTAAAGAAGTTGGCCACTTGACGTGTGTCAGCAACAACTTCTGCCGCAGTGAATCCATTTCCGCCTTCAAAGCCCAACAAGAATTTGTTGGACAACTTGGAAATAAACACTTCAGATGAAGCGTCATCAATATAGCTGATGCTCATCAATCCCACTGTTGGGGTTGCAGAATTTGTCAAAACACACACACCTACAGAATTAACGGTACCCGAACCTGCTCCGCCAACTGAACTGGCAGTGAACACAGTGCCTACACCAAAGTTACCGGGTGCGCCAGCGGCTGTCCAATCAGTGGTGCCCACAGACACAATTTGATAAGCCTGGCCAACAACAAAACTTCCGTCGTTGACACCAGTAACATCACCCACTAGATATTTGCGAGAACCTTTTTGACGGATGATATAGCCTTGTGCCACACCAATACCTGTGCCCGAAGGGTTGGCAATGTTAACAGTAACGTCAACACGTGGATTGGTTGCGCTTGGGGTATCTGTAGGGCCTGCGCCGCCAACAACACCAAGATATTGAGTGCCGTTTAGAGTTTGAACTGGGCTGTTAAAAACAGGATTTGTTAAACTGTTGAAGTTAGGATAGCCAAGATCCACGCCAACGGCTGCGCCGCTGTTGCCTGATCCAGTGCTTGATTTTTGTATTTTTAGAGGACGACCCATTTTGTTTTCTCCTTAAAGAAGTCCGATGCGAGTTCTAGTCGCTACGCTGTGGGTATTAGTCTCAGCATAAAACACCCTATTGTGTTGACAAGTATTTAGCAAAAATGTAAAATAGCATAGCCTAGGAGCGTAAATATCCCTATGAATACTAACGAACTTATTGAAGCTGGCAACCAGCATCGTGCCAGTAACGAACCTGAAAAAGCCTTGCAATGTTATGCCATGGCCTTTGTGCAAGATCCTGACAGTGCGGCTGCGTTTAACAACTACGGAAACGTCATGCGTGAAATGGGTCGCCCTGAAAGTGCTGTGCCGTTTTTACAGCATGCGGCTATTCTTGATCCCAAAAACGTCACAGCACATTTTAATCTTGCAGTGACTTATTTGCTCATGGGCGACTATCAACGTGGTTGGCCACAATACGAGCATCGTTGGGACTACGAGCACTTGGCTGGCACTGAGCCCAAGTTCTCACAACCTCGCTGGCGTGGCGAAGACATTCGAGACAAAACTATCTTGGTTGTGGGCGAACAAGGGCACGGGGACAACATACAGTTTTGCAGATTTATCTACAATCTGCATGCCATGGGTGCCCGAGTCAAACTGCAAGTAACCGACGGGATGATTCCATTGCTAAACACCAGCAACATCATGGAATGGGTTGGCGGGTACAACGATGACCCAGGTGAATTTGACCTATGGGTTCCCATAATGAGTATCCCAGGTATCCTGGGAATTACCTTAGATAACTTGCCACCAATACAGAGTTATCTCAATGCGCTGCCTAATCTTTCTCGAAACTGGCAGGAACGACTGGGGCCAAAACTTCGCATGCGTGTGGGCTTCTCCTGGAGTGGACGTAGAGACGCTTGGCTCAATCAACACAAAGGTGTGCCGTTCCCTGTGATACTGGAAATGATCAGAGCCAACCCTGAATACGAGTGGATCAACTTGCAAGTTGATGCTACTGATGACGAGGAGCTGGCCTTGAGTGATGCTGGTGTGACTCGTTATCCCGGAGCCATTACCAGCTTTGCTGACACAGCGGCCTTGATGATACACTTGGACGTGGTGATCAGTGTGGACACTGCTATCACACACTTGGCCGGTGCCCTGGGCAGACCAGCTTGGGTTATGCTCAATGCTTATGCCACTGACTGGCGTTGGTTACTCAAACGTGATGACAGTCCTTGGTACTCCAGTGCCAGACTGTTTAGACAGCCCCGGATAGGAGACTGGGAAAGTGTTACCAAGAAGATTGCTCAATATCTTTCATGGTTCAAAATTTAATATGATACCGCTACGATAGGTCGTTAAACTACATTATCAGCCCCAGCTTCTCCTCGACTGACCGACATGGATGCTGGGGCTTTATTATGGCCGCAGTTGATCCATTTGATGCATGATGCGTTTTCTAAATTCTTCGCTGTGAAAATATTGTTTGTTGCGTTCAATTCTAGGCAACATTGCTTGGTAAGTGCCCATGATTGTGCCACTGCGAACCCACCAGTCAACAAAGCTAGCAATGCTTTCCAGTCTCATTTGACTGTCAGTTTCGCTGTCCCAACTCTGCCAAGGCACAATGTCTTCAAACATGTCCAGGCCAATATCTTTAAGAAACTTGTTTGTACCAGCACCACACACCATGATGGGTATTTGTCTAGCCACAAAAGGCTTGCAGGCTTTTTCAGTTAGATACACTTGATCCACACTGGTTTCAGTCACTAGGTTTACTGCGGTTTCATGATAGATTTTTAAATCTACACCAACATCATTGCGTGTGGTATCCGGATCTTCCCCAGGCAACAACAGTGGACAAGGATAGCTGTAGGGTTTGCTGCCAGATTCTAGTGTGGCAAAACTATAAGTTAGCATGGAGATTGTGTTGCGGCGATTAAACTCTGCCCACAACCAAGTTCGATGCCAGCGTGGACGATTGTTAAGACACATTATTTCTCGTATCTTGTTTGAGCCTGCATCAAAACTAAATGCGTTCCACCACAGGTGATTGCGTAAACTAAATGCCCAAAGAAATATAGGAAAGAATATCACACCTGCCCTGGGCTGATAATAATACTCACAATTGTTGGTCAAAATTGGCCTAGCAGGATCTGTTTCTAAAATGTGCGTAGGGAACACATTATGAGTCACATCAACCACATGCTTCTTGATTGGGTGCTGATCGATCAACTGTTGCAGACGTTGACTTTCTGTTTGATCACCACGTTCACGATAGAGTTCGTTACGCAACGGCAATGTTTCATTGTCCACAATCACCATGACATCATCATGAAACCACTGAGTAAGATAGTTACGATTTGAGTAGTAGCACAGTAGATCAAGGTTGTGTATCATGCGGAATACTTACCAAAGAAAAAGCCCCTTGCGGGGCTTTTCTTCCTTCCCATCCCTGGGTTGGATTCTCGGATTAGGAGAATGAAAGGTTAGACACAGCGATCTCGCCAACATAGTCACCAGCATTGCCGAAGCTAGATGCAGTGTTTGTCAACTCGATGTAACCATAACGTGTCATGAATGACACAACTGGTTCGAATGTGCTTGGATCCAACACAACGCCTGAAGACATCAAAGGAATGTATGGGCAGTAGAATGCTGGAGCGTCTGCTTCTGAAGAACCTTTGTAACCGACCAACACAGGTGTTGTGTCGCTTGCATAAGAGTCAACGAACACACGCATTGCGCCGTTCAATGTACCAACAAACTTGGTGTTTGTAGGTGCTTCAAATGTACCTTCTGTAGTACGTGCAAATGCGCTAGTTGTAGCACTTTGCAATACTGTCAAGGCAGCTGAAGATACAACAGCGTAGTTACCAGCGCCACGACGTGTGCGTTGGGCGATCAAGTTAGCAACACGGTTGATCAGAACTGCCAATGCGGCGTGTTCGTCACCAACGAATGTAGCTGTACCTGAAACAGTAGCTTGGTTGTATGTGAACTCAGTAGATGCCAATGAGCGCAAGCTCAAAAGAATCTCTTGGTCAATTTCAGCGGTAATCTCTTGAGCAAGTGCAGCCATGATTTCTGCTTCAACGTCAATACCATGCATGGCTTGTGCGTCTTGTGCAGATTCAAATGTCCAACGAGCTTGTAGCTTACGTGTGCGAGCTTCAACAGCTTGCTTCAAGATTTGCACAGAGATCTGACGACCGCCTGTACCTTCCATGGTAGCTGTAGCACCGCCAGTGTAGCCAGTTGCAGTAGCACCGGCAGCACCGCTAGGAACTGTAGAGTATGCTGTGGCAATCTTGAATGGGCTCAATGCTTCTTCACCAGCTGTAACGCTTGTAGCGGCAGCTGAAGAGTCTGTCAAACTGTTGGCATAACGCACACGCAGAGTGTGGATTTGACCAACTGGGCCTGTCATGGGCTGAACGCCAACCAACTCGTTAGCAATAACGGTAGGCATAACACGACGGATAACTGGCAAAATCACACGGTTAAGTGTGGCAATGTTGCCAGCGGCTGTTGAACCAGAACTTGCGTTCTCTTTCAAATACTTGCGAGTGTTTTCTAAGATAACACCCATGCTGTTGCGCTTTGAGCCGTTCAGACCTTCAAGCAGAGCTTCTTTGGTCTCGCCCCAGCGACTTTCTAATAGTTCTTGTGACATTTAAGTCTCCTAAAAAATTTATAGACCTGCCAGACGCTTGAGGTCGATCACATTACTGCGTTCTTCCGTAGCTGTACTGTTAACAGTTTTATTACCAGTTGCAACAGAAACTTGTTCGGTAATCACTTTGGTGGCTTTTACAGATCTGTCTTCTAACACTGCTGGTAGATACTTTTCAAAAGCGTTTTTCAAACGGGTAGTTTGTACGCTTTCGAGCAAATTACGCATGACATCTGCTTTTTCCTTGTTTAAGGGAGCCAGCAACATTTCCAATGTGCTGTCACGCTCATTGGATTCTTTGATCATACGCAGTTCGCGTTCTTTTGACTCAACTACGACTTTCGCCTTTTCGGTGAGTTTAATGGCCTCGGCCAATTGTCCATCTTTAGATTCTAACTGTGCATACAGCTTACGAACTTCTGCTTTCTCATTGAGGTGAGTAGCACCAAATTCACTTGCGTATGCTTCAAAGATGCGACGACCAAAGTTGTTCTCACGAGCAACCTTGATATCTTCTTGTAACTGATTGAGCTCAGCCTTTAAATGACGGCTAACAGCTTGACTCATTTTCTCTGCACTTTCCTTAACGAAACGTGTCTTAAGAGTCTCAAGTTTTTCACGAGCTTCACGAACCAAGCGGACTTTTGTTTCCACTACGTCACGCTTGTCTGCGGCAAACTCTTGAATTTCACGAGCCAAAGCATGCACCATGAAGTTTTCTAGTTTTGCTAGACCTTCAGTGTGCATTTTACGATCCTTACGCAGTTCGCCAATTTCTTCTGCAAGTTTAGTAACCAAGAAGCCGTTAAACTTCTGTGCTGATTCTTTCATCTTGCTTTGGAACTTGACGCGATCTTCTGCCAGTGCTTGCTTTTCAGCGGCAACGGCGTGAATCTCTGCGGCTAGACCTTCTGTAACCATCTTATCTAAGGCTTCAACCATGACTGACTTGTCATGCTCATAGCGTTGTGCAAATTCCTCGCGGAGTTCTACACGGGCCTGTTCACGAGCTTCATTTAGCTTGGTTTCCCATGCTTCATTAATCTCTTGTCGAGTTTCCTCGGTGATCAGGTTACTATCAAGCAATGGTTTGATTGCATCTAACATGCCTGGTTCTCCTTATATTTTAAGATCCCGAATGAGTTTTACAACTTCATTCTTTAGGTATCTCTGTACCTTGCTGTCCTCGCCAGCTTCCCGAGCAATTTCAAGCAGTCTGTGACCATATTTCATGTTCATCATGCTTTCGTAAATTGCTTTGGGGTATGCATTAGGTGCACTGGGTTGGGCAACCACATCTATAGTAACTATTTCAAAGTCACTAACATGTCCTGTTCTATCGTCAACGTTGCCACTTCCGCGGCTTGAAACTCCCAATTTTACACCAGATGTCAACAGCGTCTTGATCAACTCACCCATGGGGGTTGGAAGAATCTTTAACTTGCCGCATCCAGTATCGCCATCCATCCACATACCTTCAACACTGTGGCACACACGGTCTAGATTAATCTTGAGATCATCAGGATGATCAACTTCACCTAAAACTGAGTTACCTTCTTTAATCTGTTGATTAATAGTGTTAACCGCTTTGCTGATTTCATGTAAGGGATATACCCGGTCATTTGCATTGCGCTTGTTGCCTTCAATGCAGATACCTTTGAGATAGAGATTCTTACCTTGCCCATCCGTGCTGGATTCTTCCAGCACCTGGATATTGGCTTGTGTAAAGGTAAGTTGTTCTCTTAGAGTTTTCATTGACTAATTAACTCTTTGCCACTGGGCTTCTGTTGTTTTGTCCGCTGGCTTGACCAAGTTGTGGCTTGGTAGCTGGCTTTGGACTTTGTGTGCCTTGAGCTGGTGTGTTACCAACTTTGCCAATCAGATCTTTTGTGTTGTTGCTGTAGGCTGGAGTGTCATGTCTGCCACCCATTTCGCCACCAGCGTGTACTGGCTTGACTGAGTTGCCAATTGGGCCTTTAGCACCTGCGTTAGCGGCTACAGTAGACTTCTTGTTGACACCGCCTTCTTCAGAAGTCACTGGCTTTGGGGCTGATTTTAGTGTTACAGCTTCCATCATGCCCATTTCTTCAGTGTCGTCCATTTCAATAGCGTCGCCGCCTTCTTCAGGACCAAAACCGTCGCCGTCGCCCATGTCATCACCACCGCCCATTAGGTCTTCAAATTCGGCCATCAACTGGTCCAATTTGTCTTCCAAATTCATGATGTCGTCTTTGGATGCTGGCTCTGAACCGCCCATGTCGTCACCGCCCATGTCGTCACCGCCCATGTCGTCTCCGCCCATGTCGTCGCCACCTTCGTCGTCGCCACCAAAGTCTTCTTCGCCTTCCATGCTCATGTCTTGCTGTTCTTCAGCTTCAACATCATCAATCAGGTTATCGGCAGCATCACCGCCCATGTCGCCTTCTTCGATGTCTTCGTCGGCGCCTTCTTCGATTTCCTCAGCTTCTTCTTGCATGAGGTTTTCGTAAATCTCGCGTGACTTTTCTACAACAATGTCATGGAAAAGTTCTTTGGCTTTCGCCTCTTCATCATTAATCACGTATTCGATTAATTGTTCAAATCTATTCATAGAAAACTCCTATAGGTAAAGTATGTGTTTATTTACCCAGTAGGAGAAAAAGCAGTGGTTTAAGGTGTGAAAAAGGCGAATATTTAGAATTTATTACGCAGGCGGGGCAGGTGCGGGTGCATACTGCTGACGCACCAATTTTAATTTTTCTTTGTACTCAACAGTACGGACGTCGTTCATTTTGCGCAACTTGTTGAGTTGGCGCAGTGTAAGATGCGTTTTACGCAAATCGCCTAGTTGTGTTTGGCTGTTGTCGTTGTCAAGATCCTGATAGGCGCCAGGTTCTTTGTGCCAAAACTCGTTGAGTATCATATCAATATTTATACAGCTGGCGGTGCCGCGCCAGGTGCGGCTCCAGGTGCTACACCAGCTACTTCAGCTGATCCAGGCATTGCACCAGCTGGCTCCATTTGTGACATTTCTTCACCAGTTTCAACGTCTGCCTCTAGGCCGCCGGGGGTTATGCCCACACTGCGCAGATCTTGACCTTGAGTGGTTTGCATGTCAGGCTGGTCTCGCTCTTCGCGCCACATTTGTTCGTTTTCTTTGATTTCTTCTTCGGTCAATCCCAAGAAGCGTTCCAGCATAAAGCGTTTGCTCATGTACGGCAACGGTTCCATTTGCATGAATGCTTGAATTCTTGTGTTGTCTAGCTCGCTTTGACGATAGCTGGCAAAGTTTTGTGGAGCATTGAACTTGATTGAAAACAGGCCAGAGTCAATGTTGAACCCGCGCCACTTCAAGAACATCTTGAATTCGTCGTCTAGTTTTTGTGCAATCAACGCTTGTAAACGTTCACAATACTGGTTGAATCTGTACTCTTGTATCAGTGCTGTGCCTACTTTTCCGTCGCTCATGGCACGGTCTGAGTCGTCAGGACCAGTGGGCAAATAGCTTGAAGGCACACGCAGGCCACGAGCCATTTTGTTGTTGAAATACTTTAAATCGTCAATTTCGCCTAGGTTCTGGCCACCAGGCAGTGTTTCAACACTGCTTCCGCGACCGTCTTGTCCTTGGGGAAAGAAATAGTCTTCGTTGATGCTGAGTGGATTGTAGCTGGCATCCATCATGTTGGTACCACCACCTGTTATTGTGGGAATACGTCGCTGATGCATTTCATTTTTTACACGTTCCACAAACTGCATGGCCAAGTGTGATGGCATGTTGCCCACGTCAATCTTGAAGATTCGTCGTTCTGGAGCACGTTGTACACGATAGATCAGCACAGCATCTTCCAGCAGTTCTTTTTGCTTGAATACTTTGTAAATTTGCTCTAGTACACTGCGTCCAAATGGCCAAAACACGTCCAGGCCTTCGTTCAAGCTCATGTGTATCACGTGCTTGGCATCCAGGCAAGTTTCGTTCATGGCAGTCATAAAGCGACTGTTGCCCACACCACCACCTGTGCCACCGTTGGGCATGGTGTAGTTTGCGGCACCTGAAATTGACCCTGTAACCGGATTGGTCATGTAGTCTGTGGTGGTCTTAGCAGCCACAGTCATGTTTTGGAAGTTGGGGTTGATGTCACGAATCACATACTGCTCAGGACGCTTGCCTTCGCTTTCGTTTACAATCACTCTAGCAACCTTGGTCATGTCTACCCAGTACATTTCAAATGTTTCTGGATCACGCACAAACACTTGATCACCGTACTTGATGGTGTTGCGGAACAGTTTGAATATGCGCTGATCCAGTTTGTTCAGTTTGACCCACTGCTGTAACTGTTTCTTGATAATGTCAATCTCGTGATCAGTGGGTTTGTCTTTGTAGTCTACGTCAAATGGCGTACCATTTGACTCATTCATTTGTGTAGAGAACTCAGCAATGATGTCTAGGCAAGCATTGATTTCTGAGTCCATGTCCATGTTTTCGTACTGATTATAACGTTCAACACGATTGGGATGGCCTGAGTACACTTCGGGCAGTCGGCTAGCATAGTTACGAAACACAAAGTCAGCTTGTGTTGCTTGCCCGTCGTTCTTTTCAAACCCTGGCAGGCCATAGCTGTTTCGTCCGTTGATAGGACTCATCACACCTGAAGTGTCTGCTACTTTAAAATACTTTTTCCAGCCGGGTTTATTTTGATCTGCCATAGTCTATTATTTACCGTGATTAGCTTTGCATACGCAACATCTTGTTTGCTACACTAGTTGAATCCTTTTGAGCTTTTACCATTTCCTGCATCATAGCCAGCATTTGTTTGCTGTCTGATGCCATGTTTTCAAACAACTTTATAAAGTCTCCGCTGTTGTTTTGCATTGGTATCACTGCTTCTTTGCCGTGTAATGTTGCTTGATATCCTTCGTCTGGCCCATCGGCTATCATACCTTTTTCACCAGACAACTGGAAGTGTACCGGGTCTTTGGGAACTACTTGTCGCAACCCCTGATTATTCAACGCCTTGATGGCCGCAGGATCACTGTAGTTTTGAATATCTACTGCTAGTCCTTTTTCGTGTGAACTAGTACCCGGGCGACCAACTGGCATACCAGTTGGGCCAATGCCGGGACGTCCAGCATCAATTGTTTCTTGATACAATCGTACTTGATCATCTGGGTCACGTTTGGCGCTGTTAATTTGGAGTTTATTACCAGTTAATGAATTATACTCGCTGGCAGCCAGCATCACAGCCTTTTCTAATCTGTCATCAAGTGCTTCAAAATTACTTGCTGAACCGCTATGACCTCCAAATCGTAAAAGATCATTTGGATTACCTGATCCAGCCGCGCCACCACCTCCCGTTAATCCTGATCCACCACCCATGCCTGGCGCCGCGGGCCTGCCGCCAGATTTTAATCCAGTGCCGCCGCCCATGATAGCTTGTTGTGCGGCACCGGTGCGCATGTTACCAGACTGGGCAAGCGCGGTGGCAGAACCAGCAGTACTCATATTACCGCCAGCCATCTTGTTCACAATATCCATGATCCCGCCAAGACCAGTTTTGCCTGCTGATTGTTGACCAAATGCTTGTCCCACTCCGGGCATGCCTTCGTTGTCAACTTCGTTTACTACATCATTCATGAATTCAGTAAGTTTGTTAAAGTATCGCTCTTCAACTTTGCTAAACTGTTGCATTTTTGTAGTTTGAGTGTCAATAGACTTTTGCTGTGCCTTGTAGTCTTTTAAGATTTCGTCTACTGATGATTTGATCTCTTGAGCTGAACGCTGTGTATACTCACTGACATTGCCGGCCATGTCCAAGGGAACAATGTTGCCGCCTGTGTCGGGCACAAACAGTTCAGGACCTTTTTCGCCTACAATATAAGGAACACTGGAGTCAACCGGCCCGCCCTTTTCTCGTTTTTCAATATTTTTTAACTGCTGACGCAACCAGGCCTTGTCTCGTTCACTTACTCCTGGATCGTCCAAGGCAATGTTAGCATTATTAACTTCTTCTGGACTACTAGGGGCGTAGTCACGACCAACTGAGCTCATTTGGTTGGCTACAGGCTTGGCTGGCTCTTCTTTGTAAACGCCAGCCAGTCTTGCCAGAGCCTTTGCCGCTTTGAGCGAAGCTTCAGCTACGTCAATCATGCCTTGTTGTGCTGCCGGAATACCTTCAGCAACAAGTTTATTAATTTCTTGGTTGATTTCAATCTGTCGATCAACTGTGTCAACTTGACCTTTCAGCAACTTGTCATTTGACATTTTGCGTTTTTTGTCTTCTTCATCTTTAATGTATTTCTGCTTTTCTTCGTAACTCATGTTACTGAGAATTGAGGATTTTTCCATTTCAGCTGACGACAACTGTATGCCAGCACCAGCATTCAGTTTGCTCATTGCAATACCAATAGTTTTTTCGTGTCTAGCCACGCCCTTAGTAATACCAGTGAATGCTTGTGCGGCTGTTCTAGTTCCGTTGGCCATGCCCATGATTTCTTTTTGTGCTATGCCTGCTGTGGTAAAGTTTAATTTCTGTGCATCAGCACTGCGCAAGTTTCCAGTGACCATGGCTTTAAAACCTTCTTCCATGCCTGGACCAATTGCCGCAGCCATGATCAGACCTTCTTTCAATTGGGCGGCAGCAGCCAAACTTTCAGCATCACCTTTGAGTTCTAGTTCACGTATCTTGGCGTTGAACATTTCACTACTCTTGGCACGATCCAGCACGTCCTGCTGTTGCTTGGCGTTCATACCTGTGAGTTCAGCCAGTCTGTTCTGTTGGAAAATATATTCTGTAGCACTGGCTGCCAACTCCTTGTTGGTCATGTTTTGCGCACGACCAGTACGTGACATTTCTTTTAGGTATCTTGCTTGGCCTTCAACAATATCCACTGTGCTCATGCCCATGGCCAAGAATTCTTTGCGACTGCCTTTCATGGCCTCGCCCATGTCACCCAATCGTTGAACACCCTGAGCGGCGCTGCCGCCTAACAATGCCAGTTCTTGGCTGTTGCCAGCCACAATGCCTGTCAAGTCACTCAGCTCGTCCATGGTCAAACTCAACTGATTGCTGAGTTTGAGCACGCCAGTCATGCCAGTAGAAGCTGCCGCTCCAGATTTGGCTAGATCACTGTAGCTTTTGTACAACTTGTCGGACATGGTAGCCGACATTTTCTGAAACTCTGCACGAGCCTGAATCACACCCACAGTGAGCGCAGTAAAGCCTGCCACTAGACCTTTGATTAACGGTCCACCCGGAATCAACATTGTCAACGCAATTGCCGCAAGACTTGCGGCTTGAGTCATGTGATCTAGGCCTTCGTTAAACGCCGCGGCACCTTTTTTGCCATCGGCCATGGCCTTGAAAGTAGACACTGCCCCTTTGGCCAATTCCCCCAGACCTTGTGCAGCCGTAGCAGTACTCTTGCTGAAATTGTCAATGCCATACTTGGACTTCATTTCGGCATCTTTTACCTTCTCAGCTGTGGCCTGCGTGATTTCGCCAAAAGCGGCCAGTTCTTTATTAACTTGTTGTAGTAACGCCGCTGTTTGTGCGGCTTCTTGATTTACGTCTGCCATGGTTTGGTGCCTATAAGTAGTTTTATATTTATAGGTGAAACTATGTCACAAACTGCGAACCCGCTAAAACAATATTTTAGACAACCTGCAATCTATGTTAGATTGCCCAGCAACGGAGAATTCTGGGACGATGGCTCTCTCAACTTGCCAGTCAACAAGGAATTGCCAGTGTTGCCCATGACTGCCATTGACGAAATTACATATCGTACCCCAGACTCCTTGTTTAACGGATCTGCGGTAACTCGCGTGATTCAAAGCTGTGTACCTGATGTCAAGGATGCTTGGGTAGCCCCTGGCAGCGACATTCCCACTTTGTTGGTGTCTATTCGTATTGCTAGTTATGGACATGACATGGAGATGGCCAGTACCTGCCCTGAGTGCAACACCAGCGGAGAGTACACAATTGATTTGCGAGCAGTACTAGAAGGAATTACCCTGGGCGACTACAAAACACCGTTGCAACACGGTGACTTGGAAATTTCTTTTCAGCCCATGAACTATCGTCAACAAAACGATGTGAACCAACAACAGTTTGATCAACAACGCACCATTGTCAATGTACAGAACGATCCTGATCTTGACGACAATGAAAAAATTGCACAACTAAACCAGGCACTTGAAAACATCACCAAACTCACCGTGGGCGCACTAAAATACAGTGTGGCCAGCATCAAGACTCCCAGTGCCTTGGTTACCGAAACTGCTCACATTGAAGAATTTTTGCACAACTGTGATCGCAAACTGTTTACTCAAGTTAGAGAAAAAATTGTAGACTTGAGAGAAAAAGGCGAGTTTAGACCCATTCATGTCACTTGTGGCAACTGCAATCATGAATACGATCAGATGTTGAATCTAGACCAAACAAGTTTTTTCGCGCCCGCCTCTTAAATTCTAAGCCTGAAGAAATATCTTCAATGGTAGATGCCATGGAGAAAGAGGCCAATAACATCAAGGCACAGTGTCTCAAGATGTCATGGTATCTCCGTGGTGGTGGCACATACGAAGACGTGCTGAACATGAGTTACAAAGAACGTACACTTATCAATGAACTCATTAAAGAAAACATGGAAACCACTCAGAAAAGCAAAATGCCACACTTCTAATGGAACTAGAAACTGTACGCCAAGACATAGAAAACTGGATAGCGAACTTTTTAGAAGTTCCACATCCGGCCTTGGGCGGCTTTTCTCCGTGCCCATATGCAAGATCAGCACGACTAAAAAAAAGCTACGCAGTATATCTTGGTGCTGACCCCTACTACGATTTGAAAAATCGTGGGCGCCAAGGCATGGGCAACTGGGAAGTTGTTATCTATGTTTATGATCCCAAAGAGTGGAATCATGACATGTTGTCTGGCAGCATTGAACTGGCCAACAAGGAAGTGTTGTTGCCCAGAGACATGATTGCCTTGGAAGATCATCCTGATGACGCAGAAATAGTCAATGGTGTGTGCATGAACCAAGGAACTTACGCATTGGCATTGGTGCAGAGTCTAAGTGATCTAAACACCAAGGCCCGGCTAATGGCCAGCAAAGGATTTTATCATAACTGGCCAGAAGAATACTTGCAAGGCTTGTTTCGTCACAGACAGGATCCCAGATGACATATCAGTTTGCTAGAATCAATCTTGGTCAGACTGATTACACACCCAGTGTAAAATGGCAGTACCTGCGTGACCCAGACATCCCTAAGTTAAATCAGATCTACAGAGACTACTGCAAGTACAAACACTTTGCGTCAGTGATGCCCATCTTTGACAGTCGTTATACTGACTCAATGACTGATGTAATTGGATACTATGACAACGAAAAGTTAGTGGCATTCAGTTTGATCCGACGCTACGACAATCACAATGCACTATGCGACCAGTTTGCATGGAACTATCACAATCCTAGACTACGTCTGGGAATAGAAACACTACAAACAGAGTGTGCTATCTACAAGGCTCGTGGATTCCAATACTTGTATCTTGAGCAAGCACACTTGTACAAACAAAGCATGGCAGGCTTTGAACTACTAGGACCACTGGAGTAACTATGGACATTTATACAATTTGGGCAGACAAAGAAGGCGACATCACAGACCTTGAATGGGTTACAGGAATGAAAAATTTCTTTGATCACTTGATCTCTGAAGGCAAGATGGAGAGTTACAGAATCACTCGTTGCAAGATGGGGTTTCGTAGCATTGCTGACATGCCAGAATGGATGATACTCATGGAGTTCCAGGACATGGGTCAAATGGACTCGGCTTTCAAACGAGTTGCACCACTTGAAGGCGAACTTGAAGTCAAGCACAAGAGCTTTAATCAATTTGTTTCAGGCAACATTCAGCATGCGCTGTTTAGAGACTGGCCAGATCAAAACTTATGAATGACCTTGTGTTGATTGCCATTCGGGAAGAAGCGCCCGACCTTGGCCACATGATGAACTTGTTTTATACAGGCGTGGGCAAGGTCAATGCCGCAATCACAGCCGGCGAAGTCATTGCAAAATACCGTCCCCGACGTGTGATCAACTTTGGCACAGCCGGGGGCATTACTGTGAGCACTGGCCTACATCAATGCACTCAATTTGTGCAAAGAGACATGAGTTGTGAAGGACTGGGATGTGAATCAGGACAAACACCATTTGAATCCAGCATAGCAATTGGCACACCAGGATTAACATGCAGTACAGGCGATAACTTTGTGATGAACTCACCACTGCACATACCAGCAGATCTAGTAGACATGGAAGCCTATTCCATAGCCAAAGCATGTGAAAAATATCACGTGGAATTTCTTTGTTTCAAATATGTTAGTGATCAAGCCAATGCCACAGCCAATACTGATTGGCGTAATTCTGTAGCTCAAGGGCAATCACATTATGTCAACAAACTCAAAGAGTTAAACTTGTTATAAAGACTTGCTACGCAAGTCTGTTGATATCACTTCGTTCATCAACGTTTGTTTTAAGTATCATCTAGATTAATCGGTCACACTTTGCCCGCACAGGGCAAAGATAAGATCTGTAGCATCATCCGAGTAGCACAGTCACTTAGCGTTCAAACTATAATTGACTATAATTCACTATAATCAATTGCACAGGCGGTTGTCCGGTACCTGCTCATTTTGTCTTTACAACGGCAGCTTGACACACATACGCTAACACATGTATCAAACCTGTACTATCACTAGTACATCTTTGGGCCTAAAAAATTCTGTTCAAACAATCAAACCGCGGCATTTTGCGATCGTCGTCCTGTCAAGGATAGTGATTGAGTGCTCGCTAGCGCGGCGAGGCTTCCACTCCCTGCGATCCGAGATCCAGGTCTAGGGCACATGAAATTGACCTGTGCAAGTCTTAACTGCTTAGTTTGTTGATTATGTGGCTGCCATGGACGCGAACTTGAATGTGACCATTGTAATAGTCCTTGCTTTCAAGCACACGCCGAGAAAATTGTTCTCTTGCTTCGATATAACTGCATTCTGATTTGGAGTTACAATAGTAAAGTATTTCGCGAGTGAAGTTTTCTTTGCCTATCTGTTCCACGTCCTTAGTTAGTTCAGGGCTAGACCCGTAGTAGTCACGCCAATCACTGTCCACCTTGGTGCGGATTTTTTGTTTTTTCTTGTTGCCGTTTTTGAGTTTGACTGTCTTTTGAGTAGTCTTAGAAAATTTGGCTAATTTTTTGCCTATGTATTTGCGTTGATTTGTGATGTTTGTAATCAAGTAGACAAAGCCCACGCAATCTTCGGGAAGAGTTTCCACCAGTTGATTGTTGTATAGCCATGTCATTCATTGTAGTTACCTGTTTGCTGCCTGTAAGTTGAAATTTACCATTCTAATGTGTGTGAAGTGTCAGATAAACGGTCTGGAGTACATTTGGTTTGACATTCCAAACTGTTGAATTTTAAAAAGTCAGTACTCCAAAACGGATCTTGTATGATTTCGTTAAATGTTTTTGTGTTTAGGTTAAACCGTCCGTGCCATGCCTGGTTGTGATCGTAGCGATTGGCTGTCCAACAACAGGGATAAAATTCTCCTTGACTGTTGACAAAAACACCTTTGTTTCCAATCAAGCAAATCCCTGCATAACCGTTCAGTGTGCTAGCACGTTGTTGAAACAGCATTTTGAGAGATTGCCCAGGTCTTGGCCTTGGGTTAAGCTGAGTGCTTTCGCGCTCGTATCTATGTCCTGATGCTATCAACTGTGAATCAGTGGGTTCAAGATCGTCCACTGCCCCATAGGCGTTGGGATACTTGCTACCAAATTTTGTAGATTTTGTAAGTTGAAAGCAGTCAAATTTTAAGTCTCTAGCAAAGGACTGCATTTTATCTAAGTTGTCTTGGTTGAATCTAAATGCAATGGCAGCCCAGACACGATATGTTGATGTGTTTGCAGTGCAAAATGCTTCAATGCCGTGCATTATGCTGATCCAGTCGCTGTGAACTCTATACTGAATGTTGCTATGATTGTCCCAGCCGTCAAGGCTCCAATGCACTTCGTCGTCATGATTGAGAATTTCACCCAATTCTGTCCACCAATGCACAGGCTTGTAACTGCCATTGGTGATCACCACCAGTTGTATTTTGGGATTGGTTTTCTTAATCCAACGACAGATGTCTAGGAATTCTCGACAGTATATAGGGTCTCCGTCATTGCCACAGAAAGTGATTTTTTTAATTTTTGACACCACTTCTGCTCCAATCTGCTTACGAAAAAAATTCAACGTAAGTTGTTTGTTTAGCAGAGTTTCAGGTAGCTCAGCTCTTGGGCACCTTGGGCATTTTAAGGCACATATACTGCTGGGTTCGATATGCCAGTGATCCCAGGCTATCATAGCTGTACCTCTCGTTGCCATTGTTGACTAAAGCTGGTGCCCACCGCAGTAGTGCCACAAGTGTCTAGGCATACAATGTTGGGTTGCAAACTGGCCCAAGAATTTTCTACTTCTTTAAAATCTGTCACAAAGTCCTTTTGCCTAGCACCAAGCCAGCAACAAGGACTTGTGCGGCTCTGGGCGTCAATGTATAGACTTTGCTCATTGAGAGCATGACAATTGACCTTGATTGATTTTACGTTTGGCACCTGCCATCCAATTGGTTGTTCAAGTCTGTTTGTAAACCCACGCTTTGACACCTTGGCTCTAAACCATTTGAAACCCATGTCTCGGGCCAGTTGTTCGCATTCTTCAACTTGATCTTGATTGTGTCGGTAAACCAACATGTCCCAGTGTGCTGATCCGCCGGCTTCTACAAATGCAGTTACGTTTTGCATTATCTTAGACCATGTGACATTTTTTCTGTAAACATGATTGGTACTTTCCAATCCATCAATACTAAACACAACGTAATCTTGTGATTGATTAAACAATCGTCCCAGTTCAAACCACCAAAATGTATTTTGCAAAGCACCGTTGGTATTCATGCCAAGCACAATGTTTTTATTAAGTTTGCGGAATTCTTGACAAATGTTTAATGTGTGTTTACCTGCCGCAGGATCACCATAATTGCCGCACATGAACATCTTGTCAAGTTTGGTAATAGATTCAGCATCAAACATTTGTAGTATCTGATCCATAGAGAGATGATGCTGACGATCTTTTTTAAAGTTCGTGTCAGTTTCTCTAGCACACAACGCACATGCGGCTTGGCATACGTCTGTGGGCTCTAGGTGTAATACTTTTATGTCACGCAAGTTCAACATCCGTATTGTAGCTGGTAAACCCGTTTTCTTTGATAACCTTGAGAATGTTCTCCACACGACCGGCCAGCTCGTCTCTGTGACTCACAAGCCAAATACTCTTGTGACGCTCACGACTCATCTTCTTCAGCAGGCCCAAAGCATTCTCCACGCCCTGTGTGTCCAAGCCGTTGTCAATGAGTTCATCAATGAACAACAGATTAATAGGACTGTACAAACTTTCCCACACGTCACGGAATGCCCAGCTCATGCTGAGAATCAGTCGGTTACGTTCGCCTCGACTTAAATTATCAAAGTCTAGCTCACGGCCCAGTTCTTCAATGCTCACAGTAAGGTCGTTCATGAATTTAACTGTGTGCGGTAATCCAATTCTATCCAAGTAGTGTGTGAGCCGCTGATTGAGATAGCTCAAGTTTTGATCAATAATTTTCTTACGAACAAAACTGTCTTTGGATGTTAGCAGTTTGAGCAAGAAGTCTTGATGTTCTTGCAATCTAGTTAGCTCATTCAAATGATCGTAACTTACAACCTGCAGAGCTTGTCCCTGCATGTCAGAAATCTGTTCAGTGTAAGGGTCAGTTTCACTGCGACGAGCTTCCAAACTAGTGCGAAGTGTGCTCAAGGTATTGCGATGATTTAATGCATCTTCCAAGGTGTCATAAAACACCGTGGGTGCTGTGCCCAACGCACCCACCTGTGTCAACATGTCTTGGTGTCCTTGACGCTGTGTGTCGTTGGCCAAAAGTTGTAAAGCAGTTTCTTTTACTAGATCTTCTTTGGCTTGTTTGAGTTCATCTTGTTTGTTGTCATGCAAGTCCTGACCACAACTATGGCACTTGTGATCGTCTAGTGCTGTAATCTCAGTTCGGAGTTTGTCCAACAGTTTTTGTTGTTTGACATCATCAGCATCTATCTGACGGATATAACGAGTAGCATCATCTATGGCTTTTTTCCGTACATGGAATGCTTCTAAATCTCTGTGCGCTTGTACTTCAACGTCAATGTCAATGTGTTCAAGGTCAGCTATGGCTTGTTCAAAATTCGCACAGTCTTCATTTTGTTTTTTAACCCACAAGGTTTGACGTTTGCGTAGACTTTCAATTTGTTCTTCAATTCGCTTGTTGGCTTCTTGTGTGGCTCGAATACGCATTTCTTCTTGCGCAATGCCATCTTTAGTTTGACGATTGAGTTCTTTGATACGATCAGCTTTTTCACTCAGCAATGTAATGCCCAGCAACTGTTCAATGATCACACGTTGTTCATTGGCCTTTAAACTGAGAAACGGCGGAGTGTAAGTGTTCAAGCCTACAATGTGTTGAAACATGTCATGGCTCATACCAAGCATGCGTTCAATCTCGTCTTGTGTTTCTCTTGAATCACCTTGTGCTTCGTCAGTGGCTGTTTTTTCTTGATTGTTTACATAAAATCTCAGCACATTGGGTTTGCGTCCACGTTCAATACGATAGGAAATGCTGTTAACGTCAAGATCAACACTGACTAGCATGCCCTTGGCGTTGGTTTTGTTTACCAAGTTGTCTTTGCGAATGTTGCTTAATGCCTGTCCAAACAAGGCATAACTTAACGCATTGATGATTGTGGTTTTGCCTGTGCCATTGCGCGAGCCGTCACCACCAAGGTCTAAGTTTTCGCCTAGAACAAGTGTAAGGTCTGTGCGATCAAAGTCAACACCTTGCGTAGCATTGCCCACGCTCATGAAATTTCGAACAGTTAAGTTTTTAATTTGAATCATAGAGTCTGGTAAATTTTCAATAGTAGTTTGTTGTCGTAGAATTCTGATTCAATGTTGGTAATCTGATCAGTGACAATTTGATCTACTGATTCAAATTTAACTTCGCCAGGAGCCATGTCTGTGTCAACGCCAGATGACTTGTTTGGTATTAGTGACATTTCTCTCAGCGCATAGTCCTTGACAAAAGTTTCTTTAATGAAGTTTGCTTCTTCGTAGCTGATCTCAATGTCTAGATTAACACGCACATGCATCTTGGGTTGAAGAAGCTTTTGAGCATTGTCAATAAGAGTTGCAAGCCCGTAAACTCTGTAAGTGGGCTGATCAGGCCAGGCATGATATACTGGATCTTGTCCCCACTCCAGTACAGTAAGTCCACGTTCGTCATCACCAGCGTCGGCATAGTTGTGTGGAAAGCAGTTGCCAATGTAGGTAATGTTCTTTTTGGTTTGACGTTTGTGAAAGTGTCCAGTGAACACATGCCCAAAACCCCCAAGGTCTTCTCTGCGAATCTCACCATGATCCGGCATCTCTACCATGGCATTCATCAAATAGCCAGGCAGTTCAAAATGCCCAAACAAGTAATCACCTTTTAGTTTGGCCAGGCGTTTGTGATCATCGCCGCACAACCAAGGAGCAATAGTAACATTGCCGTCGCTAAACCAATCGTTACATATAGTAACATTGGGAAGATGTCGTGCCCACTCCACACTTTGTATATCACGTTTATCCCGATAATACAAATCGTGATTACCAGGAATGAAATACACACGTTCAAAATTAGCATTCATGTGCTCCAGTGCTCGTAAGCTGTAGTTTAGAGTGACAATATTTAGGCTGGCCCGATTGTTGTGCCAGTCGCCCAGGAACAAGCAGGTCTCACAACCTTCAGATCGGGCCTTGGCAGTTGCCCACTTGACAAAGTTTAGGCAATCCTCATTGTGTTGAACGCTGTTGCTTTTTAGACCAAAGTGGATGTCGGTGAAGATCGCGGCTTTACGAAATAGATTTGTCATTGATATAGTTTAACAGATAAAACAAACAATCGCAACGTATTTGGTTTAATTAAATCCCATAGCATCAGCTATTTCTGGATGGACCCGGGCAAAGTTTTCGCCCCTTATGTTATCTACCAATTTGATGTTTTTAACAAAATCTTGACCGTCGCTCTGCAACAAGGAATTTTTAACCACATCTAATACAAAATTCAATCGTTGTTGATGAATTTCTGGTAAACCAGAATTGGCCAAACGATTAATTACCAGTTGTTTTGCTCGGGGGGTTAGCCGTCTAATACACATCCAGGATGGGGTCTGTAGTATGTTGTAAAAGTAATCATCAATACCTTGACTTAACAACCATTGTATCAGTTCTGGAAGATACAGCACGTTTTGCACATTTACTGTGATTGATATGCCCATAGTTAGACCAGTATTAGACATGAATTTTTTAAGATTGTTTTGTAGTTGATCCCATGTGGCGCCTGACCGTTGATACTCAAACCTTTGATCAATGTCGTCAATGCTCATGGTTATAGTCAATCGATGAAATTGATTAGCACGATCGAACACGTCATGATACTGTGTGCCATTTGTTACAAATTCAAAAATGCAATCTTTACTAAGATTGTTATCAATAAGATATTGCATAAATTCTAGGTTCTCTTTGATCATCAAAGGCTCACCGCCGAGAAATTCAAAATTGCGTAGTTGCGGGATTGCCTTGATTTGGTCAAAGAACATTCCACGATGTTTTTTCCAATTGTTGTTGATTAACATTGTATACACTGGATTGTTTTTGTACTCTTCAGAGTTATTGGCAAGTTTTTCTGTGGCAATAGAACTGCTGAAATCTTCGCTACAAATTCTACATTTGAGATTACAAAGGTTGCCAAGATGACCGCCAATGAATCCAATATTATGATCTGAATCAGACTCCCAATCAATGTGACCCCAAATATTTTGTAATTTAAATCTAGTGAGTTGACGTTTACTCAACCCACCACTGTTTTCAATAGAGGTACACTTGGAACAACCTGATGGTACCTTGCCCTGTCTAAATTCTTCTCTCAGGGAATTCATGTGTTTGCTATTAACAATTTCTTTTATTGTATGCTGGCGTATGTTAAAATCTTGATTGTTGTTGTCTCTGAGATTGCCTGAAAATTCACAACATAGCTGTGTAGTTCCGTCGGGTAACACATGAATTCCACTCCAGGCATGAGCACACATGTGATTGTTGTTGTTAAACATTGGCCTGGCTGTTTCAACTGTGTTGTGCTTGTTACCTTGAGCTTGCTGTACTACCCTAATAGGTTCAACCAAAGATTCAAAATATTCCTGGGTCTCAGATTGATTGGTAATCACAGAAACAAAATACGGAGATATGTCAATGTATTGCAGTACGTTAACAATATGATCCAGCGTGGATCTTTGTACAGGAGAAAAATTATAAAAAATAAACCGATCTTCGCTGTTGTAAACCGGCTTATAGTGAGGGATCAACTCTTTGTACAAAGTAGAACTTGGCTGGTGTTCTAAATCTTCAATCCATACTACAGCTATTTCGTTGTAAGTACCGGCCATTGTGTTAGTCATTTGTGTCTAAACTGCTTGTAACCGTTCCGCTCATGGCCGCCATTGAATGTTTGCCAGAGTTCTGTCTGGTCCATGAAGGATTCAGTCCGTTCATTTCCAGAATGTCATCACGGATGTTTTGATTTTTCTTTTCAATGTTCAAGATACGAGTAAAGCTATTAGTGATAGCGGCAGTATAATACGCAAAAGGGTTCTGCGATTTTGACTCGTCAAATTGCAATCCAATTTGGCTGAGCTGTAACAGGGCCTGTCCCCGCATTTCTTCGTTGTATGTGTATCCACGCCAGTTACTCCTTGTAGCATATCTTTCGCACAGTTTCATAAACATCATGGCCAGCTTGCGGGTCATGTTGCCATGTTCTCTACTGAACTCACCAGTTTGTAAATCGCCTTTCCAGTGACTACGTCCCACAATAAACGGGACTTTATCTTTGTCTAAGCGATAGTGTTCAAATGGGGGGAAATTTAATCGCACATGATTCATGTCCAGCACAGGCTCTTCAACCAGGTCAGCCAGTGGATCATCTTCTGTAGCGTCATCTAGATCTAGAATGTCTTCTAGTTTTCTGCGCTTGGCCTCGGCCTTGGTAATTTTTTTAGGCGCCTTGGGAATATGATCCCAGCAAGTGATACGAAACACAATGTCTGCGTTGGGTATTTTTTTGGGGTCTACTATGGTACCTTCACGCTTGAGTCGGTCAGCACGATTGCGACGTGCTTCGGCCACAGTGCGTTGATTGATTTTGTCCAGGCTGGGTAAAATCATATCATACTGATGATCTAGTTCTCGATCCTGGTACCAACAGTATGTGTTTTTGCTGTGATGTATTTCTTTTAAGATATCTCTGTTGTTGAGATAGTTCACGCGAGGTGCAGTTTTTGGCAATAAAGTCATGGTTGACTGTGTCTCCTAATGTGTACTTATTGTAGCAGAAAAACAACATTTGTCAACCTTTTTGTTAAACTACGCCGAAAAAGATTGGGTTAAATAAGGTATAGGAACACAATCATGGCACAGGGATACGATCCAGCAAAAGCGGCAGAAGTAAACAGACTTATAGCACAAGGACAAACTCCTCGCGATGCCTTGGCACAGGCTGGTATCACTCAAGAAGAATTTGGCAACTACAACTATGATACTGAAACCAGTGTGCTTGGGCCGCAAAATGGGCCGCCCAGTAACGAACAATCAGTTAGTCCAGCTAGCGATCCCAGTCAATTTCCTGCATATGATGATGATGGCAATCTACAACCGGGCTTTGCCATCAATGATGAAAACGGCGAGCCATACTATCGTGGCTACCCGTCACAGGATGTGACAAATCAGCCAGTTAATCCGGCCTTTGATCCCAGTCAATTTCCTGCATATGATGATGACGGCAACCTACAACCAGGATTTGCCATCAATGACGAAACAGGTGGCACATACTATCGTGGCCTAGGCCCACTGACACAACAGACTTCAGGCTTTGATCCAAATTTTAATGAGTTTGGGGGATTAGATGAAGCCATTGCCGCTCAACAAAATGCAACACCAATTAACAATCCCTACTATGGATTAACTCCCACACAATTGCAAGACCTTGGTGGAGCAGATCCTACAGATCCGTACATACGTGCTAGACTAGGTATTCCTCAATTGCCAGGATCCACGCTATTTGCCACTGGCGGATTTGGCACAATCAAAACTGGGGTTCCTTTGATTGACACAGCACTGGGCATTGTGGGAGGTATTGCTGGCGGTATTGGTTCAGTGTTTAGTAATTTTGCATCTGCCATTGGTGGATTGTTTGGGCCCAAGCCCACAGCATCAACTACTGCGGCCACTACAGGTCTGGGATTTGCGGCATTGGCGGTACCAGTTGTAACACCGCCCAAGACAGACACACCTTTGCCAACCACAGCAGATCCCAGTCAGTTTCCAGCATATGATGATGATGGCAACCTACAACCGGGCTTTGCTATCAATGACGAAAACGGCGAACCATACTATCGTGGCTTCCCTAGTCAAGACGCTCAGGACACTCCAGTCAACCCTGCCAGCGATCCCAGCCAGTTCCCTGCATATGATGATGATGGTAATTTGCAACCTGGTTTTGCTATCAATGACGAAAACGGCGGTACCTATTATCGTGGCTTTGAAAGAAACACAGACCAACCACTGAGTGTTACCGCGGATCCCAGCCAATTTCCGGCATATGATGACGATGGCAATCTACAACCTGGCTTTGCTATCAATGACGAAAACGGCGAACCATACTATCAAGGGTTTGAACGCAATACTGATCGACCTCTAAGCCCAACAGCAGACCCCAGTCAGTTTCCGGCATATGACGATGATGGCAACCTACAACCTGGCTTTGCTATCAATGACGAAAACGGCGAACCATACTATCAAGGATTTGAACGCAGTTACGACGTGCCGTTCAACCCAGACGAAGATCCGTTTGAACAATCCCGTTATGAAGCTGAACTGGCATACAATGCTCAAGAGCCGTACGAGTTTGGGGCCGCCAACATCAATGATCCGTATTATGGATTGTCACCAGACCAGTTACAGGCTCTAGGTGGTGCAGACCCTACTGACCCTTACATACGTGCTAGATTAGGTATACCTCAGTTACCAGGCGAGACACTGATGGCTACCCCGGGGTTTGGCACAATCAAAACTGGCATACCATTAATTGACAATGCATTGAGTTTCCTTGGCGGCCTATTTGGCAGCCCAACTCCGCCCCCTACACCTGCGGCTGTTCCAGTAGCACCCACTACGGATCCCAGTCAGTTCCCTGCATATGATGATGACGGCAATCTACAACCTGGCTTTGCCATCAACGAAGAAAACGGCGAACCTTACTATCAAGGGTTTGACAAAAACACAGATCAGCCAGTTAACCCTGCTAGTGACCCCAGCCAGTTCCCGGCATATGATGATGACGGCAACCTACAACCAGGCTTTGCCATCAATGATGAAAACGGCGAGCCATACTATCGCGGTTTTGAAAGAAACACAGACCAGCCAGTTAATCCTGCCAGCGACCCCAGCCAATTCCCTGCCTATGACGATGATGGCAATCTACAACCGGGATTTGCTATCAACGAAGAAACTGGCGAAACATATTTCCAAGGTGTGGGTCCTGCTACAGGCACAGATTCAACAACACTAAGCGCAGAACAAGCGGATGCGTTCTACAATGGAACTGGTACTCCAACTGCCGCACAACAAGCAGAAACCAATGCAAAAACCGCAGCCGATGCGGCAGCATTGTATCCAGGAACAGATAACACAAACTTAAAGAACATCAACGAAGCATCAGGAGCCATTGCACAAAACGAAGCTGGCATTGCCAACGCTCAAAGTATCATTGATCAAAACAATGCTGAACTAGCAGATCCTGATATCAGCGACGAACGCAGAGCAGAGTTAGAAGCCAACAATGCCGCTCAAGAAAACTATATTAGACTAGCAGAAGATAATACTGCTGAAAATGAGTTAGTGATTGAATCCAATGCAGACGCATTTGCGGCAGGTGGTGGCGACCCTGACAGTGGGCAAAGCCCCGATGAAGTTGCGGCTTTGGAAGATCCTGGCCTACAAGAAAATGTATTTGATCCTGGCGAAACAGTTAATGCCAACGGTGAATCAGTGTTTGATCCTGAAAATGTTGAGCCTAATTCAGATCCGTTTGAGCAAGCAAGATTTGAAGCAGAACTTGCGGCTGAGGTGCCTGTTGAAGACATTGTGTTAACTCCAGACGAACAAGCAGCCGCGGATGATCCGTTTGAACAACGTCGTCTTGAACTTGAGCAAGAAGCAAATCGTGAAGAGTTGGCCATGGAAGCCACAGATGTTGAGCCCGGGCTGTTTACAGGCCAGACTGATGAGTTTGGCGGTGTAGATGAAGCAGTGGCTATAGAACAAGCTGACATTGACACACGCAATGATCCTGCGTTGTCTGAAGAAGAAATTCAAGCTGAACTTGATCGAGCTGTTGAAAACAATGATGCCGAAGACGTTGAACCCAGTCCAATTGATGTAGATGCTGAAATAGAAAGAGCCGCAGCCGAAGGTGCTGAACAATATGAAGCCACAGACGTTAATTCAAGTGATGACGAAGGATTGCCAAAAGAAGGTGGTGGAGATCTTGCTAATGAACGTGATGATGCTGCCGCAGTTGATGCCGCATCTCAAAATGCCACAGTGGCCAAGGCCAAAGAACAAGCAACACTGCAAGCAAGATACAAACAGCCAGGCGTGACAGATTGGCGTGTGCGTTTGGTCTTGGCCGAGAACAGCGATTATCTTTACAATTCAGACGATGCTGACATTTTAAAACCTTTGAAAGGCAGTAACGGGGTGATATTCCCTTACACTCCAAACATCACCACGTCATACACGGCCAATTATGAGCAATACAATCTCATACACTCAAACTATCGTGGCTTGTTCTACAAGAACAGTAACGTGGGTGATGTACAAATTCGCGGAACGTTCACAGCACAAGACACACAAGAAGCACAGTACCTGTTGTCAGTAATACACTTTTTTAGATCAGTTACCAAAATGTTCTATGGCAAAGATGCACAACGTGGTACGCCACCACCCTTGGTATATCTAGTGGGCTACGGTGATTGGCAGTTCTCTGGACATCCTTGTGTGGTAGGATCTTTTAATTACAATTTGCCCAATGAAGTGGACTACATACGTGCCAGCAGTCCCAACAATTACGGAACCAGTTTGTTTAATCGCAGAACTCCAGTGGCATCCAATTCAGGTGGCACAAACTACAGCGGAGCCATTAGATTGGCCAATGCACTGTTGCCACAAGGCGCACTACCACAAGTACCATCGCCAGGGCCTTTACCACAAGCAGTTTCCAACACTAATAGAGCATCATACGTACCAACCAAAATGGAAATTGACATCACATTGATACCAGTGCAAACACGCGAACAAGTTAGCAAGCAGTTTAGCCTCAAGGCATTTGCCAATGGTAATCTGCTCAAAGGAGGTTATTGGTAATGGCTGAATACTCATCAACCAGTCCCTATTATCAAACGGGCTACAGTCAATTCTTTTTAGATGTCATGGTCAATAGACCCATACCCAAAGAAGATGATGACCTAACATTTACTATCAACCAAACTTATCAGTACAGACCTGATATGTTGGCTTATGACCTGTATCAAACTTCCACGTTGTGGTGGGTGTTTTATCAACGCAATCCCAACACACTGCAAGCACCGCCCTTGGACTTTACTGTGGGCAAAATAATTTATTTGCCAAAAATTTCAACGCTGAAAACAGCACTGGGATTCTAACACATGGCTAGAACTGTTGCAGAAATAGAAGCAGAAATTGCCAAGCTTCAGGCAGAATTTGATGCGGTGCAAGCAGCCGCAAGAGCTTCTGGTGATATTAATAGTCCTCTTCTAAACACAAGAGAACAATTAAGAGCTCAAATAGCTCAACTTCGACGTGAGTTAAGAACCGCAGTTGCACAAGAAAATGGCACACAACCTCAACCTCCTGCCACTGCCAGCCAAACTGCACAAGACGATGGTAGTCAAGGTCCTAACAAACCCGCCGCACAACAAATTGACACCAGCGGCAGAGTAGTTACACCACCTGATACAACTGCCCCAACCAATGCTGAAAAACCCACAACCACAGACGCTGGTGGTGGTGACACTGGCACCCAAGAGCGCACTCGTACTCTGTCAGAAACACAGGCCACAGGTCCAACAACTCCAGGTCCTATTTCAGAACCACCACCCGCTGTCACAGCCAACAGCCCCGCAGGTGCGGCTGGAGAACAAGCAAGAATTTCTGCAGACTCGCCAACCCTGGCCACTGCCCCTGGCGTTGGCGCAGCCAATGATGATGCTGCCAAAAACTCTGCAGAATCTGCACAGGTAGACGTTAATGCTACCAACACCACAACTGTCTATGTCAAGCCCAGAACAAATACACTAGATAAGTTTTTCAGCTACACTTATTCAGTGTCAGTGTATATGCTTACGGTCAAACAATATCAGTCCTTGATGTACAGCAAAAACAAAAAGATTGACGGATATTATCTTTTGTTTCAAAGCGGCGGCGCAGCCAACAACGTGGGGGGTGTGCGCAACCTTGACGGCTTTGCGCCCAGTAACACACAATATGGTGCATTTGGTGAAGAGCCCACAGCCAGCCCACCGCCAGCAGATGGTGGCCGCAACCCATTTTTTCCGCTAGACTACTACATTGACAGTGTGACATTGGACACTAGCCCCTTGGGCAGGGCCACTGGTGCCAGTCACATGACTGCTAGTTTAAAATTTACTGTGCAAGAAACAATGGGTATTACCTTGATTGATAATCTCAATCAAGCCGCAAGAAATATCAGTGCCGTTGACGAAGGCACAGGCCAGCCCAACTATACCAATACTGATTATCTCATGATCATACGTTTTTATGGCTATGATCAAAATGGCAAGCAAGTAGAAATACGTGGCGGCGTTAACAACACCTTGATTGAAAAATACATTCCCTTCAAGGTCAACGCAATCAACTGGAGTGTGGGGTCAAAGTTGATTAGCTATGACTGGGACTGCACACCACAAGGTCAACAAATTGGCGGGTTCACTGCTCGTGGCGCAGTGCCATATGATGTGCAGTTGGTAGACAGCACTGTAGAAGGATTACTAGCAGGAAGTTTAACTTTTGCTGGGGGAGCAACGCAAGCAGCCAATCCTGGAGCATCAACCACAGCCAATGCCAATGGTGCATTCCGCGGTCAAAGATCTGACGTACCAGCTACAGCCTCAACACAGGCACCACAAAAAGCCATTGCGGCACCAACGTCAAAAACCACAATAACCAGAGGCTTGATGGATGCCATGAACAAGTTTCAAGATGACCTAGTATCACAAGGCATCTACAAAATTCCTGACAGGTATTCAATTGAATTTATTGGCACCGACAAAACATCAAGGGCAGACATTGCTGATGCCAAGTTACAGTTGCCAGCTACCAAGGTAGACAAAGCAAAAACGGCAGGCGGGAAAACAGCAACACAGGATACCAGCAGCCTCAAGCCAGAAACAAACGCAGTTGACATGATCAGTCGTAGTTTTAGTATCACAGCTGGCCAGATGCTAACACAGGCAATTGAACTTGTGATTCGCAACAGCAATTACATTACTGATCAAGCCATTGTGGTTTTGCAACCAGACGGAACATATTTGCCAAACCCCCAGGCCAAGGATGAAGTATCTTGGTTTACCATCATGATGAGTGCTACTGAGCGCCCTGGCGGTATTGACACACAGCGCAATGACTATGCCTATGACATTAGGTACACTGTGGCTCCATACATTGTGAAAAATGTGGCCAGTCAGTACTTTCCGGTTAGCACTTTTTCTGGAATACACAAAAGCTACCCCTATTGGTTTACCGGACAAAATACTGCGGTGCTGGAATATCAAGAACAGCTCAACGCATTGTACAGCCTTACAGTGAGTGGTGACAATCCCAAATACAGTGCTCTAGCAGAAGAACGCAAAAACTTCTCATCCAGCATGAGAGATATTGTAAAATACAACTATGCTCCGCGCAGTACAGAAAGCAGTTCAGGCGCCGACGGCAAGAGTAATGAGATTGGTGCCAACTTGACAGAAGACCTTATGAGTCCAGGAGATCTTGCCAATTGCAAAATCAAGATTATTGGCGACCCAGACTGGATTCAGCAAGGCAGTTTGTTTCAACCAGTCACACCAGGCTCATACAATGTTGAGGCCACCACTGGCTGGAATGAAGATGGCAGTATTGGGTTTGATTGTGGTGATGTGTTGTTTGAAATTGTGTGGCAACGCCCTGAGGATTATGATCTGGCCACTGGCCTTGCAGACCCCTATGCCGTGACACAGAAAAAATACGGCAATCGCGAGCCCATACAAAGCCGTGTGTATATCTGTACCAAGGTCATTAGCGAATTTAGGCAAGGCAAGTTTGAACAAACAGTTGAAGGCACCCTATATAGATATCCCAAACCTGATGGCACCAATGCCATTGCTCCTGTACAGGACAACAAAACCAGCGAGCGTGGCCAGGCCAGCACCGCAGGTGCGAGCGGGACACCAGATGAGTCTAGCGCAGAAACTGCAAGACTCAAGGCACAAAGCAAGCGTCTAAAAAGCGCGGCTGAAACACCAAAGCCAACGTCAACAACTGGAACAACACCTACATCGTCAACGGCCCAAGGTGTTCAACAACTACTGAACCCACCTACTACCTTGGCTAATCCAACGCTGACTCAGTTGCAATCTAGCCCAGTATATAATGCGGCAAGACGCAGTGGGCAAACACCACAAGCATCCTTAGATGCGGCCAGACAGGCATTTGCTGCCACTGCTGGCGGAAGTCCGGTAACTAGTAATGGGCAGGCAGTGTCCACGTCACAGGTAGGCGGGCCACCCAAACTTGGAGGGGGAGGTGCAGGATTGTCAGCAGATCAGGCTAGACAAGCACAGAATATTCCGCAGAATCCCACAAACAGCACTAACCCAAGCGAACAAACTATGGCAAGAACTACTTAAGGAAAATAAATGGCAGAAAGTTATCAACGCAGTCGAGGAAGAGCACAGAACTACAAGCTAGATCGTGGTGGTGTTCCCGCAGAGTTTGGGCCATTTACTGGTGTTGTAATGAGCACTGTGGATCCCACACGCAGTGGTCGCCTTCGTGTGTTTATTGAAGCCTTTGTTGATGGTGGCCCAGAAGCCATGGAAGATGAATCAAAATGGACCACGGTCAGCTACATGCCATCCTTTTATGGCAACACGCCCATGACCGAAACTGAAGGAGCAACCAGCACGTATGGAACCTATCCAGGCAACTCCAACAGCTATGGCATGTGGTTTACCCCGCCAGATATTGGAATCACAGTAATTTGTATCTTTGTCAACGGGGATAGATCGCAAGGATTTTACATTGGTGCAATTCCTGAACAGGGTCTGGGCAACATGATTCCGGCCATTGCTGCCAGCACCAAATATGAAGTTGGCAACGCAAATCAAAAAGAATATTTTGCCAAGGCCACAAGACTACCAGTAAGCGAAATCAACCTCAACAACATTGAACTCTTTAATGATCCTAGATTTTTTGATGCAATAAAACCAGTGCATGGTTATCTAGCTCAGGCATTATTTCAGCAAGGCTTGATTGAAGATCTAGAGCGCGGCACCATAAGATCCAGCAGTCAACGCGAAACCCCATCAGCAGTGTTTGGCGTTTCAACCCCAGGCATACCAATCTATCAAGGCGGCATGAGCCCCAATGACATTAGAACCAAACTTGACGCCGGCGAAATCAAGCCCAGTCAGGCCAAAGTGATTGGTCGCGTGGGTGGCCACAGTCTAGTCATGGACGATGGCGACCTAGATGGCGACAATGCTCTGTTTAGATTGCGCACAAGTCTGGGCCATCAAATCACCATGAGTGATACTGGTAACTTCTTTTACATTGTGCATGCTAATGGGCAAGCATGGTTGGAGTTTGGGGTAGAAGGCACAGTAGATGTGTACGCCACAAACTCAGTAAACATTCGCACCAAGGGCGACATTAATTTTCATGCAGACCGAGATATTAATATGTTTGCTGGGCGCAATGTCAATACCAAGTCTGTGGAAAATACACACATTGAAGCCATGAAGGACATGACAATCACCAGTCAAGGTGCTTGGACAGCCTACAGCAAATCAACCATTGGAGTCAAAGCCGACGGCACACTGACATTAAACAGTGCTGGCGGTTCATGGGGTGCTGGCCCCAGTTTGGTCTTGCAAGCTGGCGGCATTGATCTTAACGGCCCCAGTGCTGATCAAATTGAAACGCCCAATCCTCTAACAAAAACACTGCTGGACGAAACAGAGTTTGATACCAGCAAAGGATGGATTGTGGTTCCTGAAGGGATTGAAAGTATAGTAACTCGTGCGCCCACACACGAACCATACCCGTATCACAACAAAGGTGTTGATGTCAAAATTCAATTTGAGGAAGGACAACCCAGTCCGCCTCCAGGCGCAGTGCCTGTTCCCCCAGGCGTGGAAATAGTGGCCAAATAACATGAGCAGTTTTACATTTAATCTTGACAGTTTGAAATCCAGCGTTGGCTCAGGAACTGCCAGTGTTGAAAGTGGCCTTTATTCCAAAACAAAAGATGAAGACTTGATCTACAAAGGAGCAGATACCATTGTATGGGATCGCTCCAATGCTGAACGACTACGCAGAGGACTTCCAAGTTTAACTGATATTGGATATCCAAGACCTCCTGAAGACACGCCTGCAGAAACTGCACCAGCCACAGCGGCTGACGGCTCTGCAAAAACATTTGAAATAAAAGGCCCTCCAGGAATGACTCGAGAGCAGGCCCTGGAAATTTTTAAAAAACAAGCTGGCACAGGTGGCCTAGTAGGATTTAAATCTGGCGACGTACTCAGTGCCGCAACACAGTCTGCTGATGGACTAGAGTCAGCTCAGGCATCGTTACAACAATCTTTAGCTGGAGTTGGTGGCAGTTTAGGCGGCGGCCTAGGCGGCATCAACGTTGGGCAAGTACAAAGCGGTATTGCACAAGCAGGTGGTGCTCTGGGAGGATCACTGGCAGGAATTGCTCCAGGACTGACTGCCTTGGTAGGTCCCGCAGTGAGTTCAATTGCTGGCGGCGCAGGCGGAATAGTAAACAGCGCAAAAGCACTGGCCGGCGGCAGCATAGTATCTGAACTAGCCGGGCTCAGTAGTGGCATTGGCAAAGCACTAACTGGTGGCGCTGGAATGGTAGGATCTATTGCAGCCACTTCTATCAGCACAATCAACAAAGTAATAACCTCAGTACCAGTAACCAACCCCATCAACGTTGCAAATTTTGCCACAGCTACCACAGCACTTGGTCCCATTGGATCAATGAATACCAGCCAAGTCACTGCCACTTTGGCTCAGGCCAGCAAACTAACTGGACAAGCATTTAGTTCTGTTAGTGCCACAGGTGCAGGCGGGTTTGGTCTAGACGTAAGTCAATTGGAAACATCAGGATTTGTCAAGCCAGGAACCAGTAACTTTATATCAGACGCTTCTGCATCAGTCAACAGTGTGTTAAAATCGCCATCTGTGTGGACTGGAAAAGAAGGTGTTGGTAGTTTGTCAAGTCTGCTGAGTAACCCTGGCGCACAGAGTAAAATTCAACAGGACTTGATGGCCAAAGGTGTTGCTGGCCTAGGCGCAGTGGGTGTTCCAGTTGGGGCTCTTTCAGCACAGGGTCTGGCTGGAATGAGTCTCAACGCCGCAAAGAGCTTGCCCGGCGCAGAAGCGTTTGCCAAAGGATTACCAATTCCAGGTGACGTTAGTGGTGCAATCAAAGCTGGGTTTGATACCAATGTACGTGACGCGGCATTTGCAGTAAATTTAGCTGACGTCAAAGTACCTGAACCATTCAAAGCTATTGATATTCCAATACCCAAAAACAACACAGTGTCAAGAGCCACTGTGGATGCGGCTTCTAGTCGCATTGCAGGCAATGAAAAAATACCCACACCTAACTATGGACCGCCTGCTCCAGCTGACGAATCTGTAGCAGTACAACAGCTCAAGGAACTACAGGCTTTGTTGATTGAAATTGTCAATGACTTAAACAAACGACTGAAAGAAATATATACTACTGAGGATCAAGTCAAGGCCTTGCAAAATCAACAGCAAATTACTTCTAATGAATGGAGTGCAGTAAACTCTGAATATCAAACCGGCAGAAATTACTACAACGACACTGTGGTACCAAAACTGGCTAACTTTACAGAGGTGTACAATCGTGCCGAAAACAATGTGAGAGTGATACTCAGCGGAGATTACAAAACCCTGGAAAAATTTCTTACGCTCGGTGTAACCCGCAGTCGAGCAGTGAGGGAACAGCTGATGTCCCTGCAATATAAAATAGCAGGCTACGGTCCTGAAACGTAAAAATACCCCATAAATACTGTATGGCAAAGACATTTATTGGTTTTAATACTCAAGGACAATACAAAAAATTTACCTTGACTGGGTTTGAGTTAATCAAACGCGATCTTCTCAACGCCTTTAACATACGGCAAGGGCAGTTGCCTGGCCGCCCAGAATACGGCACTATTCTCTGGGATTACTTGTTTGAAAATCAACTTGAAGAATTACAAAACAGTATCACTCGTGAAGTGCAACGTGTGGCTGGCGGCGATCCTCGAATCTACATCAGTGACGTACAAACTTTCCCCCAGGAAAATGGCATTTTGATACAGGTTGAACTTGCTGTAATACCGTCTACTGATGCCGAGCGACTAAGTATTTTTTTCAACAACACAACTCGCACAGCCTCCTACGTATAACCTAGCCGTTTTTGATGCCGATAAATAAAACATAGAGGCTCTAACAATGGCAACCACAACAAGACAAACAGCAATATTTGGTGTAGAAGACTGGAAACAGATCTACCAAACCTATCGCGAAGCAGACTTCCAAAGCTACGACTTTGAAACCCTGCGCAAAAGTTTTGTAGATTATCTGCGTTTGTACTACCCAGAAACTTTCAATGATTATATTGAAAGTTCAGAATTCATTGCGTTGTTAGACGTCATTGCTTTTATGGGCCAGGCCATGGCCTTCCGCACAGATCTAAACACTCGCGAAAACTACCTGGACACTGCTGAACGTAGAGACTCAGTGATCAAATTGGCTAATCTTGTAAGCTACACAGCCAAGCGTAACACAGCCGCCCAGGGTCTGCTCAAAGTTCTCAATGTTACCACAACAGAAAACGTGGTTGATTATCAAGGCGTAAATTTGGCCAACGTCACTGTGGATTGGGCTGACCCCACAAATCCTGACTGGCAAGAACAGTTTACAGCAATTATCAATGCTTCACTGTTGGATACTCAGCGCATTGGTCGTCCAGGCAATCGTCAAACCATGCTGGGTGTTAGAACTGACGAGTATGGTATTAACTTGGTGCCTGGCTATTTGCCCATTGTTCCGTACACGGCCACAGTTGACGGCATTTCAATGCCGTTTGAGGCCATGAGCTCAACCAGTGTTGGTCGAGATTATTTGTATGAGCCCAGTCCCACTGTTGGCAACCCATTTAATATTTTGTTTCGCAATGATCAGTTGGGGTTCCAAAGCGCCAACACTGGTTATTTCTTTATGTTCAAGCAAGGTGTTTTGCAAAATCAAGATTTTAACCTAGCTGAAAAAATTTCTAATCGCACAGTAAACGTCAATATTGAAGGCATCAACAACGAAGATCATTGGTTGTTTCAGCTTGACAACGTGGGCAATGTGTCACGTGAGTGGAAATATACTGAAAACATTTATAGTGCGGCAGCTGAACAAATTGGCACAGACCTAAGTCCCATTTATACAATTACCAGTAGAACCAACGATCAAATCACCATGGTGTTTGGCGATGGTGTGTTCTCAGAAATTCCAGTGGGCACATTCCGTGCCTATGTTCGTGCGTCAAACGGTTTGCAGTACATTATCAACCCTGAAGAAATGCAAGCTGTGACCATTCCCATCAGCTACATCAGTCGTAGCGGTAACTTGCAAACCATCACCTTCACTTGCGGCATTACTCGTCCAGTAAGCAACAGTCAAGCACGTGAAAGCGTTGAAGCAATCAAGCAACGTGCTCCTGCTCGCTACTACACACAAAACCGCATGGTCAACGGTGAAGACTACAACCTCTTCCCATACACACAGTACAATTCAATTGTAAAATCAAAAGCATTGAACCGTTCGTCAATTGGTACCAGTCGTTATCTGGACTTGATTGACAACACTGGCAAATATTCAAGTATCAACACCTTTGGCAGTGATGGCGGATTGTGGGAACAAAATATTCTTCCTACTATCCTGTTCTCTTGGACCAGTCGAAATGAAATTGCCGACGTTGTGACCAATCAGGTGCAACCGCAACTGGCTGACTCTACCATGCGCCAGTTTTATTATGGTAACTTTCCAAGGGTCACAGAAACAAACTTACCTTATGCCACCACCTGGTTAACAGGAACCACCTGGCAACAAAGCACTACTTTGGCCAACGAGACCACCGGCTATTTTGTCAATGGTTCAGGCGTACCAGTACCTGTAGGCAACACCACAACCACAATGTTGAAATATGCAGCCGTGGGAGCATTGATTAAATTTGTTGCACCCACTGGTTATTACTTTGATGGCAATAACAAACTGCAACAGGGCACTGCAACTCGAGCTGACGAAACCACAGAAATTTGGGCTAGCCCACTGCAAGTTGTTGGCGATGGCTACAACAACGGAATTGGCAATCTGAGTTCAGGTGCCGGACCAATCACAATCAACAACTTTGTGCCTACGGGCGCCATTGTTGACACACTGATTCCGTTGTTTGTAACTGATTTGCCCTTGGACCTTGAACAGGCCATGGCTGAACAAATCTTGTTGTATCGCAACTTTGGTATTGGCTATGACAGTAACGGCAGTTTACCAATTACAAATTATACCCCAGGCTCCTGGTACTTGATTACCAGCACTAACCTGGCACAAGATGCTACTTGGAGTCAACAGTACGCTGGTAACACTTCGGGCGCTAACCTTGACGCCAGCTGGCTGGTACAGTTTACAACAGAAAATCAAAACTATACCATTAGTTTTCGCGGCCTGGCCTATTACTTTGGATCAGTGTTACAAACACGATTCTTCTTTTATGGTGACCAACAAGTATATGACAGCCGTACTGGCACAGTGATCAAGGACTTTATCAATGTGTTGGCAGTGAACACACAACCTGACAGCACTGCTACCTTGCCTGGAAACATCTATATGACCATCACAGGACAACCGGTAGAAAGCGACGGCTATGTGGATGACTTCCAGGTGCTAGTAGGCTACCGAGACAGTGACAATGACGGTGTTCCAGACAATCCAGATTTCTTTGACGAAATTGTTGCACCCACAGTTGATGCCAATCAAAAGTTGATATTTTTGCAAAAGACCATAGACTTTGATAACCTGCAACGTTTTCTACTGGTTGAGCCAGGCGTTGTCAACAGCGACTATCCCACCTATGATGATTTAGAATTGGTAAAACTAGAGTGGAGCCCAGGACAGGTATTTTATGCCTACGCTGACGAAGATTTTTATCAACTGTCTGTTGGTACCACTGGTGTGCGCACCTTGATTGATGTCAGCAACGAATGGATTGCCAGAACTGGCCGCCAGGCTCTGTACTATCAGTATCGCCACAACTCACCACTAACCAATAGAATTGATCCAGGCACAACCAACATCATTGACTTGTATGTTGTGACCCTGGCCTATTATACAGCATACCAAAACTGGATTCGTGACACAACTGGCACTGTGACTGAGCCTGCACAGCCCACAATTGATGAGCTTTCAACAGCGTATCAAGGACTGAATGATTATAAAATGTTGAGCGATAATATTATTTTAAATTCCGTAACATTTAAACCGTTGTTTGGAGAAAAGGCTGCAAGTAGTTTACGAGCCACAATCAAAGTTATTCGTGCTTCAAATTCCACTGCCAGCACCAGCGAAATAAAAAGCGCAGTTGTGGCAGCCATGAACGATTATTTCTCAATTGACAAATGGAACTTTGGAGACACTTTCTACTTCAGTGAACTTGCGGCTTACTTGCATCGTACACTGGGATCAATTATTAGCTCAGTGGTACTAGTACCACTGGACACACAAAAATACTTTGGAGACCTTTACGAAATTCGTTCAGAACCCAATGAAATTTTTGCCAACGGTGCCACAATCAACAACATTGATGTGATTGAAGCATTGACCAGTACCAACCTGCGTACTGCACCAGGTAGCGGAGTAATTTAATGGCAACAGTTCGTAGTGTTGATTTTCTTCCTGAAATTTTTCAGACTGATGCCAACAAGCAATTTTTAAGAGCCACTCTTGATCAGTTGATTCAAGAGCCCAAGTTTAAAAAGACTCAAGGCTTTATTGGGCGCACAGTGGGCCCAGGTGTAAATCCCAACGACAAATATGTAGTTGAACCCACAGATACTCGAGCCAACTATCAACTTGAGCCTGGCGTTATTAGTTTGGTTCCAGACACTGACACTATTCAAAATGCAATCACATATCCAGGCTTGAATGATGCTATTGGATTCCAGGGTGGCAACAACGGCAGACCAGATCGCTTGTACGAAAGTGAATATTACAGCTGGGATCCGTTTGTTGACTTTGACTCATTTGTAAACTTCAGTCAGTATTTTTGGTTGCCCAACGGACCCGAAGTGGTTGACGTAGCGGCAACAGGCGTAGCAACATCAGACAATTTTATAGTAGATCGCGAAAATGGTGTGTATACTTTCTCAGGCGTGGCTGGAGAAAATCCTATTATTGAATTGGTGCGTGGCGGCAGTTACACATTCCAAGTTGCGCAAAACAACAAAGAAACTGTGAACTATCGTGTGCGCAACCAAGGCATTAGTTCATATGTGATTGACTTCCAGAACAACCCAACACTGACTTTGTCTCGTGGTAACACCTATGTGTTTAACCTGACACTAAACGGCGACTTCCCATTCTGGATTAAAACTGCGCCAGTCACTGGCCTTGGCAGTCCCTACAACAGCGGTGTTAGCCGCAATGGTGCAGTGACTGGACTTGTGACATTTACTGTGCCACAAGACGCACCAGATACTTTGTACTACATCAGTCAAACACAAAGCAACATGCAAGGCGAGTTGAATATTGTGGACGGCGTACCGGGTACAGGTCCAGGATTTTGGATTCAAGCCGCCCCTGGTGTGAGTGGTCTCATACCCACAACACCCAATATCAGCAGTCGCGATGTGTTTGGTGTAACTGGCAACGGTGAAGATTTGGGCACTATTGTTTTCAACGTGCCCAGTAAAACAGCGCAGAGTTTTTACTACGATCTCAACCCCATTACTTCAATTGACTTGATAACTGGACTAAAGTTTGATGAAATCAACAACCAACCAGTTGATCAATTTATTTTACAATACGGCGGCATTGACGGCATCACAAACTTGAATGGCCGCACACTGATATTCACTAATCCTCTTACAGATGACACTGATGGCGGATGGCTACGCACAACGTTGTTTGATCCTTTAGAGCCTGGCGCTGCCAACAATGGCCTAGCAGGCAGTTTTGACTCACTACCATATGACCAAACTCTGATAATTGAACCTGAACAACGCTATCAGCGTTGGCAAATTTCTTATGTCAACGTTGCTGGTACAAATTATCTTTACTGTTCCAAGATTGCTGACATTGCGCCCTTGGACAAGTTCAACATTGGGTACGGCAATACGTACAGTAATACTCAATGGTACAAAGACGCTACTGGCACATTCAAACAAGTTCCATTGTTGACAGCAGTACAAGATACCTTGTACTATCAAGACGGAACTGATCCTGAAATCTTTGGCACTATCAAGTTGCTTGAGCAAACTGGTGCGTCTACTTTGTTTGTGGATCAAATTTTGGGACGTAAAACCTACACCAGTCCCAACGGAGTTGAATTTAGCAATGGTCTCAAAGTTAGATTTACAAGCGACGTAAGTCCAGCCAGTTATGGATCAGGCACTACTTCAATTACCTATACCGAAACTGAATCAGGCACAAATTATATCACGTCTAACAGCAGTAATAATTTGTATGTAGGGGAACAAATTGTATTCAATAGCCCAAGCCTTGGAGGCCTGTTGCCTGGTCAAACTTATTATGTGCGAAGCATAGCGGCCAGCGGGTTAAAATTTACAGTCAGCACCGTGGACGGCGGCCCAGCAGTTTCTTTATTGACTGGAACTGGCACGGCCTTTGCAACCTCAATCAGCAATGTAGAATATTATGTTAGCGGTGTTGGCACCAGCATTGAACTGTTGCCAGTAAGAGATTTTACCACACCAGAAACCTATGTGGTTGACGCATTTGACAGTACCATTGCCACAGAACCTGACCAACTGGACTATCTCACAATTAGCCGAGCCAGCAAAGACCTCAACGCATGGACACGTAGCAACCGCTGGTTCCACATTGATGTGATCAATGCCACAGCTGACTACAACAACTCTGTGGCTGTGTTGGACAACAACTATCGAGCCAAACGCCCAGTTATTCAATTCCGTCCAGGTATTAGACTCTGGAACATGGGCACCAGCGGCAAAGCGCCAGTTGATATCATTGACTTTGATGAAACTGATGCCTTTAGTAATATTGAAGGATCAACCAGTTACAGCACAGATGGTTACACTTTTGTAGAAGGCACACGAGTAATCTTTGCCGCAGACACAGATGCAGACGTGCGAGACAAAATTTACATTGTGAGTTTTGTAACCCCTGACACTGTTGCTCCACTAATAGCACAACCTATTATTGTGTTGACCCTGGCTGCTGATGGTTTGATCAGTCTTGATCAAAGCACTGTCTGCTTGTATGGCAACAGCTTGCAGGGTCTAACCTTTTGGTATGATGGCACTGAGTGGACTCAAGCACAGCAAAAAACTGGTGTACAGCAAGCCCCATTGTTCAACGTGTATGACCCCCAAAGCGTAAGTTTTGGCGACGGAACCAAGTATCAGTCTACAACTTTTGCAGGCAGCAAACTATTCAGTTATGCTGTGGGCGACAGTTCTATATTGGATCCAGTACTGCAATTCCCCCTGCAATACTTGAACATCAACAACGTTGGTGACATTGTGTTTGTCAACAACTTGTACAATGACACATTCTTGTATGTGGTTGACAACGTTTCTGTAACCAGTGACATCAGCTCAGGCTCAGTGCGAGAATATACCACACGAGAAACTTATCAAAAGTTGTTGGGTTGGCAAACTGCCATCTCAGACAGCAAAGTTTACCAACAGTTTAAATTTAGTTACAGTGGCACCACACTAAAACTTGACGTGTCTGTGTTGAATCAAGTAACTTCCGCTGTGCCTGTGATCAAAGTCTATTTTGGTAGTGAGTTCCAAGATCCAGGAACATACACTTATATTACCACTAGTAACAGTACCACAATCACTTTGAATGGTACCTATGTGCTTGGCGACATCATTGAAGTGTTGGCTCTAAGCAATCAAACCAGTCAAGCGGCGTTTTATCAGGTGCCCAATAATCTTGAATCAAATCCGCTTAATGCCAACAGCCCCAATTTTACCTTGGGTACTATTCGCCAACACTATCAGAGCATTTGCGAAAACTTGCTGACCTTGAGAGGTCCGGTAAACGGCGCCAACAACACTAGGGACCTTGGTGATATCATACCTTATGGTCTTACAATTTTACAACAAAGCTCACCACTGACTCTGGCAGGTTATTTCATGCGCAGTCAAGACTACAATATATTTGCGGCGTTGCAATACAACAGCCAAGAGTATTTGAAGTTCAAAGCACAGATGTTAGACTCAGTAATCAGTCAAAACATTGGGTTCAATTCAACCGCACAGATTCTTGACACTGCAATTCAAAATATCACGTTGGGCAAGCTGGATAGTCAGCCATTCTATTGGGGTGACATGATCCCACAAGGGGTCACAACCTACAGCAACAGCTACACTGTGAGTTTTATTACTCGTCCCACATTTGACACTGTTCAAGTGTATAACTTTGAATCAGCAAATTATCTTGGCCTTTGTGTATACATCAACGATGTAATTCTGGTACGTGGAGTAGACTATGATGTTGCCACAGATGGCCCACGTCTTACTATCACCCGCACATTGAATTTGGGTGACATTGTGTTGATCAACGAGTATTCAGAAACTTATGGTGCATTTGTTCCCAACACACCTACCAAAATGGGATTGTACCCAGCCTACATTCCTGTTATCACTGATCAAGTAACCAGTACTGGAACCGAAACTGTTATTATCGGGCACGATGGCAGTGTTACCAAAGCGTTTGGCGACCTGCGTGACGAAGTGCTGTTGGAGTTTGAAAAACGAGTTTACAGCAATCTCAAGTTGGATGGAAATCCTGTACCAATAACAATTGAAGAAGTATTGCCCGGTGAGTTCCGCGAAACTGGATTTACATTTGAAGAAATCAATACTATTTTTGCTCAAGACCTATTGAGCTACTGTGGCTGGAACAAACTGGATTACAAAACACAAAACTTCTCGGCCAATAACGAGTTCACGTGGAATTACAGCACTGCTACCAACAAGCTCAATAATGAAAATTTATTGGGTGCCTGGCGCGGTATCTATCGCTATTTCTATGACACACAACAGCCAAGTCTGAGTCCTTGGGAAATGTTGGGATTGGCAGAGAAACCACTGTGGTGGGAAGGTCGCTATGGCACAGCGCCATACACATCAGACAACTTGGTTTTATGGGATGACCTAGAAGCCGGCTATGTTGCTGATCCTGTGGCCCCATTCTATCGTCCTGAGTATGCTCGTCCAGGCTTGACCAAGGTAATTCCAGTTGATGATCAAGGCAACTTGGTCAGCCCATTTGTCAGTGTGGTCAGCAACTATCAAGAAAATCAATTCCAGAAGTCGTGGGCCATTGGTGATGGCGGCCCAGTTGAAGCGTCATGGTGGAACAGCAGTGCATATCCTTTCTCAGTAATGCATGTGCTTGCAGTCACACGCCCAGCCAAGTTCTTTGCACTGTTTGCTGACCGCGATCGATACAAGTATAACGAAGATTATCAACAATATCTGTACGACAATCGTTACCGCCTGGATGCCAATGGAGTTCAAGTGTATGGCAATGGTGTCAGCAAAGCCAGTTTCATGGACTGGATTGTGGACTTTAACCGTCAGACTGGTATTAATTCTACTGATGCATTACAAGCAGACCTCAAGAGTCTTGACGTAAGACTGTGCTATCGCATGGCCAGCTTTAGTGACAAACAGTATATTAAACTTTACACTGAAAAGTCCAGTCCCAACTCTACCAATACTGCGTTGCAGATTCCTGATGAGAGTTACAATGTATTGCTGTATAAGAATCAGCCGTTTGATCGAGTAATTTACAGCTCAGTTGCAGTGCAAAAAGTTGCAGGCGGATATGCAGTATTTGGTTATGGTAACAGCCAGCCTTACTTCAACATCCTGGAAAGCAAGGCAGTGGGCAAAATGCAAACAATTACCACGTCAGGCATTACTATCAAAGTGCCAACATTTTACACTGATAACGTTGTACAAGTTCCATACGGATTTATCTTTACCAACGCAACCAGTGTAGCAGACTTTTTGTTAAGCTACGGACAATTTTTACAGCGTCAAGGACTGGCATTTACCAACATTGCCAATGGTTATGTGCTGGACTGGGGCAGAATGGTCAACGAATTCCTGTACTGGACTGCACAAGGCTGGGGCGAAGATGCTATCATTAATTTGAATCCCTTGGCAGCAGGATTGGATATCACACGACCACAAGCTATTGTGGACAGCGTCAACGCTGAAACTACTGAGAATTTAATACTGGATCAAAACTCACGCGAAATATCCAGCCGCAATCTCAATGTTGTGCGCCTGGGCAACTACTTTTCTATCCAGCCCCTGAGCACACAAAGTCTCAGCTACATTGATCTGCGCTACACCAACTATGAACACATGATTGTGTTGGACAACCAAAGTGTGTTTGGTGATTTGATTTATGATCCAATCACTGGCGCTAGACAAAGTCGTTTGAATTTGATTGCGGCCACTAGCGATGAATGGAACGGCAGTGTTGACGCTCCGGGCTTTATTTTAAATCAAGACAACGTTGAAGAGTGGACTGGCCTGCGCACTTACACCAAAGGCGAAATTGTCAAATACAAGAACGTGTACTGGTCAGCATTGACCATTGTACAACCAACAGACAAGTTTGATTTTAATGTTTGGACACAGAGTGACTTTACTCAAACTGAAATAGGTCTGTTGCCAAACTTGGCCAACAAAGCAAATCAATTGGCCAACAGCTATGATATCAATCAAGCCAACCTTGAAGGCGACAATGACTTGCTCAGTTATGGCTTGACTGGATTTAGACCACGACAGTACATGTCTGCTTTGAATCTTGATGATGTAAGCCAGCTCAATGTGTATAGACAGTTCATTGGGGACAAAGGTTCTGTATTGTCAGCTGAATTGTTTAAATCAGCTAACCTGGGCAAAGAGTCTGCTGACTACGACATTTTTGAAAACTGGGCAGTTCAACGTGCTGTGTATGGCGCCAATGCCAACCGCAGTTTCTTTGAATTGCGTTTGAATCGTGCGCTACTAAATCCAAACCCCAGTCTGATACAAGTGGTGATTCCACAACAACAAAGTTCAGCTGACCAACAAATTTTACTGAGTGCGGTGTGGAGACAAAGCTACAAACTCACAAGCCCTGATATTCTGCCCACCACCATAGAATTGCCAACCGACATTGGTTTGCCCACAGCTGGGTATGTAAATCTTGATGATGCAGATATCACAGTGTTTGACATCAACAATCCAGCCAGTCTCAATGCCAACATTGACAATATTGAAGTTGGTACCAGTATCTGGGTGGCCAAAGTCAACAGCTATGACTGGAACATCTATCGAGCACAGGCAGTGCCAGGAGTAATTCAGCACGTATGTGACAACTTGAATGGCACCAGCCGAGTAATTTTTAGTCAAAATCACGGACTTGTTGCGGGTAACAAACTGATTATCAAATTCTTTGACACTGAAATCAACGGTGTTTATCAAGTGCTGTCAGTGTCTAATCTAACCACAGTAAACATTAGCTTTAGATTCACTGGTAGTCGCACAGTGGCCAACGGATCTGGCCTGGGATATACTTTGCAAACCATGAGGGTATCACAAGCCAGTGACGTTATTAACTTGCCTTACGCAAATAACATTTTGCCAGGTGCTAAAGTCTGGGTTGATGACAACGGTCAAGGTTTGTGGGAAGTTCTTGAAAAGAACGAAGTATTTTCAGATGTCACAAGCCTAAGTCCAATACTGCTAGACGCAGGCGAACAGTATGGCTCAAGTGTGGCACAGGCACAGAATAGATTGGCTGCCTTGGTTGGTAGTCCACGTTACGGTTTTGGCAATGTGTCAGATCCCGAGCTTGCTCAAGGTGCATTGTACCTATACGTTAAAGCCTACACTGATCAATATCAACCAGTGACTCCGTTGGGAAATACTGACGCTGTATTCAAACTTGATGCTACTGGCATTCGTGGTTATGGCAATGCTGTGGACTTTGGGAATCAAGCCTGGGCTATTGCTGGAGCCAGCAACAGTACTGACCAACTCAGCATGTCAATCATTGCCGCAAGTGGCGATGGGTCAACAGTCACAATCACATTCCCTACAATGACCAGTGCACCTTTTAGCATTGGCGATTCAGTAGTGATTACTGGGGTTAATCCAGACAGTTACAACGGCACTTGGACACTGACCAACTGCACTTCTAGCCAGTTGCAATTTGCTAGTACCAACACCAACATTTACTTGTCGGGCGGCAAAATCACACAAAACAGCAACTACAGCACACAAGTTGGTACTGCCTGTGTTATCTATCGAGATCCTGCACTGGGTCAGCCTGGCGCAGTGCCTTTCGCACAGTGGCAATTGTTGACACCACCTGCTGTAACCAGTCCATTTGGAGCACCTGGCACTAGAGAATTTGGCTACAGCGTGGCCATGAGTCTTGATGAACGTTGGGCTTATGTAGGATCACCTGCCACAAACGAAGTTCATGCTTATGGACGAGTTGATTATGAAAATCAATTTGCTCGAGCACGTGGAGATGGTGTAACTAAAACCTACAACATTGCTGATCGAATTCAAATCAATGCTTCAACACAGCTCAAGATCACAATTGATGGAACTATACAAACCCTAGGAACCAACTATACTGTTGCACCATCCCTTGGCTCAGTGACATTTACAATTGCCCCGCCTGCTGACACGCTGATAGATATTCAACGAATTTTCACGCAACAGCTTGACGCACAAAACTATTATGATGTGATTCAAAGCGCAACCTCAGGTTCAGGCACTGGCGCCAAGTTTACTATTGTGCGTGTGCGTGGCCAAGTGGGCCAAACTCCTGGCGGCGAAGGCAGCGTGGGTACTACCAGTTTGGGTTCAGGATATGCAGTAAATGACACTATTGATATTGCGGCATCAACATTTGGTGGCGGCTCAAGTCCAGCAAACGACATTGTGCTTACAGTGTTGACTGTGGGCACTGGCGGTGCGTTGGGATTATTCTCAATTGCTTACACAGCCCCCACATTGACCAGCACATTCTCATTAAACGAGTATTTCTTTACAGCAACAACAATCAACAGTTTCAGCGTCACAGTTGATGATGCGTTACAAAGACCAAATCTTGACTACACATTCAACACCACAACTGACGATTTACGATTTGAAAATGTTCCGCCTGCTGGTTCTGTGATTATTGTCAACGCTCAGGGCTACTTTGAATATGTGTCCACGATTGACACTTCTGACGTACCTGGTGGATTGGTAGCAGGTGATAGATTTGGCGAAAGCATTGCTATAACCACAGACGGGCGACAGATCATGGTTGGTGCTCCTGATAGTGGTATCAATGGTGAAACTGAGTCTGGTGCAGTGTACATTTTTGATCGAAACGTACAGAAGTTTATCTACAATTCAGATAATTCCACAATTTCTGGTTATGAATTTACCTTGCTTGGTACCCCAGTTGGTCCTATCAGTGTGATAGTAAACAATGTGTTCTTGCAAAATGAATACACAACACTTCCAAGTGCTCCTAACACGTTTGAGTGGAACGGTGCAAACACAGTAACAATTAATGCAGAGCTACAAACTGGTGACATAGTTGAAATTGAAACTAATCAATTTAGATTTGTGCAACGAGTAGATCAAGAAACTGCGGCTGAGTTTTCCAACTTTGGTCAAGCTGTTGACATTTGCCCGTACAACTGTAGTCTCTATGTTGGTGAACCCAACAGCAGTGTACAAGTATTCAAGGGTGGTATTGTTGAACGCAATGTAAACCAAAGCCGTATCTATGGTACGACCACTGCTACAACTGCTAACCCAACATTAGCGGCGGCCAGCACAATTCGTGTCAATGACATGGATGTATTGGTACCCGGCAGCTGGTCTAGTGCCAGCACTTATCCAGTTAACACTGTGGTAACCAATACTGTTGGCAGTACAACAACTATCTATCTAAGTTTGCAAGCAGTTCCTGCACTGACTTTGATTACCAACACTTCGTACTGGCAAGTAATTACATCAACCACGGTACTTGCCAGCGTAAATGTGCGAGCACTTGCCGCGCAGATCAATGTGTCTGTGCCAAACGTTAGTGCCACAGTTGATGTCAACGGATACATGACTATTGCAGTCAAGAACAATGATGCGGCAGCTGAATTTAACAAAGTACAAGTTGCTCCTGGGTCAGGTTCAGGAACATCATTCAATAATCTAGGGTTTGAAACATTTGTTTGGACACAAAATATTTTAAGCCCGTACCCTGTTGATTATGCACAGTTTGGCGGCAGCGTCAGCATTGATGATTCAGCAGTGAATCTTGTGGTAGGTGCGCCCAATGGTACCTTGTATCTAGAAACTGTGTTTGACGATGGTACAACATTCTTTGATTCTGGCAGTACCATATTCTTTACAATTATTGTACAGAGTGGTGCCGCATACACGTTTGATTATTTGCCAAGTTCTAGTTTGGTAGTGACTAACCCAGGCAAATTTGTATTTGGACAACAGGTCAGCAACAGTGAAGTACAATCGTTAGACTCATTTGGTGTGGCAGTAAATTACACTGGTGGTGTGCTCATGGTGGGCGCACCCAAGAACGATGTTGGTGATTCAACTTCAGCGTTTGGTGCTGTATTTGTGTTTGAAAACCCCAATCGTTTACCTGCTTGGACAATACAAACAATAGAACAACCAGTAGTGGATGTGCGGTTGTTGAACTCGGTATTCTTGTATGATAGAATTTCCAGTGCAGTTACTGAACACCTGGATTGGCTCAACCCGTTACAAGGCAAAATACTAGGCGCCGCAAGACAAAACATTGACTATATTGGTGCTGTAGATCCTGCCAGTTACAATGTTGGTCCTCTCAACGTTAGAGGCACAACTTGGGTTGGTGGCCACCTGGGAGAAATTTGGTGGGACACTAGTTCTGTAAGATTTATTGACCCCAATCAAGACGACATTACCTATGCGGCTCGACGTTGGAGCCAAGTGTTCCCTGGCAGCGAAATTGATGTCTATCAATGGATTGTAAGTTCAGTACCACCGGCGCAATACATTGGCGAAGGCGTGATTAAAGATACGCTGAGCTACGTTGTAAATTCTCGCTTGACCAAAGATGGCACCATTGCTACCGATTACTATTTCTGGGTTCGTGGTATTACTGTGACTGCAACAGCACTGGGCAAAACATTGCCAGCATCTACTGTTGCCAACTATATTGAAAACCCAAGAGCCAGTGGAATACCTTATGTTGCACCAATCAATGCCAGCACAATTGCTATCTATAATTCGGGTGATTACATTGAAGCTCAAGATACAATTATTCACATTGAATTTGATCGTGAACTTACCAATGATAATGTACACGTTGAATATGAACTGATCCCACAAGATCGTGCTGATGGCTTCTTGAGTGGCAATCTTTACCGCAAACTGCAAGACAGTTTCTGCGGTGTTGACAGTTTTGGTAACCTTGTACCTGACCCTAATCTCAGCATAGCTGAACGTTATGGCGTACAGTTCCGTCCACGTCAATCTATGTTTGTGGATCGATTTGCGGCTCTTAAAAACTACCTGAATCGATGCAATACTGTGTTGGCACAGTATACCATTGCTGAAAGCCGCAGTTTTAATTTGCTTAACAGTGCAGAGCCAGAACCAGGATCTAGTACTGGCTTGTGGAACTTGCGTGTGGCCAACTTGGAAATCTTGGGATTCCAGAATATCTATACAGTGCCCTTGGGTTATCGATATCTTGTGGTCACTGACAGTAGCAACCGTGGTTTGTGGACAATCTACACTGTAGAAAACAGTGACCAAATCCCAGGTGAACGAGCGTTGATTCTAACACGAGTTCAGGGTTACAATACCCCAGACTACTGGAGTTACATTGATTGGTATCGCCCTGGGTACAATTCCAGCACCAAGGTCATTACGGAAGTTCCAGTATTCAGCTCATTGACCACACTGGAAGTTGCTGTTGGCAGCAGTGTCAAAGTCACAGCCAATGCTCAAGGCAAGTGGGAAATTTACCTGCGCACTGATCTTGGTTATGAACGTGTGGGCTTGCAAGATGGGACCATAGAGTTTTCTGCAGAGCTTCATGATTATGCTCTGGGACGTTTTGGTTTTGACGTTGAAGTTTTTGACGCTCAATACTATGACCAAGAGCCTGTGATTGAAACACGCAAAGTTATCCAGGCCATCAACGAAGAATTGTTTGTTGACGACCTGGCAATTCAACGCAACAAAGCCCTGGTGCTGATGTTTAACTATGTGTTGAGTGAATTCTCAGCGCCAGAATGGTTGGTCAAGACCAGTCTGATTGACGTTGATCATAGAATTCGTGATTTGGTTCCGTACCAAAACTACGTGCGTGATAACCAAGAATTTGTGTCAGACTATATTCAAGAAGTCAAGCCTTATCACGTGAGTGTGCGCGAGTTCAACTTGAAATACACTGGCTTTGATGAATTCTTTGGCGACATGAGTGACTTTGATGTGCCAGCATACTATGATGTTTCTTTAGAAGTTCCGCAGTATGTGAGCCCAATTTTGTTACCATACTATCACAGTGACAGCTTTAATGCGGCGTTTAACACCAAGAGCGACGTTCCTGCCAACAGTACAGTATGGACATCATGGCCATGGAGTCAATGGTATAACAATTATTTGTTAACACTTGACGACATTAGAATGATTGAATTTGGTGTTGGGTATACTGAAGCACCTCAAGTGGTTATCACTGGCTCGGCTACTGTGCCTGCCACGGCTGTGGCAGTGATCAACAGCGTAGGACAAGTGGTAGCAATCAACATTGTTGACGCAGGCTCTGGCTATAATGCAACGCCAACTGTGACATTTAACGGTGGTAACGGTTCAGGCGCCAAGGCCTATCCTATCATGAACTATGATGCGGTAACTGACACACCCACTGGTCTAGTGCGTAGCTTTAAAACTGTGATCAAGTATGACCGATTCCAGTATGTCAGCAGTGTGCTTACATGGAGTCCTGATGGCACCTATCAAGACGGTACCTTGGTTCGTTACGAAGATCGTGTGTGGCAAGCGTCAAGCCCAGATTCAACCGCAGTGGTTGGACCTGATTTTAATCTAGAAGACTGGACCCCAGTCAACGCTGGAACCTACAACAACGGCCTGGGACTAACTGGTGTTGATCGTACCATGGGCTTGTATGTTGCAGGGGTGAACAACCCCGGGCTTGAATTGCCTTTGTTGATTGATGGCGTTGACTATCCGGGTGTGCAAGTGTATGGTGATTACTTCCTTGGCAATCCCACATTTGTAGACGCAGAATACACAAGCGAATTTACAGACGCTACCTTGGGTGATCGATTCAGCGACATCAACGCAGACGGTGGCCAGTTTATTGGTCCTTACGAAGGACATGCACCAGAAGAACTGGTAAACGGATCAGAATACGACACCTTGGATTTCCGAGTGTACACACGCCCAGGCTCAGATTGGAGCTTTGATGGACATGGATTCCAACTGGGAAGTCGTCGATTCATCTTTACTCCTGCGTTGACCAGCACATTTAGTTGGGCTGACGTGGTTGATCGTCCTGTGGAAATTGTTGTTAGCAATCAAACACAAGGCGTTGATTTAAGAAAAAATATTGACTACAGTGTTGACTACAACGAACAAACAATCACCATCAACACTGGTGTAGCCGATGGTGAAATTATCAATATCACAGTTTACGAATTGGGTGGCGGTAGCCAACTGTTTAGAAACAACTACAACGGTGGTGATGTTGGAGACAGCGTTGTAATTCCAGTAAACAGTGTAGAAATAACTGACATTGCAGTGTTCTCAAATGGCGAGTTAACCACTGGCATTAGTTGGGAACCCTATGTTGACAGTGTGACCTGGGACATTGTTGATCCCTACAGCAAATTTGACACAGTGAAATCCACAGCGGCATTTGCCGGATCAGTGACTGGAACAACATTGACCGTTACCGCAGTGACTTCAGGAACAGTGATAGCTGGACAATTCATCACAGGTGCTTATGTAGAATCCAACACATTTGTTGTTGATCAAATTGAGCCATTGTTGTTTGGTGAAACCCTGGGCGGCATAGGACGATACAATGTAACAGTATCTCAAACTGGATTCCCAGGCAACATTGTGGGTGCTAGTTTCTATCGTGCGCTTCAAAATGTGCCAGCTGGTACCAATATTACTGAAACTTTGTATTGGTTTAAATTTGTACCAACACTACAAACTCTTGTGAATTTTGGAACAACCTATACTGGCGCTGAAGGCTTGGCCTTGGTGGCATTTAGTCTTACCACTGTGAGTGCTGGGAACTTTGCTGTTGGCAACACCTACACTATTGCGTCACTTGGCACAACAAATTTCACAGCAATTGGCGCGGCATCAAACACCGTGGGCACACAATTTACAGCTACTGGTGTTGGCACAGGCTCTGGCACAGCAACATATGATTACAGTTGGAGTACCCCGCAGGTACAATATTTTGTGGTTGATAACAACACAGTGTCAACCAAGACTTTTATCTTGACCAACAGTTTGCAAGGGTCAAACAACGCCAACATGATTGTCACAAGAAATGGCTTGCGACTACGCCCATACGAAGGAATTGAGTGGTTTGGTGACGGATCCAGTACCGAGTTTGGATTGCCGCAACGTGGTGGTTTTGGCCAAGACATTATTGATGCACCCAACGATATATTTGTTTGGGTTGATAATGTATTGCAACCACAGAGTTTTGGTGCACAATCAGGCACCTACAGTGTCAGCAATTATACTGGTTCCAACACTCCTGGTCGTCAGGTGGTGTTTAACGATCCTCCGCCAGCAGGTGTAAGAATCTTGATTTCGGTTGATACCCAAGCTGACTATACCATAATAAGCAATCAATTACAAATCATTACCTCAGTTAACGTAGGCGACAGCATTGCAGTTACCACATGGAACGATACTGCGCAACAGGCTCCGTTGACTTTGGTATTCCAAGGTCCAATTGTTACTGGTGTAACTGTTGCTGAAGGTTACGACAGCACAGTATTTGATGCGGCAGCTATTTCAGAAACGCCAGGATCATTTGACTTCTCAACAGGTACTGCGGTGGCTAACAATGACTTCTGGCTTGAACGTGCTGGGGTTGAGGCCAGCAGACTTTGGGTAACACTGGATGGTCAACGACTGTTTGAAGGTCAAGACTTTGTGGTTGCCGGTGAGTATCTTGAGCTCAGTAGCGGCGCTATTGGCACCTTACAAATTCTAGCAGTTACTGAATTTACCAGCAGCCTAGTTCCAGAAGCCATGGCATTCCGCATATTCCAAGACATGCGCGGCGTGCAAGCCACCTATAGAATCACTGCGGCCACTAGTACATTTGTGGCGCAACCTATTGGTCAAACTGACAGTGTGATCTACGTAGACGACGTAAGAAAACTCAGTGAACCAGCTCTTGACGTTGGTATTTTTGGTGTGGTTACAATCAACGGTGAACGCATCATGTACCGCACTGTAAATTATGACAACAATTCTATCACTGGACTGTTGCGTGGAACTGCTGGTACTGCGGCTGCTGATCATGACGTGGGCACAGACGTATACGATACTGGACGCGGAAACTTGTTGCCAGAGCAGTATCAAGACTATGTGGTCAAAGACAACAGCATGGGCGATGGTACAACCACTGTGTTCTACGCTCCAAGTATTGTGTTTGAAGATTTCTTGGACTCCAGCAGTGAGCGTCCTGCAATTGAAGTTTATGTGGGCGGCACCCGTCAATACGCTTATAGTGATACTAGCGCAACTTCAAAGTATCGATATTTTGTAACTGACTTTGACCCACTGGCGGTGGACTTTATTGTGGATAACAATGTAATACCTCCACTCACAGCCCCAGCAGCCGGCGAAGAAGTAACGATCTTGGTACGTCAAGGAATCAGCTGGTATCAGCCAGGACTAACCACTGCTAGCGACGGTATTGCCCTGCAAGATACAGAAACGTTCCAGGCAAGGTTCTTGCGTGGTCTATAACCTAGGTAAATAAAATATCATGTCAACTACCCCGCAAAAACAGACCGCACAACCCGCCCCACAGGCCAAACCGCGCCGACCCAACGAAACTGGGTCGATCAGCGTACAAGCTCACATGCGTATTTTTGATCCAAAAACACAGAAAACATACGTGGAGGGACGAGCATGATAGTACCCGGATTGTGCAAGATTGAGGGATTTGTAAAGATACACAACCCCAAAACTGGTGAAGTTCTAGTGGACAAAAAGAACGCAATTCACTATGAAAACATTTCAGTGGCCATGGCACAAACTCTTAGTGATCGTGGCCTGGGATACATATACGAAATGGCATTTGGCAACGGCGGTAGCTCAGTAGACCCCACTGGCGTTATCACATACTTGCCCCCAAACACCACAGGCCAAAACGCTGACCTGTACAACCAAACTTATTCTAAAGTTGTAAACGATAACTCTGCGGCAGACACTGACCCGGCCAACAACAAAATGACAGTTTTGCACACAGCCGGCAATGTTTATACAGATATCTTAGTAACTTGTTTGTTGGACTATGGCGAGCCCCCAGAACAGCAGGCATTTGACAACTCAACCAACTTCAACGGTGAGTTTGTTTTTGATGAACTTGGGCTAAAATCATGGAACGGGGCCGCAGATAATTTGCGCTTGATCACTCATGTGATTTTCCACCCCGTACAAAAGAGTTTGAACCGTCAAATTCAAATTGACTACACATTGAGAATTCAGACGTTGAGCAATATCAACGCTGTATAAATATAGAAATAGGAACAGGTAACTGACATGGCTTATGTAATTAACTTAACTGACGGCAGCACGTTTGCAACAATCGCAGACGGTACCGTCAACACTGCCAGTAGCATGATATTGGTGGGTAAAAACTACGCCGGTTACGGCGAGTTTTTAGACGAAAACTTTATTCACTTGCTAGAATGTGGATCAAACACCACAGCACCGGCAGCACCGCTGACTGGGCAACTGTGGTGGGACAAGACCAACAACTTGCTCAAAGTCTATAACGGCACAACATTTAAAACAATTTCAGCGGCAACTGCAAGTGCAACAGCACCTACTTCCAACGTTGCTGGTGACCTGTGGTACGATTCAGTTAACCAACAGTTGAAAGTCTACACTGGAGCGGCATTTATTGTAGTTGGTCCAGCATTCACAAGCTCACAAGGTACTACTGGTGCTATTCCTGAAACCATTAATGACTCTGGTTCCACCCCGCACTTTATTACCAGCTTGTATGTTAACTCAACACGAGTAGCTATTGTTAGTAAAGACGCCAGCTTTACCCCAGCGGCACCTATTAACACAACCTTTCCCACAATCTTTTGCGGTATCACACTGGCCAGTTCTGGTCTGGGTGCCACTGCTGTGTTTGCTGGTAGTGCAACCAACGCCCAGTTGCTTGACAACTTGGACAGCACTGACTTCATGCGAGCCACAGCCAACACTGCAACCACTGGTACTGTCAAGGTATTGAATGACACTGGTTTCTTTGTTGGTACAGCCAACGTATTCAACGTCAACACCACAGCCACTGATGCCAATATCAAGAGTGATATTTCAGGCGGTAACTTGCGTATTCAAGCCAACGTGGGCGGAACTACATTTACTGTGGCTCAGGCCCTGGGTGCCACTGGTGTATTTGCCGTGAGCAATGCAATGACCGTGGGCACCACAGCCAGCGTGACTGGTAACATCACTGGCGGTAACATTGTCACTGCTGGTTTGGTAACATCAACTGGTAACGTTCGTGGTGGTAACATTGTTAGTGTTGCAACAGTTTCGGGCGTTAGTATTGTGGCCAGCGGTAACGTTGACGGCGGTAACATTCAAACTTCTGGTTTGGTCAGCGCCACAGGTAACGTTACATCAGCCGCTAATATTGCTGGTACATATTTCATTGGTAACGGTTCGCAACTGACAGGCTTGAGCTTGGGTGTTAGCGTTACCAAATTCGTTAACGGTACCACTGAAGGTAACGTTGGTGCCACAAACGGTAACATCAACTTCAACGTGGGCGGTGTAGCCAACGTTGTGGTAATTGACACAAACACTGTGTATGCCAACATTGTTAGTGTGCGATCAATTGCCAAGACTGGTACCAACGCAGTTGGTAACATTGGTTCTAGTTCCAACTACTTTAACCAAGTGTTTGCCACAGCCACAACAGCCTTGTACGCTGACGTTGCAGAACGCTTTGAAGCTGATGAATTGCTTGAGCCTGGCACAGTTGTTGAACTGGGCGGTGTCAAAGAAATCACACGTTCCACAACTGATTTGAGTGAAAATGTGTTTGGCGTGATAAGTACTAGACCAGCATACACCATGAACGGTGGCGCAGGCGAAGATGACACTCACCCCAAGGTAGCTATGACTGGTCGAGTACCAGTAAAAGTCATTGGCTACATCAAGAAAGGCGACAGATTGGTGTCTGCAGGTGAAGGCCTAGCAAGATCTGCCGCACCTGGTGAAGCAACAGCTTTCAACACAATTGGCCGAGCCTTGGTTGACAAACACACCCCAGAATCAGGTACAATTGAAGCTATTGTAACAATAAAATAAGTAGGAAACAGGAATGACATACGTATCCGCAGGATTAATACAGGCCACAGACTACAATGGTTTTGTAAGTACCAATGGCGCCAACGTCAATGCTATTTGGAGTACCGGCACTAGTGATCGTGGATATGGTCAATCTGCTATTACCACGGTAAGCGCCGCAGGAACAGTGTCAGCTACACAATGGGCCAGTTTGGTAAACACATTGGCTTCAATTGGCAGTCAGCAAAACACATCAATTGTTCCTAGAACAGCACCAACTACCGGTACGCTGGTTAGTATTTTGCCCACTATCAGCACTGACATCACCAACCTAACAACGTTAAGAAACAATGCTGTGGCAGTGGGTGCTCAATTTACCGGCTGGTCAGGAACAAACTCAAAAACAGCCGCAACATCGGGCGCTACCTGGACCATTACTTTTACCAATACAATTACCTGGGCCAGTGCAGATGCCGCACGTTACTTCTTCAACGCTGGCGGATTGGTCAAACTAGATGTAAGCAAAACTGCTACTGGTGCGCTGGGCGATCCTGAATGGAACGACTTGGCCAACACGCTTTGCGGTGATATCTATATTTCTGGCGCGGCAGCCAGCCATACCATTGCTGGCACAGCATACACCGGCGTGACCAAGGTTGGTGGTGCTGGTTTACCAAACACCCTGGCAACTACTCTGGGTTGGTACAACCTTACGACAACAAACCAAATTATCTACAAGCAGTTTGCTGACACAGCCCCATACACCAACAACTTTATCCAACATTCAGCACGTACAGCTGGAACAGGTACACAGTTGATCATAACCACATTATGGTCAGCTAGTGACGGTGATGCAATTTCGGGTGGTACTGCAAGTTCGGGTGCAACACCTGGCACAGCACCAACAACCATTGCCACCTATTTCCCGCCCAGCACAACTTATCTAAGCAACAGCTGGGGCACACCCACTGTAGCGGCAACAACAACTTAATCCAAAAAGGGGCAATTGCCCCTTTACTTTTCCCTGAAATTTTGTTATAATACAGCATGGATACCAATGCCTTGATTGCTCACGCACGAGCAAGATTTAATCATGCGGCTTCAAAACGGCTGCTCAAAGAAAAGTACGAAGCTCGGATGCTGTTTGCCTATGCTGGCGGCATGTGGCGTGCTGGCCCAGAATTACTGGCCCTGCTACAAAGTGTGCCTGTTGAAGATGATATTGTGTTACTGGACTTGTATGAAAATCCTGTAAAAGTATCACCACTAGAACTACAACACCTAGCAATGCAACGTTGGCAAGAGCAAATGAATGCTTGGTTAGTAGAACATGAAGAAAATGCTAGCAAACGATGACTACTGGCGCACTGATATTTGCATTCGACAATGAACAAACCGATTATGTTGCTATGGCTGGATGGAGTGCTGAAAACATTCACCGGCACCTTGACATTCCAGTGGCCGTTGTTACCAATGCCCCAGACCAAGCACGAGCGTACTCAGGAATTGATAGAGTCATTGAAGCGGTACCTGAATCTGGGGGAACCCGTTATTTTGAGGATTATCAAAGTACTGTTACATGGCACAACGCTGGTCGTGTGGACGCCTATGCGCTTTCGCCGTGGGAACGGACCTTGGTACTAGATGCTGACTATGTTGTGGCCAGTTCACAGCTACGTCCAGTTCTAAACAGCAATCAAGAATTTTTGTGCTACAAAAATGCCATGAGTGTAAACGGTGATCTAGACGGGCTCAATGTATTTGGGCAACATCGTTTTCCCATGTGGTGGGCTACAGTAATGTATTTTCAAAAATGCAACCATGCCAAGTTTGTATTTGACAGCATGAATATGATAAGACAAAACTGGCAACACTACCGTGATATATATGGCATTGATCGCAAAACATATCGCAATGACTTTGCGCTGAGTATTGCACTGGGAATAGTAAGTGGGCACACTCTGGACGTAGATGAGATTCCTGGGTCTTTGGTCAGTGTCATGCCTGAACATAGATTAACAAAACTAGACAAGGATTTTTATCAAGTACAGTATGCTGACACCCAAGGAAAGCCACAACGTGTGGGCCTGGCAGGCATGGATTTTCATGCCATGGGCAAACGAGATTTAGGAGAGATAGTTGAGACCGATAGCAGAACAAGGCTTCTTGATAGTTGCCATTAACACACCCGAATGTAACTATGTGAATTGCGCCGATTCCTTGGCCAAGAGCATCAAGTACTATCATCCTGACGCTCAGATTTGCCTGCTTACAAATGAAGATGTGCAACCAAGCAAGATGATTGATTATGTTCGCCCGTTTCCCTATCCCTTGGTAGAGGATGCTTGGGCCAATGACTGGCAAGTGTTCCGTGCCAGTCCTTTTAGAGAAACAATCAAACTAGAAGCAGATATGCTGATCACCAGACCCGTGGATTACTGGTGGACTATCTTGCGCAACCGTGATGTTGTAGTAAGCACAGGCTGTAGAGATTGGCAAAACCGCCGTGCCAGTTCGCGTCACTATCGTCAGGTGTTTGATGCCAACAACTTGCCTGACGTTTACAACGCTATTACATACTGGAGACTGAGCAAAACTGCACAGGAATTCTTTGACACAGTGCGCATGATCTTTGAAAATTGGGCGGACTATCGTGCGCTGTTGAAGTTTCCTGAAGAAAAAGCCAGCACAGATGTTGTCTACGCTATGGCGGCCAATATTATTGGTCCTGAACGTTGCACCATGCCCTTTGCCAGCTACCCACAAATTGTACACATGAAGCGCCATGTCATTGCCGGCCAGCGAGAAAAATGGCAAGATGAATTGCTGTGGGAATACAATGATTACATCATGCGTATCAATACCATAATGCAGTGGAATCCATTTCACTATCATCACAAAGAATGGATCAATGACACAAGATGAATTTTTAAACATCTGGCTGGACGTTCCCAAGCCCCAGCCAGTGTTTTATCGACTGTATCACGACAGCACTGGTGTGCCGTTATTCTACAGCATGGAAGATAGCCCCGGTACATACATTGAAATAGATCAAGCGACCTTTGCTCGCAATCAATTCAACGTGCGAGTACGGGACAGCAAGCTGGTAGAAATCACCTGGAAGACTTCTGCTAAGTTAGTGCCCAGTGATACAGGAACACCGTGTCATCCACAGGATGTCACAATAGTTGTTGGTGAAGACAACCCACATCAAAAATGGAGCAAGAGAATATATGAAGGAAATTGACGTTGCAGACCTAGACTGCATCTATCTAAGCTATGATGAACCTAACCGAGAAGAATTTTGGGTCAAGATTAAAAACATGGTTCCCTGGGCCAAGCGTGTGGATGGCATCAAAGGATCAGACGCCGCACACAAAGCAGCCGCCAGGGCCAGTGACACTGATCGTTTTGTTCTTGTTGATGGCGATAACATCCCTAACGGAACTTTTTTTAATCAAACGCTGGTACTTTCTACGCCGGAACATGAGAATGCTGTGTTCCGCTGGCGTGCTCGTAATCATATCAACGGATTGATGTATGGCAATGGTGGCCTCAGTAGTTGGACACGAGAATTTGTGTTGAACATGAAAACACACGAAGCCAGTGACGGAAGTGTTGACACCCAAGTTGAGTTTTGCTTTGATCCCTTGTACTGGGCCATGCATGATTGCTACTCAACAACATATCCCAATGGATCCCCATTCCATGCTTGGCGTGCGGGGTTTCGTGAAGGTGTTAAGATGTGTTTGCAACGTGGACGCCGCCCCAGTATTGACGAGTTCAAAGGACAAGTACTTAGAAATTTGGACAACATGACCATATGGCACAACGTGGGCGCAGATGTTGAATACGGTGAGTGGGCCATTACCGGGGCTAGACAAGGTACCTACATGACCATGCTCACAAACTGGGATCATATACAGGTGCAGGACTTTGACGCTCTTGCTGATCTGTGGTTAACAGTAAAGGACAGTCAGCCTCGTATACTTGCCAACCAGTTGGGTCCAGAACTGGGCACACAACTAGACCTGCCCATGGCCATATTAGAAGCTGAACAATCAGCGTTTTTCAAACATCACTACAATTCACAGTGGCAAAACCGTGGGGTAATGACTCGTGAAATAGATGTAATTAGACAACAAGAAGGATGGTAATCAATGAAAAAATTAATAGCAACACTTTTGACTGTATTGGCATTGCAGGCCCATGCACAAGTAATCACACTCAAATCTCCATACAATGCACAGCATGCTGGACATTCGGCCATATACAAGATATTTGAGCATGCTAACTCTAGCCAAAAGAAATACACGTTCATGCTAGAACTCAAACCTGGAGGACAAGGTACTATTGCGTTGAAAGACATGGACAGGACTCCAGCCACAGCACTAGGGCTGATTGCCGCGCCCTATGTACAAAATACCATCGACGGTGTATTAAACGAAGCAGACTACGTGCCTGTTACCAGTTTGGGAGATGCTTGTTGGTTCATTATTAGCAACGTGGGAGATGAAAAAGAAGGGGTCAAGAGTTTGCTATCTGCTTCTCCTGACTTGGTGGGTAGTGTTGTGGGCATTGGTTCAGCAACACACTTGGCAATGATAGAAATCAGCGACAAATTAAACAGACCTTACAGATACGTTAATTTTAAAAGTGCGGCTGAGGGCAATGTGTTGTTAGCTGGAAACAATGGTGTCAACTTTGGTATTGCACCCAATGCAGAGTTTTTGAACTTAAAAAATATTAATCCAAGCATGCAACGTCTTGCCATGCATTGCGAACGTAGACATCCACAAGCACCGCATGTGGCCACCACACGTCAACAAGGTATTGATGCACCGTATGTGTTTAATACTGTGTTGGCCAGTGTAAACATGCCTGTAGAACGCCGACAAGAAATTAAAACTATACTAGATAACGCTATACTAGCAATTGGGCAAGATCAAATCTTGGCAATTAGTGACTTTAATCCGCCAGTGTTTAGGCAACTCAATGTGGAAGAATACCACAAACAGAAAATGGTTGCAATGAAACGTGCATTGACCAAACATCGTTCAAAAATTGAGGCTGCAAAATGAAAAGAGTAGTACTGGCTGTTCCTGACCCTTGGAATTATTTTAATCAATTCCCTGACTACAGCCTAGCCATTATTAATCCAGACAGTGATCCTAGCCGCAAACAATATCTATTAGATAATTTAGACTGGAGTTTGTTGGTCACGTGTGATAGCGCACAACATCGCGACGGTGGCGATTACGGCAACGAACAAATGGTAATGTACACTTCGGGCACCACTGGAGATTCAAAGTTTTTTAGTTATTCTACTACTCAAGTACAGCATGTTGTTGATAACATAATTGCCAGCTACGAATTAACAGCCAATGATCGATTTTTAAGTGTCATGCCCTTGTGGCACGGTCACGGACATATCTTAAACTATGTTGTTGCAAAAGTTGGAATGCAGGTACATCATGCTCGGCTGTCCGACTTGAAAAAACCAATAGAATTTAGCCCAACTTGGGTGTCTGCAATTCCTGACATACTTAGAGTAATGTCACGCACCCAAAAATTCCCCAACTTGCGTTTTGCTAGATCAGCTAGTGTTGCATTGCCTGATCAAGTTTTTAATGATTTAAAAACATCTTTTAACACCCCGGTGATTGAATCTTTTGGCATGACTGAAGCATGTAGTCATTGCTTTACCAATCCCTTATATGGTGAACAACGTATAGGAACCATTGGACTTCCTGACGGGATCAACGCAGACATACGCAACGGCAGCCTATGGCTGCGCGGCCCACAATGTCACACAGCAGATTGGTTTGACACTGAAGACCTGGCCGAGCAAGATTCTGCAGGATATTACAAAATACTAGGGCGTAGGTTAGACCGATTAACGTTACATGGGATCAAACTGGATCCATTAAGCATAGAAAATCAATTGTATAATCTCATACCGCAGTTGACCGAAGTTGCGGTGTTTGGAGAAAACAAAACAATGTGTGTGTATGTTGGCGATGTGGCCCCCAGTCGGGTGCGACAATCATTAAATGATATTTCTGCATATTGCAATCCTAAATTTCTCAAACAAGTTGAAAGCATACCTAAAAACACCGCAGGAAAAATATCACGTTCACTGCTAAAGGAAATTTACAATTGAAAATTCTAGTAAACGGACCCAGTGTGTCACGAGGCCCAGGGTCGTGGCCTTACTTGTTGCAAGAGCACTACACTGCTGACCTTGTTAATTTGAGTCAAGCAGGTGCTGGAAATACCTACATTCACGAAACTACTGTAGCTGAACTTGCACAACGATCTTATGACCTAGTGGCAATCATGTGGGCAGATCAACAGCGCCTGGACATCAAAGTAAAAAACATTGATTATTTTCAAGATACCATCTACACCAGTAAATTCCAAAAAACCATGAACGACTGGCCAGAGAAGATTGTGGAGCCTGTTAACGACCAAGACTATGTACAAGACAACTGGGTGTTTGGTTGCGGGTATATCAATACCAAGGATCCTTGTTTGGTAGAACTTTTTGACTCTTATTACCAGCACACTGATGTTGACTCTCGCTACTTTAGCAGTATCATCAAAATGATCAGTCTGCAGGGTGTGCTTAAAAATCTTGGAATAAAGTATGTGTTCTGTGGTGTACGTACTTTGCCATTGTTGGATCGCTACAAACATCTATATCAGTTACTGGATTGGAATTGCATAATCAACGACTTTACTCCCCATCACGTGGCCTACCGGGACAACTGCTGGGAACCTGATCAAATCCACCCTGGTCCAGCCGCACACCGAGAATTTGCCGACCACATGATTGCTCAATTTCAACAAAGACATACAGTTACATAATGATTAATATTCCGCACATTGATCTTAAGATTTGGAATCCTGAATTCAAAACAATTGAAATTGTTTCAGAGTTACAACAGCACAGCAGTGTGTCTATCAGCATTGACGGCGAAGGATCTGATTGTGAAACGCTGGGCTTGTATAAACTATTGGATGCAGTATGCAGTAACTTAGGTTACACCCCCGACGCCATAAGCATACACACTTGCAATCAATTAGAACATCATCCTTGCTATAAAATTATCAAGCATCCACCGTTGTATATTCCCAGCGGGCAACAGTTTGCAACTCAGCACACGCTACCAGGGAAGCGTTGGGACACATTGAAACATTTTGGTATGTTTATTGGGCGTAGCAGTTGGCAACGACTGTGGATGGCCAGTCACACATGGAGTAACTACAGCGATAAAACTGTTATGACGTATCACTATGACAGTAGTGTTGACTATCATCGCACACATTTAAGTTTTGATGAACTAGCACATCAAATAGGATTGCCCAAGGCAGTTGATACAGCTGGTAAGTTTATGCAACAATTACCTATCAAAAACGAAGCTGTTGACAGCTATCCTATTCTAACTCCGGCACACTTTGCCATATCCAAACTGTACCCTGATTTTTTTGTGGAAATAGTATGTGAAACTTTTTTAAGCGGTAACAGCTTCTACCCCACAGAAAAAACCTGGAGACCTTTTATATGTCGTACACCGTTTTTGACTCTGGGCCCACGTGGCTTTTTGGCAAACTTACATACGCTGGGGTTTAAAACATTCTCTCAGTGGTGGGACGAAAGCTACGATCAAGACGCAGACCTAGACAACGGACGGGTAGCTATCAACTGCATACAGCAAACACAACAACGCTTGAGCAAATTGAGCACAGTAGAACTAGAAGGTATGTATATTGACATGAAAGATACTTTAGATTATAACTATCAACACTTCATGCAGTTAAAAGAAAAGGACTTTGCAAAAATATGGCCATGAACAAAGGCGACGAAACAGTAGACAACAAGAGCCAGTTCCTAAACTCTGCTGAACAAATGGCAGAGAATCTAGGACCTGCACTGTGCTTGGCCAAGTGGAAGCAAGTAAGTCTGCACTTGCCCACAGGACTCAACAACTCATGCTACCATCCTCCCTTGCACTCAATACCCATTGATGCTATTCAACGCAATCCCAGTGCCCTACACAATACTGAACACAAGAAAGCTCAACGACAGCAAATGCTGGCAGGCAACCGCCCTGCAGAATGCTCCTACTGTTGGAACATGGAAGATCAAGGCAAACTCAGCGACAGACACTATAGATCTGGGGAGCCCTGGGCCGCAGTGGACTTTGAAAAGATTAAAAACTCCACTGGAGACGAAGATGATGTTATACCCAGTTATGTTGAGGTTAATTTCAACAACGCTTGTAACCTCAAGTGCAGTTATTGCAGTCCCCAGTTTAGCTCTAGCTGGTCAGACGAAGCTAACCGTCTTGGTGCTTTCCCTACTTCTGCACCACATAATGCTCCTGAACACTTTACAGGGGCTAGACGTGTTATTCCCGCCAGGGAACACAATCCCTATGTTGAAGCATTTTGGCAGTGGTGGCCCACACTATACCCTGAGCTTAAACACTTTAGAATGACTGGCGGGGAACCCTTGCTAGATCGAAACACCTACAGAGTATTTGACTATGTACTGGAACATCCCAAGCCTGATCTGCATCTAAACGTTACATCAAATTTTTCAGTGGACGAAAAGTCATGGCAACGGTACTTGGGCTATGTAAAACGCCTGTGCCAAGAGGGCAACCTAGAGCATTTTATGCAGTACGTGAGCCTGGATGCCTGGGGCACACAAGCCGAGTACATACGCAATGGTTTGAATTTTGATCTGCTGTGGGACAGAGTAAATCAATTCTTGACCGAGGTACCCAGCTACAATTCATTAACGTTTATTGTTACCATGAACAATCTTTCAGTGTGCAGTCTTGAAAATCTTTTTGCCGGCATTTTGGGCCTGCGACAGACCTACTCAAAGACCTATCAACGTGTGTGGTTTGATACGCCTGTGCTACGTGAGCCTGTGTGGCAAAGTTTACAAATCTTACCCGAAAGCTATGCTGAAAGACTGGAACACTTGTGGGCCTGGATGATACGCCAAAGCGAACAACCCAGCGACCCATTTCACGGGTTTAAAGATTATGAACTGGCTAGGTTGGACAGAGACATTGCTTGGATGCGAGCAGGGCAGGAAAAAGATCATGCCGTTGCCAAAGCAGACTTTTATAGATTCTTTAGTGAACACGATCGTCGACGCGGAACTGATTTTCTAGCAACTTTTCCTGAAATGCGAGCCTGGTGGGAGGAGTGTGCATATCATGCTAGGCAAACGTAAGATCATTGTGGATGAATGGGCCGAAGTATGGGACTTGCTAAAGCCCCATGCTGATGCTAGTTTTTGGCAGTGGCCCGACACACCTGATTTAGATGCAGTGTACGTTGTGGGCCGTGTGGTGCTACGTGATCGCTGGGCTGACATCACAGCCTGGGCAGACCAGCATCCAGGACAGGTTGTTTTTTCAAACCCTGCTGAAGGTTCTGAAACCATACTGCTACAGCTTCGACGACTGCGTATTACCGAGCACATAATGGATCGGCGCATGGGATTGTTAACGTCGGGCAACTTAGGCATAGATTTGCCTTACTGCCAAACTGACTGTTACTTTTCAAACATTGTTGAATACTTAGAGAATTTACGAGCACATGAAAGTGTGCCGCAGATGCGTCACAAAACACACAAGCCCTATAGCTTTCTCATGCTGAATGGTCGATTAAGACCGCACCGCAAGGCCATGATTGATGCCTTGCGTGAGCGTGATTTACTGGATCAAGCACTATGGACCAATCTAAATGCCCAGGTTGAAATGGCCTTTACCAGCCAGCTGGTGACAGCGCAGACCGAGCCCATTAGACTGTTACCGCCCGAATACGAAATTGAACGTGCTCGACCCAACATGAGCACAGCACCTGAACATGTGTTTGCCAAGCATCATTTGTTTGGCGACACCTGGGGCGATGCCATTGTGAATCCTGATGCGTACATTGACACTTACTTTAGTGTGGTAACCGAAACCATTTATGACTATCCGCACACGTTTAGAACTGAAAAGATCTGGAAGCCCATGATAATGGAGCACCCATTTGTTGTGGCAGCCAATGCTGGCTATTATCGTGACCTGCATCAGGCCGGATTTCAAACGTTCCACAAGTTAATTGACGAGAGTTTTGACAGTATAGCGGACCCACAGCAACGATTGGATCGCATAGTTGACACTGTGGCGGATATCTGCTATAATGGTGCTAGTAGTTTCATGGCAGCAGCCGCAGATGTTTGTAAATACAATTATCTACATCTTCGCGAACACAACCGCCGCGAACGACAACAGCTTCCTGAGCAATTGGCAAAATACATCAATGAATGATTTGGAATTTAGACAGCAGGTGCTAGACCCTATTAGTTCTAGTTTTTGTGCGGCCAAGTGGTACAATGCGACCATTTGGTTGGGGTCAGGCATGACAACAAGTTGTCACCATCCCCCGGCCCATTTGGTGGACAAAGATAAAGTCCGTGCCAACCCTAGGCTCCTGCACAATACTGATCAAAAGAAAGCAGATCGTGCGCAAATGCTTGCTGGAGAGCGCCCAGCAGGTTGCGAGTACTGCTGGAAAATTGAAGACATGGGACGCGATGCTGTGAGCGACCGTGTGTACAAAAGCAAAATATACTCCATCAAGGCACTAGATGACGCTAGAAATACACCCGCCAATAACGACGTTAACCTACGCACCCTGGAGATTGCTTTTGATCGTACTTGCCAGTTTGCTTGTAGCTATTGCAACCCTGCATTTAGCACAACATGGGTTAATGATATTCGACGTAACGGAGCCTATACCAACCTTGTTAGTGATGGGCGCAACCATTTCACTCACACTCATGACAGTAGTCAGAAGTACAAAATTACAGAAGCTAATCCATACATTGATTCTTTTTTTGCATGGTGGGACTCGGATCTGCATCACACACTGCAAGAGCTCAGAATCACAGGCGGAGAGCCCCTTATGTCAGCCCACACCTGGAGACTCATTGACTGGTTTAAAGAGCATAAGGGCAAGAGTACTACACGCTTGGCTATCAATAGTAACCTGGGAACTGATGTCGATATTGACCGTTTACTCTCGAGTACTCAGGGCATGCAAATAGACCTGTACACTTCAAACGAAGCACTAGGATCGCAGGCCGAATACATACGCGATGGCTTGGTTTGGGCGGACTGGGTCAACAATGTCAATCGCTTGTTAGACAGCAAACAGTTCCGTGGTATACATGTGATGTGTACCATTAATGCCTTGTGCTTGGACAGTTTAGATAGTCTATTAGATTGCATACTAAATTGGAAAACCAAATACGGACGTGAAGCCATTAGTTTCACATTGAACATCTTGCGTTTCCCCAGCTTTCAAAGCCCGCTGATACTGCCCACAGCATCGAAAACACACTATAAAACAGTGTTGGAAACTTGGTTGTTACAAAACAGTCACAGTGAATTCTTGCACGAACACGAGATCAATCATTTACAAAGATTAATTGATTACTTGGATGTGGTAAAAACTCCGCACTCAGACACATTTGAAATGCCCAAGCTACTGAATGACTTTAAACAGTTCTTCTCACAGTATGATCAACGTCGCGGCAAAGACTTTGGCACTGCGTTTCCCAATTTAAAAGACTGGTATGACTCAATACAAATACAACAGCACTGATCTAGTTCGTGCCACAGAGCTAACTGACCGTGAAGAATTCTTGTTAAAAGAATCCAAAACCTTCTGCATGTATCCTTGGATTCATTTGCATGCCTATCCCACCGGCGAAGCATATCCTTGTTGTCATGCTGAAATGAAGCCAGGCATTGTGGGCAACTGTAGAACCAACACACTAGCGGAAATATGGCAGGACCAGCCCATGCAAAAGCTACGTGCAGACATGTTGAGCGAAACTCCCCATGCCGCCTGCACACGCTGTTATGAACAAGAAGAGTCGGGCTTTTTTAGTGGCCGTAAGAGTGCAAACAAGCATCATGGACATCACATAAAGAAGCTGGCGGAAAATCCTTTTGAAATGACCTATTGGGATATTCGTTTCAGTAACCTATGCAACCTAAAGTGTCGTAGCTGTGGACATATCTTTAGCTCACAATGGTATCAGGATCAAGCCAAGCTGGCAGGGCCAGAATGGAAAGCTCGCAACACAGTTCTTAACTATGCTGGCCGTACAGAAACAGACATATGGTCGCAACTGGAGCCCCATTTAGACTATGTGGAACAGATATACTTTGCAGGTGGTGAGCCATTATTAATGGAAGAACACTACAGAATCTTGGAAGAACTTGTTAGACGCGGCCGCTTTGATGTGCGTTTAATATACAACACCAACTTCACACACACTGATTTAAAGGGCCGTAGTGTATTTGATTACTGGAAGCAGTTTCGATCAGTAGCAGTGGGTGCTAGCCTAGACGATTCAGGCACCAGAGGCGAATACATACGCAAAGGCACTGACTGGGCTCAAGTAGAACAGAACCGCAGAGACATGTTGCGTGTGTGTCCCGAAGTGGACTTCTATATCAGCCCTACCCTGAGCATCTTGAATGCTCTGCACTTGCCGGACTTTCATCGTGACTGGGTGGAAAAGGGCTTGATTCGCGCTCAGGACTTGAATGTAAATATCCTACAAGACCCTGCATACTATAGAATAGACATAGCGCCTGCCGAATACAAAGGCGTGTTGCTGGCCCGATACCGCGAACATATTGAATGGCTTCGCAATCAAGACCCCTTGCAACGAGCCACAGTGGGTTTTGAAAGCGCCATTACTTTTATGACAGCCACAGACAATACTCATTTAATAGACTCTTTCTGGCGTAAAACACATGAGCTTGATGCCATAAGAAATGAATCAATATTGGATACAATTCCAGAATTACGAGCACTAAAATGAATATACCACATGACAAATTCTGTGTACTGCCCTGGGTGAGCCTAGAAGCCTCACCCATAGGTACTGTGCGCCCTTGCTGTTTGGCCGATGATGAAATTGTGGACAATGCAGGCCGCAAGTTTGAATTGAGCACTGCTGACTTTGCAGACATACAAAACAGTGATCACATGCGTGGGTTGCGAGAAGAATTTTTGGCAGGCAACAAGCCACAAACATGTAGAAAATGCTGGAATGAAGAACGTGGTGGTCGTACTTCAAAACGCATGCACACCTTGGACAGACTCAAGCACAGTATTGCACACACTGAATGGACAGCAGATGCCAAGCCGCTAATGTTCTTGGATCTCAAGCTGGGCAACATCTGCAATTTAAAATGCCGTATCTGCGGTTCATGGTCGAGTAGCCAGTTTGCCGCAGAAGAAATTGCACAGTTGCCCCCTGAAGAAAAGAAAAAGTCACACGCTTATACTATGCTACGAGCCGGGGCTTGGCCCAGAGAGAACACTCAGTTCTGGCAGCAGATTGATTCAGTTGTAAATGACATACGCTATATAGAGTTTACTGGTGGTGAGCCGTTCATGATTGAAGAACACTTTGCAATGTTGCAGGGCATAGTGGATCGTGGTATTGCGCATCAAGTGGAAATACACTACAACACAAATGGCACACAGTATCCTGAGGCAGCAGAGGCAATATGGCGGCATTTTAAAACAGTAGAAATAGCATTCAGCTTGGACGACGTGGGTGAGCGCTTTGAATATCAACGCACAAACGCTGTGTGGGCAGATGTGTGTGCCAACCTAGATCGTTTCCGTGACTTAAAAGAAATCCACCCCAATATTGAACTGCAAGTATGCACCACAGTGAATGTGTTTAACGTGCGTTACCTTGGGGACATTGCAGCCTGGTTAGAACGCAATCGCAAAAGTTTTACGTTTGTGTACTGGAATATGATGCACGATGCTTGGTACTTCAGTATCGCTTGCTTGCCTGACAGGGTCAAACGGGCCATTACTGAATATCTCAATGGTGTTGACACCATTTACAGATCAGAATTTGATCGCATAAGAGACTTTATGAATTCAGGTGCGTCAACTGATGGGTTCATGACTAGAATGAAAATAGCAGATCTAGACCGCAAACGCAATCAGGATCTACAGGCTGTAGCGCCAGAGTTAGCTGAGCTGATTGAGTACAATAAAAATGCCTAAGTTAGTTTATGAATCTCCAGGATCGTTAAATTCACAATGGATTCAGCCCATTGTGGAACAATACTTTACGGTAGAGCCATACCGGGCTGATCAATATTATGATCGTCACACATTGCTAGTGCAAAATCAACCTGCCATAACACCTGCTGGACAACGCATTCAAGATCAGGGCGGCACAATAGTATTTGATAATTTATGGGAACAGCCTTGTTCATGGACCGGTGGGTATAGACTGGAACACGCCAATTGGTTCTGGTACAACGAAAGTCTGCACTATCAACATCTAGGTTACGATCAGTATGAACCTGTTCGCAGTTATGACTATTTGGCACTGATTCCCATGCGTAAAATACACCCACACAGAGACTGGTTGTTGCGGGCCCTTGAGCCCTGGCTAGATCAATGCGTTTGGAGTTACTTGGAACGCGGACGCAGTCTGCCCAATGATACAGACACTTCTGATCTAAAAGGACAACGTTACATGAATCCCGAGTGGTACAACCGCACTTGTTTTAGCATAGTGGCAGAAAGCACTGTGAGTGCCAGGGAAATTTTTATCACTGAAAAGACATTCAAACCCATGGCATTTCAACATCCGTTTGTGGTGTGGGCGCAGGCAGGTGTGCTGAAAAGACTACAAGATCTAGGATTTGAAACGTTTAAAAACTTATTTGATCAAGCATATGATTCTGAGCCAAATGATCGCCGGCGCTTGGCTCTGCTGGTTGATGCAGTAAATGATTTCAAGCCAATAGAGTACAGCAAAGAAACTGTGCAAAAATTACAGCACAATCACAATCATTTCTTCAGCAACACCGTTGCCCAGCGTGTGCAAAAAGAAATAGTAGAACCATTAACAGCACTGATATGAACAAGCCAGAAAATCTTTGTCTTGCTCCTTGGGTACACACATATCTAAGCCCGCAAACCGAACGGCGTATGTGCTGTGCCAGTCGTGAACCTGCACAGAACTTTGAACAGTATATAGACACAGCCGCGGGAACCGGTCGATATATACCCGTGACTCTTGAGGCGCACTGGAACTCGGAGCACATGCGAAGTGTGCGCCGTAGAATGATGAACGGGGAGACTCTCCCAGAATGCGAAGTATGCAATGATAAACTGCTTAACACATCCGTATATCGCGATTATTTTTCACAATTATTCGGAGCAAGAACTGCTGAAGTATGGGATAACACTCTCCCAGATGGATCGACTAGTATGCGCCCTGTGTCATGGGATTATAGGTTCAGCAACTTGTGTAATTTTAAGTGCAGAACCTGTGGAGACATGTTATCAAGTGCATGGGAGTCAGAACAAAAGACCTGGAATATGGTTGATGTTTCAAACAGTAAAAACAATTGGATGGTGCCCGAGATTCGCAAAGAAATATCTTTATTTCAAGACACGCAAATTGAAGCCGAATTTAATGATGCTGTGGAGCGTCATTCAGTAGAAGAGATCTACTGGGTAGGCGGGGAACCGCTGATGTATGAACAGCATTGGCGTTACATGAAAAGAATTATAGAATTAGGGGACGGGGACAAATTATATGCAAGGTACAATACTAATCTTAGTCGTGTGGATTATCGTGGTGTTAATCTTTTTCGGGATATTCTTGTTCATTGCCGTGACTGGCAAATCTGCGCCAGCCTTGACGGAACAGGAGAAATTGGAGAATACATACGCACAGGCCTGGACTATGGGATATTTTTAGAAAATTTCAAGCAAGGAGTACAATACGCAACAAACCGCAGACAAATGCGTCTTGATTTTACTCTTACCCTGCCAGGCATGTTTGAAATACACAACATGGAACAATTGGCCGAAAGCATGGGTGTAGAGTTGTTGGCCAAGGTTATATTCTCATTTACCTCGGACATTGCAATGAGTCCATTGTGTTTGCCCCGTGAGTTGTTAATGCCCTGGATTGATGAACTGTACTCCGGTGCTTGCACACAGGTCATTCGAGACCTGCTACAACAGTTGGCCACAAGACCCACATTTGCAGAACAGTGGCCTGATCAATGGCAACAAGGCCTGCGCCAAGGCAAAGCTCGTGTGTTAAAACTGGAACAAATAAGAACACAATCAGTCACAATGACTGACATTCTGGGCTCCCGTCCAGAAGTACTTAAATGGTGGATGCAAATTGCTTGATCAAATCAAAATGACCCTACGTGGGAACCACAGTGAACTGGACGTTTACATAGACGTTGCTGACAACAGTCTCAGCCGCAAATGGCTGGTTGCGCTTAACAATCTGATAGCTCAAGACTGTCATCTTGAAAAGAACTACTGCTGGATGGGCTGGACTGAAAGTGCAAGAAACGCTGAGTATCTATGCACACAGATCAATCGCAGTATACACGCAATCAATGCCAGCGACCTGGGCTACAGGATTGTAAACTGGTTCTCACCCGCCAATGTAATACAACCGGACCTTGATGTTGATCACGAGCGTATGAATCAGTTGCACAGGTATTTTGAAGACCTACAGGGCTGGAGTGGCGGTATCAGCACGTACTATCAGCAGGCCACACCCGAAACACGCTGGCACATACGGCAGTTAAACTTGCTGTGCCATGAACTAGAAAATCTTGTGCTGAGCATGCGTAAAGTTGTACAAGCACCTGAATGGCGCCGCCCCAGCCAGCTGATGTGCTGGCTCAATGCACCGCGTTTTGCGCTTGAAGAGTCTGATTACGAGTTGTTTGGTATTGATACAATCAACAGAAAGCTGGGCGGAGTCTACGTGGGTGTAAATAAAGCAGTGGGCAAGCACCACTGGGAGGTATTCAATGATGAAGGAAGAGACAGCAGGATTGCCGAATTGGTTACAACCGGACTTCGAGTCCAGACTGAAGCCGCTGGTGACTTTGATATTGAATGGGCCCGTGATCCCGGCGCTTACCATTGGCAACAGCAAAAGCTCACGGAGTTCCGAGATTGGCTCCGAGCAAATGATTTTGATCCTGAGGAAAAAGCTCTCACTATTGGCCATCCGCAGGTTGCGCAAGTGGATCTTGAGCGAAGTTTTGGCACCCAGGATTATCAAGCAATCTGGCGCCAGCTAGCTGATCACATGGATGTGTATAAAATTCAAACTGCTGATGCCAAAGCTACATATGAGTATCGCTGGAGTGATCCAGACTATGCAGATCAACAAATAAGGAAACTATCATGCACTGGTTAAGAAAAATTTGGGACAGAATCACACTAGAGATTCGCTATCGTAAAAAACTAAAAGAACTGCGCAAAAGAGATCCGTTTATCTACAAATGAAACACATACTTGGAGTCAGTGCTGGCTTTCATGATGCGGCCCTGACCTTAATCAACGATCATGGTGACATTGAGTTTGCTGGACACAGCGAACGCTACAGCAAACTCAAAAACGATGAAAATTTATCATTGGGGTTACTGCACGAAGTAACCAAATACAATATACAGCACATAGCCTACTACGAAAGACCCTGGGCCAAACAGCTACGACAACTGTACGCAGGTCAAGGGATTGAGTGGAACAAACTGACTGCAAAGCAGATACTAACCCAGCAGATTGGTCAAGAGTTTGGTGCATTTCCCAGTGACAGAATCAGCACACACAATCATCATTTATCGCATGCGGCGGCTGGATTTCAGACCAGCACATTTGATCGTGCCACTGTGGTGGTAATTGACGCTATAGGTGAATGGGACACAATATCAATCTGGGGAGCAGAATATGATTCAAAAGGTCAAGCAGTTTATAAGCGATTGTGGAAACAAACTTACCCACATTCCATCGGACTCTTTTATAGTGCAATCACTAGCCGCGTTGGCCTACGCCCACTAGACGAAGAATACATTACCATGGGCATGGCAGCCTGGGGCAAACCCGCCTGGTACGAAAGCATGAGCATGGCCGTGGTCAAAGACTTAAAGTCAGTGACCATGCACAACAACCATCACACTGGTTTCCCAGACACGTTCCTTGAAGCCGCCACCAATGAAGACATTGCTTGTGCCGCGCAAATAGTTGCTGAAGATCTAATTGGGCAGGTAATGCAACGTGCTCGTGACTTCAAGTGGAGCAGTAACCTTGTGTACATGGGCGGTGTGGCGCTGAACTGTTTGGCCAATAGAAACCTGGGCAAATGGTTTGATAGTATTTGGATTATGCCTTGTCCCGGCGATGCTGGATCAAGTCTTGGTGCCGCGGCTCTGGTGCATGGCGGACAGATCAACTGGGTCAATGCTTATCTTGGACACAATATACCTGGTAAGTATCCGGTACAAGCATTGTTAGACGAATTGGTAACCAATCGCATTGCTGGAGTGGCATCAGGTAGAGCTGAGTTTGGGCCACGTGCTCTGGGCAATAGAAGCTTGCTGGCCGACCCCAGAGGCAGTAGAATCAAGGATCAAGTAAATGGAATTAAACGCAGACAACAATTCAGACCCTTTGCGCCTGTTATTCTGGAGGAGCTGGTTGACATGTACTTTGATATGCCTAGTGGTTTCAGTAACAGTAGGTACATGCAGTCAATCGCTCGTTGCAGGCATCCTGACTTATTTCCTGCTATCATTCACGTTGACGGCACTAGTCGTGTACAAACAGTACCGCGTGATGGGTCAGGCATACGAAAACTGCTAGAAGCATGGTATGACTTGACTGGGTGCCCAATGCTGTTGAACACTAGTTTGAACATACGTGGTGAGCCCATGGTTAATGATCGTGCAGATGCTGACCGCTTTGAACAATTATACGGGGTGCGAGTGTTTTCATGAACGTAACCAGAGTATCACTGCCAACCAAGAGCCAGGTGTTGATTCTTGAAGACTTTTTCCCACAACATACTTTGCAACACTTGCACGACTTGTGCAGGGAATGGCATCCAACACTGAATACTGATTGGGTGCAACCTTATGAGTTTGCCGGGCGTCCTAGATGGAACTATCAAGGCAATCATCATGGGTGGCAAGAAGCCAAATTATTCATGAGCAGTGAACATGTGCTGAGCAGACTGCAAGGCGAAATACAAAGCGACCGCTTGGCTTTTGACAGTGCAGTGATGTGGATGGATCAAGCGGGCTTTGGTACCTTAGGCCCGCATCAAGAAAACAGCGGCACGTATCTTGCACAGATTTACCTAGCTGAAACAGAGCATCCTTACACAGGCACAACCATACACAACAGCAACAAACAGATCTTGTTTCAGTTGCCCTATCGTGACAACATGGGCTGGTTCTTTGACACTGGACGTACAGTAATGCATGGTAGAGAACACGATGTTCCCGAAGGTATCAACAGATTTACCTTGATGGCTTGGTTCAAGCCGTTAGTTGAGGGTTAAAGATAAGACTCTAGTCCGCCACGACGTCGGATATCTTGTGTACAGCAACTAATACCACCATCCCAGAAATAGCTGTGACGCAGTTCTGAAATAATGGGATTGATACGATGTTTTTTACAGTAGTCAAACACTTCTTTGTTGTAGGCTGAGAAGATAACATTTTCTTCGTCTAGAACCAAGCAGTTCACATCAAACACAGTTTCAGCAACAAAGCCAGTCCACTTGGTTAGATAAGTGTCCACAAACTGTGTGAACTCAGGAGTGGGTGTTTGTCCTTGCACATACCAAGCACCGGGTGATTGTTCATACTTGAACTTGCCCACTTCCATTGCGGCCCAGATTGAGCTATCCCAAATCTTGCACACATCCCAGCCCGGGAAGTCACGGGCTAGATCCAAGTTAACATCGTGCTTTGAACTCAGCAACACTCCGGGCTTGAGAATAGCAAACACAGCGTCGCCATGGCCATCAGTGATAGCTTCATGGATCCGATATTCAGGACCTAGCACATTGTCCACAATCCAACGAGTCTGTTCAGGCTTTAGGAAGTCTGAGTTATCAAAGAATACATCACGGCCAACACGAACAATACAGCTGGCACTTGCACCGTTGAGTATGCAATTTTCATCCCAGCCTGTGGGGCCGTGTGGGTTGATGACTGATCCCGGTTGCGCAGTTTCGTATTCATTGCATATACCATCCAGTTCTTGCATGGCCAACACACGCAACAGTTTGTCACCAAGCGTGATTTGCCAGTCTCTGGGAGTAAGTGGTGGAAGTGCTACCCCACTTCCACTAACTTGATTTTCTTGAAACCAGTCTTTATTGGGTAGGTCTGGTCGTCGAACTCGAGCACCCGACTTTTCTATTGTTTTCTGCAAGTTGGTAAGGTCTTCCGCAGTCTCAGCAAGGATTTGCTGAAGTTGGTTGCGCACTTGTGCGTTTTCTATGAAGTCAAAGTAATCAGGTGTGTACGCACGGCCTACAATGACTTCTTCAAGTGGCTGCCAACTGGTGTAAGAGTTAATAGGATTCATTTAGTTGCTCGAGTAGAATATTTAAGCGTTGTGTCTTGTGTTGTAAAAATAACTGCTGGTTGTGTTCTATGTCTGCTCTAGAAACTTCAAAGCGATCCTTTAACCGGTATTGTGATTGTTCAATGGCACCGCACAATTTTTTCCAGCGTTCGGTGTGATCGGGAATACGATCATATGAGTTATCAAGTATAGTATCAAACACCCGATAGCCCATATCCCGTAGCAGTTGCAAGCTACCCGCAGGACCAGCAATAAAGAATAACTGCCCATGCTTGATGGGCTTGAACGTTTTTTCTGTTAGGAATATACCTGCACAACCATCTGCATCAAAGTGTGTTTCCATCACAATGTTACAGTATGCATTGGCAAAGTACTTGGGCTCTTGTATGCTGTGGTTGTTGCGTTGCTCCATACTGAGCTCATCGCTGATATACGGTGCCCCTGCAAGAAACTGATCAGTATCCGCACGTAAGTTTTTGAATGCATCTATTTGTATGGGATTGTCTGCATCTACTATACTGCCAGTTTCGCAATAACTCCAGTAGGAGTTTGATAGTAGTCCTTGACGATGCATGTCTGCCATTGCAGTAGCACGCCAGCTCTTGTGCAATCGGTTCAGCACCGTGAAGTCACGCTCACGTGGCTCAGCATGTATCTTCATTGCAGGCACGTGCTCGTTGCGTTGCCAGTACCATAACTCAAAGTCATTGAAATAAACAAAATCAGGAATATCACGTGCGGCTGTATTGGCACCGACAAACACATAACATCTCTTGGGCAATTGATGTTGTTCAGCTAGAGCATCCAGTCTTTGTTTTATACGTTTAGGATTGTCTCCTTCGTGGTAATAAAACAATATGCGAATATGACTATGCCATAACTCAGTAAACACACGCTCAGGCAACAGATCAAAATAGTCTATGCCAAAATCAAAGAATCCCAGACCTATTGGATAAAACGCATCAGCTGGCCAAGCACTTGACAAGTCCACAATGTTTAGTTTAACGTTGTGGTGATCGCAATATTCTTGCAATCGCAAAGGAATGGTGTAAGGCCAGTGTGAGCCAAACTCACGCCAGCTGTGTGTATATGGTCTGCCTTCGTGTTGAGCAAACGCAGGGTATATTTTACCCTTGACTATTCGGTCCGCTATCAGTGTCAATGCCATTCAACATCTCCTTTAGTTCGTCCCACAAAACAGCTTCAAACCCGCCACCATAAAAGTGATTCCAGTTGTGCTCTATAACTTCTTGTGCGGCTTCAAACAAGTCTTGTTTGCCTTCTGGGGGCAACTCGTCCAAGCTACGCAACAAACTGGCAATGCGCTCAATCCGAACATCATCTTTAGCGTTATCATAGCTTTCGTCCCAGATGCCTTCAAACGTGCGGAATCCATAACTGCGCAAGTACGCAAGACTGCCTTGAGTGCCCACAATCACAAACGGCATGCCCAGGGCAATTGGCTTGAAAGTCTTTTCAGTGATGTGATGTCTACGTCCTGTGGCCACAGTTTCTGTCACAAGATACAATAGACTTTCAGCCGACTGATCAAACAAACTTAACCAGCATGAATGCATGGGATGATCTGTTTCGTCCTTGAAGTTCATGGGCAATGGTGCATTGGCAAACACAGTTTCAATATCAGGATATTTTGCAACCAAGGGCCGGACTGCATCCAGAATGCTGATGTTTTCTGCCGGACAAGTTTCTGGACAACTAATATGATTGTCTAGCATGCCGTTACGGAATATGTGATACAACACTTCTAGTCTGTGCTGGCGTTCACCTGCAATGATACGATTGGGTGCAATGAACGTTTTGGTTATGATTCTTTTGTGCCATGGCTGGATCAAAAACGTTTTGTCGTAGCCACGATACCAATCCAATGCGGCCCAGCCATGAAAGAAATAGTACATTGGTTTCCACCGATATTGGGCACAAAGCGTGTCTACATTGTCACTGTCACGTTCGCTGGTCAGTAAGTATCCGCCCGGATCAGTTTGTGGGTTAGTTGGGCCATTTTTGTGAGTGATATCTTTGTTCCTACGTTGCACTTCATCAAAAGTGGGCATGTGTATGTTCAAATGAATAGGCTCTTGGTCAAAAAAGAATATATAATTGTGTTCGTGTACATCATCTCTACCATAATTAACAACACTGTCAGGGTCACTACGACCAAAAGGGTCACACACAAACGCTCTAACTCCAGGACGATTATCTCGGATCCAAGGCCAAAAAGTGTTGTTGTAAATTTCATCTATTCTAAGCATGTTTGACGTTTTCTATTCAGGGAAGAAGCCTAATTGTTTTGCGCATGAGCGTGAAGCAAAAAGCCTTGAGCATGCACAACAGTTGAGTCGCACTAGATACTTCTGGTGGATCTCATACTTATGTGATTATAGCACATTCAACTGGGATTTTCAACCACCACCTTGGCAAGCAGAGTACACACACGCATGGCCCAGTAACTTCTATGATTTTTCTGGCACGTATCTTGTGCCTCGGTCAGGTGCCATTGACTATCACTTCCATACCAAAACAATACCCAATCAAGACAGACCCATGGAGTTTACGGACCTGGTACAGTCCTGTGTGTTTGACACAGCATGGTCGCCACACCCCATGGATCCGCCTTATATCTATGTGTTTGGTAATCAGTGGTATCCTGCAGAAAAAATGCCCACTGTGGAATATCATGTGCCGGGTGCAACACAACGCAAGTACATGAGTCAGCCCAAGGCTAAACTACTGGAACGGCATGACAATCACTGGCATACTCGAATAGACTGTGAGTGGGATTACTCCTGGCGCCCTGATCCTGGTGACCCGCCCTTGATCTATGTGTTTGGCAATCAGTGGTGGCCAGCTGAAAAGATGCCTACTGTGGAGTACACCGTACCGGGTGCAACTGATCGCAAGTACATGAGCTGGCCACGTGCGCAGTTGTTGCCCGATCACACAAACTGGACCATCCCTGATAACATTGCCTGGACTGATGTAGATACTTCATGGGCACCAGATCCTGGTGATCCACCTTACCGCTATCAATTTGCCACTCAGCATCAAAAAACAGGCGGGCCAGTGTACACAGTACCGGGTGCAACAGAAACAAAATATCTAGCTGAACTAAAGATACGCACAGTGGGCAAAACCACAGCAGTTGTTGAAATAGATCACTTGGATGGTGCCGCAGGTGCTATTCCCAACACCGCCAAGCGAGTGCGGTACTTTGACAACTATCGCGACACCCTGGTACGTATTGCAAAGAGCTTGGCCAATGAACATGAATATATCTGGGTGTGCAGTAGCATTTGTGACTACACAGACTTTGACTTCTCCTGGCACCCTGAACAATGGCAAGCCACAATGCTTCATGTGTTTGCTAGCGACGGCGAGAAGTTTGGGGACACATTCTTCATGCACGTTCCCACCTTTGCTGAGTACGGAGACCGCAAAGCCTTGCTGGAATGGTATGATGTGAACTTTGTCACAACCAGCGTACCACGTAGACCCATGCCAGTAATTGTGCATGATTACGATAGCCAAGCCGAAGCAGTTCAAACATTACCATTTGATGGTCCGCTAGCATTGTATACCACAACAGATTTTGTGTCGGGCAACTTGGCCACAGTCCCGTTATGGCGAACAGAAACCAAAACTATTGTGCCACTCAGTGCAGGTGCAACATCAGTAATTGTGCCCAAAACAGCAGTAGGTGATATCCGTACACAGTTGTATGATTACCCTTTCATAGACCGAACACATCGTATATTAAAGGAACAGCCCTTGGACATTGTGTTTATATCCAATGGTGAACCCAATGCCAAGTCTAATTATTTGCAGATGACAATGTATCTGGCCAACGAGTCAAGGTACACAAACCGCGTTCATGTGGTAGAAGGAGTAAATGGACGGGTGGCAGCATATCATGCTGCCGCTAGAGCCAGCACTACGCCTTGGTTCTTTGCTGTGTTTGCCAAGCTAGAAGTGACTCAAATGTTTGATTGGACCTGGCAACCTGATCGTATGCAACAAGCCAAGCACTATATCTTTCATGCTGGTAATCCTGTGAATGGATTAGTGTACGGTCACCAGGCCATGATTGCGTACAATAAAAAACTGGCATTAGAGAACACAGGTGTTGGGTTAGATTTTACACTGGATCAAGCACACGAAGTTGTGCCTATTCTTAGTGGCACGGCCAACTATGCTGAAACACCTTGGATGGCTTGGCGTACAGCTTTCCGTGAAGCACTCAAACTACGTGCAAGTTTGCCCGACGTGGAAAATGAATATAGACTAAAGGTCTGGTTAAAAGAAGATTCTGGCACCATTGCCCATGGACACTGGAGTCATAAAGGTGCACAGGATGCGGTGGAGTTTTATGAAGAAGTCAACGGTGATCCCACTGAACTCCGCAAGAGCTACGAGTGGGCGTGGCTAGCAAGCTATGCGTTCTTCAAACGCAGTCTAGCACCTGATCAATGATGTATTCTACTTCTAGGTCAGTAAGCTCAGGATATATGGGCAAGCTCAAACAGCGACGGCTTAGAGCATAACTGGCCGCCAACATGTCTGGACCTTGATAATGCTGGAATGCCGGTAGTTCTTGCACGGGCTCTGCATAGTGTATTTTGGTTTCAATCTTGCGCAAGTTAAGATTTTGTTGCAGAATATCCCGGTTGTTGACTTCAATCACAAACTTGTGATAGCAATGCTTATCAACATTGTTGTCATCAATTAACGTTCTAATTGCAGTGTTTTTCAAACGTTCAATCCAGTGACGAGCAACGGTTCCACGACGATGTTGCCAAGCATCTAGGTGTCGTGTTTTGACTATCATTTGCGCACAGTCAACTTCGCTCATGCGACTATTTGTACCAATATCAGAATGCCGTGTATGTTTGCCGTTGGCCACAAAGTCACGTGCAAATTCGTTGAGTTCAAATCGATCAGTCACCACTGCACCGCCATTGCCGTAGTTGGCAAAATTCTTTGTGGGATCAAAACTGATTGCGGCAGCCACACTGTGTCGACGACATCGATCTGCTAGCCAGTGTTGTGCGGCATCTTCGATTACTATATCACCATGATTTTTCCACTGTCGATCCACACTGTGTCCATACAAACCTACCAAACATACTGCTTGGTAACTTACGTCTTTTGACAGTTTTTTGTAGTCCATCTGACCATTATGGTCAGTGTCCAAGATGTGAATATTCCAGCCAGCTCGAATCCAAGCATTGGCAGTGGCCGGATAGGTCAGCGCAGGTATGATCACAGTGGGTGGTGTGATGCCAATTTTACTTCTAAAATATTCGGCAATGATTTCCAAGGCCTGTGTGCCAGAGTGACACAGTGTAGCATGCTTTACACCGTTCTTACGAGACAACCAATGAGCAAACTCTGCGGTGTAGTTGCCATCCATAAGCCGGCCGCTACGCAAAACCTCATCAGTTACTTCTAAGATTTCACTTCTTAGATTGTTGTACTGTTTTTTTAGACCAGTAAATGGAATTGTAAGACCGGTAGTCATCCATTCTTTGCCCAGGCAACATACCCACCATTGGTATCACTCCATGGACAGTATTGTTCCCACAGTGCTTTACATGTGTCGGGATTGTCTTTCATGAGTTTATCCAGTGTGGGTCTAGTTAGATATCCAGCATGACTCCAGTCATGATTTTTTATTGCAGTTTCTAAATCAGTCATTTTGTTTATCTTTTAAAGAGTTTTTTTCCAATAAGATGACTCACTTAACCACTTGAAGTAATTCTGAAATCCCTCTTCTACATCTACTTTAGGGTCATACCCTAAGATAGTTCTTGCACGATCAATATTTAATGCACCACGGCTGGGAAAGTCTGCATCTTTGTCTCGAACTTCAATGGTGCCGTTGCCCACAATTTTAACAATCATTTCGGCAGCTTCTAATAGGCTTACTGAATGACTCTTGGTAATGTTGTAAGTGCTGTTCCTAGACATGATACGAGTTGCGGCAGCTACAATCCCATCCGCGGCATCGTCCACATAGGTAAAGTCTAAGGTTTCGCCTGCGCCGTTTACCTTGAGAGTTTCTCCGCGCATAGCGGCGAGCATAAATTTTGCAACAACTCGGTCCTCAACGTCAAGCGGTCCATAAACAGCACTGGGACGTAAAATAGCATAATCAAAAGCGCCACGACGATGATAATCTTTAACAATATCTTCTCCACATAATTTCATAATACCGTACTGCCCAATGGGATGACAGTCATCATCTTCTAGTACTTGATCTTCAAAGTCACCGTACACCATTGAGCTTGAAATGTAAACCACACGCTCTACTCGGTGTTTTTTGGCACTCTCGCAAACATTGATCAAGCCTTCCATCATGACTCTAGCACCGTTAGCAGGGTTTGCATTAACAACCTTTTGTCTAGGAAAGCTAGCCATGTGAATGATAACTTCGGGCAGTGTTTTCTCCACAGCCTTGTCCATGGCTTCTGCGTCTGCAATGTTTTCCATGAACACCAAGGTGTCTGGAGCCAGCTTCTTTTGACGCTCAGTCATCAAGTAGTGCAATTCCTCTTCGGGAATGATACCGTAGTTGGTGCAGTTGTCAACAATGCTGACATCGTGTCTCATGCCTTGCAATTTATTTACTACATTGTGTCCAATGAGGCCCATGCCTCCAGTTACTAAAATTTTCATATGTATTGCTTTTCTTTCAAAAATGGTAGAATAACTTGATCTGTAAATAATTTGTGTTGCTCAGAACTGGGATGACGATCTCCGTTGATAGGAAACTCTAGTCCCGAACTATCACGGCACCATTCGTACTCTCCATCCACTGGCAGAAATTGATCAAAATCAATCTGCTCATACAAATATTTTATGTCAGGGTATATACGCTGTTGGAACACGTTGTTAGTATACGTAGTCATGAAGTATTTGATATTATGGAGTTTTAAAAACCATTGAGTTCTAAGTATATGCTCGTTGCTGTATATATATTGTCCTATCATGTCATGATAATGCTGGTAATAATTTTGTGACAACTCAGTTTGCCAATTGTGACTCATTATAGTCCAACTACCATTGCTTTCGGGAACAAATTTAGTAGGATTTTCCATGTAGCCGTCTTCTTTAACCAACGGCGGAGTTTTTTGAAAGTATACGTCGTGCCTATCTGGCCCTGACCACATAATACCAACTAAAAGGTCGTTAGAATTGTATTCTTTAAGTGACTGAATAACCTGATAAATTACACGTCTACTGATCAAACCGTTGCCTTGACTGCCCATTCCGGTACTCTCATGAGTATATTCAGTCAATGATCTTGCAAGATGTTTTGGCCACGTGTCAATCCAGGGAGATAAACATTCGCTAAAACTACACCCACCGGTGATCAGTTGCTTCATTTAATGTTTCCCCATTTAAGTGTCCAAAAAGTTTCGTTTTGTTCGCTGAGTCTTGCTATGATACGATACAGATGTCCGTATGTGGTGGGGTCTGCATGTCTAGTCCAATAAGGCGGGTCTTCAGCATGTTCCATTACAAACTTGCCAGAGTCACTATTTTGCCAGTCCCAAATTGGACTTGCCACACACAAGTCTGGGTCCTCCACATCGCCCATGCGAATTTCATGCACACATACATCACGAAACCGCACTGGCTTCTCGTCAATGATCTTTGTCATTTCAGGTTGCCAGTGCCGGTATTCAGCTAGTTCGTTGTGCGTTATTGCCATAACACATTATAGCAGATTAAGCTACTAGAGTCGAGGTCATTGGAAAAATTGCTGTAATGGCCTGAGCACAAGCACGAGCAATATCCATGTGTTCCTTTTGGGTGCCATTGCTGGCACGAAGTTCAATGTAGTGAATCCAGCTACGCAGGGTACCGTTCATGTACATGCGGCTTACAGTAAGTCCTTCAGGTAACACAGCACGAGCTTGTTCTTTGGCAATACCATTGTCAATAGCCCACTTGTACTCTTTCTTCACAGCATACAACACACGCTTCTGAGCACGTTCCCATTCATAAGCAAGAAGCTTTTGTGCCTCATCTGTCATGTCCAAGTCTACGCTATTCTGTCTATTCTGGGTGTCTTGGAATCGTGCCTCACGTAGCACAAACGCCTCATCGAGTTCAGCTGTAGGATCAGCATATCGCTGGGAGAACTCTTGAAAGCTGAAACTTCTGTGACGTAGAATCTGTCGGGCAATGTCACGGGTGGTGACAATTTCCATGCAGGCGGAGACCATTTCAAGTGGGCTCCAGTGCTGATGTTTGATAAGGTATCGTATGAGTCGTTCGCTTGTTTCTGTGTTGAATTGATTGGCTGGGTTGGACACACGGGCACAATACGCAATAAGTTCCTGAGCGTCATCAACACCTTGGGATCTAAATGATTCTGTTGGTTGACTGTAGGAAAGTAGCTTAACATTCATTTTAATTTGGTAAGGATTTTATCAGTTTCGGGTTGAACAATTTCGGCAACTGCCGCGGCATCAACAATAAAGTTAACGGTATGAAGGTCAGCTTCAATTTCACTGAGTGTGCGGCCAACAATGATCTCTAGTTCTTCACTATCGAGTCCTTGACGCCGCAATGTCTGCAGATTGATGGTTTTTTGTCTGCCACCTCTCTGCCTGATCACTACTTTTTTAATACATTCAAGTGGAATTTCTGTTTTGGTAACCTCGTCAATGAGGTGTTCCCACTTGGCCAGAAATTCGTCACTGAACGGCATGTGCGGTTACCTTAGCAGGTCGACCACGTTTCTTTGCTGGCGCAGCCGCTGGCACTTGCACGTTGTTGTTTATTACCACTCCAGGAAACATACGTTCAGCTTCTTTCTTCATTCTAGCAGCTTCGTTAATCAAGCCCTGTGCGTCAGCTTCCATCCGCTTGGCTTGCGTGAGCATATTTGATGCAAGTGATTTGTCATCCAGTGCGTTGGAGGCATCGGCTTGCATGACTGGCATGCCGGCACGTTGTTGAGCAGCTTCTTGTTCCAAGCGTTGACGTTTGAAATCTTGCTCGGCCTGACGTTTTTGTGCAGGATCAACTAGGCCAGAGTTTGAATCTAAATCGGCCATGCGCTTGGCAGCGTCTTGACCTGATTCCATTTCTTTGACCAGTCGATTGAGTTCGTCTAGTTTGACTGAACTGGTTGTAGTAGGCGTAACAATAACTTGATTGGTTGGAATCTTTTTAAGCATGCCTTCTTTATGCAATGCTTCAAGGATTGCACGACCATCAGGCAGCAAGCTACGATGTAATGCATTGGCCAATGAAGTTTCTTGTTGCCCTGTTGGACTTTCTAACACTCTCATTACAGTATCATGAATGTGTGTGGGTAACACATCTGGATAAATTACAAGGCACATGTGATCCTCGCCAGGTATCTCTCTAAATATAATTGCGACCTTGCGATCGCCGTGACGTCCTACGTGTTTAAGCATGTTGATCTCCTTGTGCTTGTTGTGCTTGTAGTTGAGCTTGGCTGTGGTCAAGAAACTTAGACAATTTGTCATAGAGTCCGCCAACAGTGCTCATTTCGGCTGCTTTGAATGCACCACGATTGCAAGCCGCCTCGAGAAGCGACTTCATTGAAGCCATATCGGCTAGGGTAAGTTGTACATTTTCCATACAGATATTTAATATATAAACATCTGACGGAAATGTTTTTATGGGGTATTTTGGAAGAATTCGTTGGCCTTTTGGACAGCCTCTTCAATGGAGACAGCAGGCACTACAACAAAAGCCTGGTTGCCCACTATCTCCATATCGTAGGGTACAGTACCCATGAATCGAAAGTCTTCTGGCACTTCCACCTGCACCTCAAAGTCCTGCATGCGGCGTGCTCGATCAATTACTTCTTGGTAATCGCTCACAGAATTTTGCGCTCGTGGATCAGTGTTTCAAAGGTATCCCAGACCTTCTGGAACTTGCGTTCGTAGTAGTCAATCAAGACCTTAGTGTCTTCAATGCTGGCGCCCTGATCAATGTACATTTGCAAATCATTGGTGATCTTCCAGCACTCCATAATTTCTTGCTCAAAATCAAATCTATTGCTCATTTAAACTCCTTTAGTTCTTTGGGTTTTACAAAAATAAAATTATGCACTCGGCCATCCAGTCGGATAGGCAAG